AAGGTGTACATTTCGATCTAGATGAGTCGGACCTGTTGGCTGTGTGGGTAGATACATGTCCAGTTTTTGGGATTAAGCTGCAATTCAATAGGAACAGGGCGGATGACTCTATTTCTGTAGATCGTAGAGACAACACAAAAGGTTATATCCGCGGAAACGTGATGGTCATGTCGTGGAAGGCAAATAGGTTGAAAAGTGACGCGACAATCGAAGACCTTGATAGGTTGGTTCGGTTTATGCGAAGCGAGGAGGTTGACCCACTGTCATGAGCATTCAACCGCCGGTGCCACGAGTGCGACCATGCGCAGCGAGCCACGGCGCAGAACTGGCATCCGGTTCAAGTGGCAACAGCGAACATAGGAGGCTGCACATGAAGATGTATTGGATCGATTTAGAAACTTCAGGGCTCGTGCCCGAGAGCAACGATCTGCTCGAGATAGCCATCGCCGAGGCCGACCTCGAGCGTCCGTTCGACATCGGCCCCATTCGCAACTCTGTGTTTCGGTTCGTCGACACCTCTCGGCTTAGCACCGACTTCGCGCGACGGTCCCACCGGGAGAGCGGACTGCTCGACGAGTGCGCTCGGTCCACGACGACCGTGGCCGAGATCGAAGAGCATCTGCTGACGATCGTGCCCGAGCCAGAGGTCGCAAGCGGCGAGGACAAGCCGACACTTGCCGGGTCGACCGTGCACTTTGACCACGGGTTCTTGCGTGTCCACATGCCCCGGCTCGCTGCGCGGCTCTCGTACCGCCACTACGATGTCTCGGCGGTGAAGCTTTTCTGCCGGTCGCTCGGGATGACGAAGGTCATGAAGGCGGAAGCGCACCGGGCTCGCGCCGACATCCTGGAGTCCATCGAGCACGCGAAGCTGTGCGCGGAGTGGCTGCGAACGAAGCAGCCGTGGGAGCGGCAACCGTGGGAATCGAAAGGAGATCGGTGATGGCGAGCTCTCCGTGCAAGGCGTGCGACGGCCACGGCTTCGTCATGGTCAACGCGCACGGGCCCCAGGAACTGAAGTGCGAGGACTGCGGCGGCACCGGCGAGATTGAAGTCGAACCGGACGCTCACTGCATAACCACGGAGGACGGTGGCTGCGTCTCTCAGGATCCACGCTGCATGCACCAACCGAAGGATCGAGGATGAGCGCGAGATCGCTGTCCGCCGGCGAGCGCACCAAACTCGCTGAGATTCTAGGCGTCACCAACCCTCTTCCGATGGAAGCGATCCGAGAGGTGGGCGTCATGGCGGCATTTCTGGGTCCGGAGGAGCAGTGGAGCGACCTCGATCCGAACGCCCAGGTCGGGCTGCTGGTGGAGTGGTTTGTCTCGCGTGCAGCGGCCACGTACGGCCCGAGCGCAGCCATCGAACAGTTGACTAAGGAGATCGATTTTCTCCGGAAGGGAGTGATGTAAAAATGCCCAGCTTCAACATCAAGGTCTCGAACAACGACGAGGGAGAAAACCTCGGCGTGTACGAGTCCGATTACCTGCCGCGCGTCGGCGATCCGTTCGTGCTCTGGCATCCGCGCGTTTGCCAGAGGAAGGACGAACCGTTCTGCGCCATCGTGTCCGGAGTGACGCACGAGACAGTCAGCAAGGAACATCCGTACGGAAAGACCAATCCGGTCAACGCCAACGTGGTCGAGACGGTCGTGTGGTTGATGGAAGAGTATGCGGCCCCGGTCCTCTTCTGCGACTGCACCGAGGAGGAGCGGGTGAAGTACGAAGTGATCGACGGCACGTGCGAGAACTGCAATCACCCGAGGCACTCGTCGTGACGACGACACCCGTCGCGTCGTGTCGGGCGTGCATCGTTGCGAACGACAAGGCCCCGCAGAAGAACGACGAGGTGTACGTCTTCTGCCTGGCGGAGTGCTTGACCCGGTCACTCAAGGACGTGCTGGAGAATCTCTGCATGCTCCACCGCGTCAAGCTCGGGGTTATGAAGGTGGTTGCCGAGCGCAGCAAAGGGAATCCCCAATGACCACGACCGCTACTCACCTCCCGGTCTTCCGCAACGAGCATCTTAGCGTTTCACGTCTCCGCCGTTACGAGGAGTGTCCGCTCGCGTTCTACTACCAGTACGTCGACAAGCCGGAGCCGGCGCTCGACGCCGCCCGCGGCGAGCCCGCCGAGTTCGGAACGGTGCTGCACGACGCGCTGGAGCGCACCTACCAGTGGATCATGGACGAGGAGCACGAGGGGGTCTTCCCCGAGGCGGAGCTCCTCGAGTTCTTCCGGCTCGCGTGGATCGACAGCGGCCTTGTTGGAGTGGGTCTCTACCAGGAGGGGCGGGAAATCCTTCGTCGGTACGCGACCGACGTGGGGCGAGTCGACCACATGCGGACGCTCTCCGTCGAACGGGAGTTCAACCTGCTCGTGGGTCCGCCCGCGCATGGGTTCAAGGGGTGCCGACTGATCGACGCAAGCGAGAAGGCGCGGTGGGCTGAGGACGCCGACCACTTCGTTATCAACGGGTTCATGGATCGGGTCGACAAGCCCGAGCCGGGCATCGTCGAGATCATCGACTACAAGAGCGGGCGCTTACTTTTCTCCAAGGAGGAGCTCGCGGACGACCTCCAGATGTCCGTCTACGCGCTCGTCGCGCAGTGCCTCTACCCGTGGGCGACCGAGATCCGGATGTCCTTTCACATGCTCCGGCATGGGCTCCGGCAGATGACGGTGCGTACGGCCGAGGACTTGGAGAGCGCTCGCCAGTACGTGCTCGCGCTCGGGACCCGCACCGAGAAGGGACCCTACAAGCCGAAGCTCAACACGCACTGCGGGACCTGTGACCATCGCGCACGCTGCGAGGTCTACAAGCTCGCCGTCGAGCGGAAGCTCGAGGTGGTGGCGGTGAGCGCAAACGACCTCGAGACCCTCGCGATGGAGCGCGAGCGTGTCGCCAAGATCGCCAAGGCGGCCTACGCCCGGAAGGAGCACCTGGACGGCATCCTGAAGAACGCCATCGGCGAGAAGGAGAGTCTCGAGCTCGGGGGCGTCGTCTACCGGCTCGCGCAGTACTTCAACGCGAGCTACCCGATGCCCGAACTGCTCGCGCTCTTCCGGGAAGTCGGTGTGGACCTCACCCCCGCGCTGACAGTCGACAACACGGCGCTCGATGCGATAATGGGTAAGGTAGAGAACGACGAACGCATTCCACACAAGGTCCGCGATTTTTTGCGCGTGCGCGTGGCCGCCAAGTCCATCCAGACCCCGCAGAAACCTCGACTCGACGCCCGTCAGAAGAAGAAGGCATGAAACTCTCGACGCTCGTTCGGACCGCCCGCTCCAAGCTGGGCCTGAACCTGCGCGACCTCGCGGAGGACGTCGGGGTGTCGGCGTCGTTTCTCTCGCGCATCGAGCGCGGCGAGCACGTCCGCATCAGCGCCCGGCGCCTCCTGCGGCTGGCGGAATCGCTCAAGCTCTCGGTCGATGAGGTCTTTCGGTGCGCCCGGCGACTGCCGCCCGACGTCGAGAAGTACGTGCTCGACAACCTGCACCGGGTCCGCCGGTCGATGGAGCGGGCAGCCTAGCGCGCGCGATTCACTTGGGTACGTTGACCAAGCGACTCATCCTCGACCCGTGCCCCCGGTGCGGAGTGACCCACTACCGGGCCGCGTGCGTGCTCGGTCGGTGCGAGGATTTGCTAGGATATGGTGCGGAGGGGAGGGGAGCTGCCCGCCGCGTGGCGCCGGCACCGCCCCGACCCGACCGTCCGCTCAACAGGAGTGAGATCGGTCGCCTCGGCGGTCGTGGGGCGCACGAGAGCGGGTCGGCCCACGAGTGGACGCCCGAGGAGGCGCGGGTGGCGGGCCGGAAAGGTGGGCTCGCGACGAGTTCTCGGAGCGTCCTCTCCGTCATCCGTCAGCTCGTCCAACGCGAGACTGAATCGCTGGCCGTGCGGGCACTGATGGCGCGAAAACAGGGGACCTGCGCCTGATCGTGTACGATTCCCGTTGTGCTCGCTCGCTGGACGCTCGCACTCTGCTTGCCGATTCTCCTCGGCTGCGGAGCTACGTTCACCGCCTGGGGTCACGAGGCGGCGGTCGGTGCCATCGACGCGCTGACGAGTCCCGACGCGGGGGCGGCGCTCGCCACGGTGGGTGCCGAAGCGGCAAAGGCGGCAGCAAGCGCGGCGCGCGACGAGGCGCTGGGCCCGGCGACCGACGCGGACGTCCAGCGCATCCTCGCGGGAGCCGGCGCGACCGCCCGCGAGCAGGCGGATGACCTCGTGACGCTGGATCTCAGGCCGAGGCTCTTGCAAACGGTTCGGTTGGTGATCGACGAAGCGCTCGACGAAGTGACGCTGCGGGAGATTTCGGCTCTGCGTGAGCAGATCGCGGGGCAGCCACTCCAGCAAGACCTCAACGCGCTGATCGATGCAGCGGCGCCTCACCTGACCAAGGCCGTTCAGCAATCCATTGCCGGTGCGCTGGTGCCGATTCAGGTCGACGTGAACCAGGCCAAGGCGGCGGCGGACGCGGAGGCGGCGAAGTGGAAGCCTATCGCGATCGGGCTCGCGGTGGGAGCGGCGCTCTTGCTCGCCTGCCTCGCGCTCGCGGTTCGCATCATCGGGCACCACGCGCGAACGATTGCGGCGATGGCGCGATCGGTCGCTCCGCCCCGAGGCTAGAAAAGCTTGCTACGCTACCCAGTGGCGGAGGTGACACATGGCGACAATGGTCTGGCCGTTGCTCGTGGCGATCGTGGGCGGTGCAATCTGGGGCTTCTCGAAGCCAGGGAAGGTGATGGAGGTCGGGAAGATCACGTTCACCATCGGTCTCTTCTGGCTCGTGCACCTCTTGAGCGGTCGGGCGCTGCACATCTAGGACGGCTCCGGCATCTCGATCGGTTCGTCGGTCTCGATGCTGTCGGTGGTGTCGTGGACGGCCTGCGCGATGGTCTCCCAGCTCATGCCGCAGTCCTTCTCCAGGTACGCCGAGTGGTGCGCGTTCCAGCCCTTGCCGTCCTCTGTCGGTCGCAGCGAGACGATGACGACCGCCTCGGCGCCGAACTCTCGGGCGATTTCGCGAGCCTTGATCGAGATGGGGTCGGGAACAGGCATAATCTTTACTCCTTGGTGGATTGGGATTTCATCGCTCGTGAGAGTGTCGACCTAGTCACTTTGAGTTCGGCTGCGATGCGGTGGACAGACATTCCGTCGCGGCGCATCGCAGTGGCACGCTTCAATAGATCCGCTCCGACGGTGCTTGGCCGTCCCCATCGCCGCCCCTGCCGTTCGAGTCTTTCTCGCCACGGCAGGTGCTTGAGCCGATTGTACGCGTCGAGCACGCGCAAGACGATCTTCCGTTCGACCTCGGCATCGGCTGCCACCATGTTGATGACGTCGCGATGATTCATGACAACGGTTCGACGCCGAGTGCGGCACCGAGCAGGCGCGGGAGCAAGTGATCGCGCAGTTTGGTGGGTTTCCAGTCGAGCATTCGCGCGAACGCCTCGGTCAGGAGGCCCGGCATCTCCAGCGTCTCGATCGTCGGCACCTCGGCGCGGTTCGCGCAGCCGTTCGCGTCGGGGGCGACTACGTAGTGCGCGCGGCAGGACATCGGGCGAAGATCGTAGGTCAGGCAGCGGTTATCTTCGAGCAGCGGGCACGCGAGGTGGGCTCGGTGGTAGGTGCGCAGGTCCGGCCAGGTGTCGTCGGGGTCCAGACCCGCTGCCCGCATCCCGGCGAGCCACTGCCGGGTGCGCTCCAAGACCCGTGCTCGCTTGGCGGTCGGCATGCTCCGCACGCGCTCGGCGATTTCGTCGACCTCGGGCTTGACCGCCCATGCGACATCGAAACAGCATGCGCTGCACCCGTCGGCGCACGGGATACTGACCTCGGTGCGCGCGTGCCGGACGAGGCGAGCGACCGCGACATCGAACTCGCGGTAGGCGGCGCGGACGGGAGGGTTCATCGGCAGCGGCTCTTGTATCGGTTCCACGCCTCGACGGCTTGGAGCCACTCGAGTCGGGAACGGCGGTATCGCCGAACAAACCAGGCCGAGGCCATAACGGAAACCAGGATGGGAATGGCGAGAGCGGATGACGCAGGCGCCAGGTCAGGGCAGGGCACGGGGGTGTTGCAGCCGACGATGAGCGCAAGAAGAGCCGTCAAGCCAGTGCGAGCCCAGAATAGGCGCAAGCGATCGGCGCGACCCGCGCGCCCGTGCTCATGGAACCGTGGCGCGTCCGGCGACAGCTCGGAGCACTCTACGCACAGGTAGTGTCCGTCGGAGTGGCAGGTCCCTCGGCCGGTGTACCCCTTGCCATCGAAGGATTCGCACACTCCGTCGGGGTCCCGAATGCCGGGCGTACCGATGAGACCCGACTCCCCGTTCACGCTCCGACGCAGGGTCTCCCAAGCCGTCGGCAAACCGCTCATGGCTTCCCCGACAGCGGCTTGTCTGCGAGGTGGAGCTCCACCATCCGGTCGCACTCCTCGAATCGACCCTCGTACTCATCGCCGAATCGGAAACGCATTTGCTCGTAGGCGGCGATGAATCGGTGTAGGTCGGCCCGGTACGACTTTGTGTGGTTGTTGACGATGGCGGGGATGGCACTCGTCGTCCCGTCCAGCCGAGCCTTGGTGACGCGCTCCTCGGCGCGGAGCTTGGCCTGCTCCACGAGCAGCCAGTTGACGAGCGCAACCAGCCCGCTCTTGCTGTGCCGGTGCTGAACCATCTGCATCGCGGTGATGTACTCGTTATGCGATCCGCTTCGGGTCGGGAACGCCTCCTTGATGGCGTCAGTCCACTCGTCGGCGGCGTCCTCCCAGAGGCTGCGCGCGCGGAGCTCGTCCAGGACGGACCGCGTGCCGCGCGGCATCCCGAGGAGATCCACGATGGCATCGAGCTGCCGCATGTGTCCGCAGTTCTCGAGCGTGCAGGGGGATCGCTCAGGGGTCTTGACTGGAGCAATCGCCGGAGCGACTGCCACGAGGGCGCTAGCAGCGTAGCTGTCCTCGGACCCGAACGTCGACCAGCCCGAATCGCCTTCGGAGGTTTGCCAGAAGTAAGCTAGCTGCACGTCGGCATCGGAATCATCCTTGGGTCGCACCCAGTATGCGCCAGGCGTGATGTTCGTCATTTTTTCTCTCCTGTCCGCTCGATCAACACCATCCCCACCTCTTCCAGCAATCCGTCTCCTTTGCGCAGATTGCAACGCATGCACGCGATGACGAGGTTCTCCAGGGTCGTCTGGCCGCCGCGCGATCGGGGGACGACGTGTTCGATCGTTCGGGTGTTGTCTGGCCACGGACCGGTCTTCATGTACGGAGCCAGCACTGGCGCGTCAACGCAGACAATCCCGCAGTACTGGCAGCGGTAGCCATCGCGTGCGAAGACTGCCGCCCGGACGGTGACACCGAGTCGGACCTTGGCTCTTTTTCGCAGATCGAGGGCATCGCCGGCGGGCCAGTCCACCCACACGTCTTCGTTTGCGCGCTTCAAGTCCACCCTTCCTCCGGGTACCACGGCCACTCGCCGTTGCGCTGATATCCCCACTCCTCGGCCGTCACCGGCCGCCACGTCTTGATCGACGGCAGCACTTCGCGGGAGCCAGGCCAGTCTCCCGGCCCGTCGTCCACCCACCCGAGGTCGCAGACGTAGACGCCGTCCCCGTTCGGGGCGGGGCCCATGTCGTAGCCGTTCTTCTCCGGGTCAAATCCGTCTTTGTCGGCACCATGCCCCGCCATGACCTCGGCGAGATGCTTCCCCGCCTGCCACGCGAGCACGTACGGCTTGCCGTGCGCCACGACGACGAGCGCCTTGCCGGTGCGGGCAACCTCTCGCGTTTCCTTTTGCGCCGCCTCCAGCCTTCTTTTTGTTTCGCTCATGGGATGGCCACCTTGTTCCGCTCGCCCCACGCGCGCAGGTTCTGCCGGAGCGTGACCCCTAGCCGGCGGATCTCCACCTGCCCGCTCGTCACGAGCCGCGCGAGCTGCTTGAGGGGCAGCACGGCGAGGACGTCGACCGGTCGAACGGGACGCGGTCGTGCTTCTCGTGCAGGAACGCAAGTGTGCGGCGCAGTTGCTTGCGTTGGCGCATGTGGCGCCGTCTGGACCATCTCATGGGGATCTCCTTACTGTGGTGGCTCTCGTCGGGTGGTGCGTTTCGGAGCGCGTCGGGTCCGCGCGAAGTTCATGGTGGAGCGCAGTTCATTAGCCGTCTCCGGATCGCGTTTGGCGGCCCAGGCCACCGCAGCGTCAAGCTGCTGCGCCGGCAGGCTCTCGGCAGCTTGCTCGATCGCGGCGACGTCTTTCGGTCGGTCGGCCTTCGTCTTGACGAGCAGGATGCCGCCGAGCGGAGCGATCGGGACCTGGACGCCGTAGTGGGTCTGCATGTGCGACAGCTCGATCATCTCCTGCTCGATCGGGTGCTGTGCTGCGAGAAGGTCCACACCGAGACCGAGCGGGCTGCGCAGTGGGATCATGGACCGCTCCTCGTGGATGTCGAAGAGCACCCCGTCGTCCATGTAGTGGACCGTCGCCCTGTCGGTCGGCACGTAGTCGTCTGTGCCTGCGTCGTAGAGCAGGGGCGTGTAGCCGAACGTCTCGACGAGCACGTCCGCGAAGTCTTCGAGGTTGGCCGTCGGCACGAGCGCGTCGGCGTCCTCGGTGTGTTTCGGTACGCCGTAGGCGATGAGGGCCTGACCACCGATGAGCGCCCACGGGACGCGCGCGTTGGTGGCGGCGCGCCGGATGTCGAGCAGAGCGTTCGTGACTGCGGGGTCGGAGGGGGGGATGTTGCTCACCGGGATCTCCTCTTCACGGGGGGTGGATTCGCGAGCAGTTTCTGGACAGCGTCCGTTGCCTGGATCAGGTCCGTGGCCAGCGTCTCGACGATGACGGCGTTGCCGTTCGTCAGGTACACCTCGGTCGGTTCGGCCGCCTGCTCGACGACGATGACCTCGAGCGCACCGAATCGGAAGTGCGTGCGGCGGCGAGCGGCTGGTCGATGCCGGTTGCCGGTGAGGCGGTCGCCGAACGCGAGCATGCGGTCGACGGCGGTGATGGGGCGGACAGCTTGCCTGGACCGGTCCAGCGCGGCGCACGCGTTTGCGAGAGTGCCTCCGGCTGGCGCCGTGGGTCCGATCGTCTTCGACCGAACCGTCCACCAGCGCATCGCTTGCGCGATCACTTCATTCTCTTCGGGTGTCATGGGGCACTCATTCGTAGAAGGATCCAGCAGGAATGGGGACGTACGGGATTGTGCTGTCTCCCGGGAACCACTGGTAGTTCGAGGGAGACAGCCCGACGAAGACGGCGGCTTCCTGGTCGGGGCGGCCGTTGGTCACCCACTGGCTGTACCGGTGATTGCCCTCCAGCAGGAGGGGTGCCCGCACCGTGTGGCCCCAGAAGATCAACCCGTCGAGCGACACCGCATCGCTGGGCTTCATCGTGGACTCGAAGCCCCACTCGCGGACGATGCGCTGGCTGCTGGAAAAGAGGGCGCGACCCCGGTACCAGATCGTGTCCGGTGGGATCTCAACCCAGAGCCACCGCCGCATCCCGCAGAGGGCGCGTAGGCGCTTGCGGTTCTGCTCTCGGTCGTGGAGATCGGGCGCGTCGAGCGAGAGGCGGAGGCTCAGGCCGGTCACCGAGCGGACCGGTTTGCCAACCAGCTCGCGAAGCACTCGACCGAGTCGCCCGATCAGGCTCGGTTGTCTGTGGCTCTGACGCTCAAGAATCGGAACTTCGGCCGTCAGCCACGCGCAGACGACTTCGTGGACGCTGCAGGGGACCAAGTCGGAGAAGCCGTTGATCATGGGATAACCCTCGGTACGCGGCCGGTTCCGGCGCACGTCGGGCAGGTGGTCTCTTCGAGCCGATCGCGCATCTTGCGATCAACGACCAGGTGGATCGGGCTCGCGCTGCCTGGAGCTCGCGCGTGCTGCGCCTCGTTCTCCGCGAGCGCGGCGGTGATGTCCTCCGCAGTCGTGCCCGGCCGGAAAGCCCACCGCTCGTCGCGGGGGCCGTCGGGCGCGAAGTGCGGGCAGCCTGCGAATGCGCAGAGATTTGGTAGCGCACCGTGGACGCACGGAACGGGATCGCTCACGGGACCGGGGTCGCTCCTTTTCGGAGACGGAGGGTCATTGTGGCGCTTGGCGATCATGGTGCGTTGCCGGCGCCTCATCGGGGGATCCATGTGCGCTTCGTGATGAGTCGAATGCACCGCTCGCAGGTCACCCGATCGCGCGAATCGGTGCGTGAGCTGCGGGCGCCGCACCACGGCTCGCCGACGCACTCTCCCGCCACCTGGCCGTTCTTGATCCAGGGCTTGCGCGCGTGCATGACTCTTTTCATGATCCCTCCGGGGGTGGCGGTTCAAAAGCCGCGAGCTTCGCGACGAGTTCTGCCAAGCGGAGCCGCGCGGCATCCGGATCGCCGGCGCGACTAGAAGCGATGGACCGTACGTGCGTGAGGGCCGCGCTTGCGACCGCGCGAGCATCGTCGAACGTACGCCCAGCCACACCACACCGAGCGATGTAGCTGTCGAAGTAGGCTGCCAAGTTCTCGGCCACTTCGATTGGTACTGAAAAGTTGGTCACCATCACCCGACCTCCGCCAGCTTGTTCAGCTTCGCGCACTCGGGGCAGAGTCCGCCGCCCTGTGCGAGGAACTTCTTGAGCCACTTCTCGCCCTCGGCGTTCAGCCGGACGAATCCGCCGGTCGTCGCGCCGCAGAGTCGGGTGACGGAGCGACCCCTCGGGAGGAGGTGGATGTTCTGCGGGAGGGCGTGGTGGCGTGTCATTGCGATGTGCCTTCCGCGAGTTTCGCCATTGCATCCTCGTATGCGTGTTCAAAGGCATAACCGACAGAGGACCCATCTCCGCTACCCTCAAATCCGTTGACCTCTACACTGATCCACCACCACGTCAGTGTGCTGTTGCCGTCGGCGTGTCCCTTTTTCACCTTCGTCAGGAGAGAGAATTTTGTCATGGGCACCTCGTGGCGGTGTCGGGCTTCAGTGGGGCCCCGAGCGGCAAGTGGCCGACGTCCCAGCCGGCCGCTCGGAGTTGGGTTTCGCGGGCCTCGATGAGCTCGACCGGGACCCGTTCGCGGATCATGCCGTGCTTGCGGTGGCAGTAGGCGAACATGAGGACGGTGGTCATGGGGAGCTTCTCTCTGGCAGCACGGTCACCGCCCAGCCGGCCTTGCGGTAGACGCGGGTGGCGGCAGCGGCCGCCTGCGGGGAGGCGCACTCGTGGCGGTGGACGATGCCGGGCTTGGCGACCATCACGAGGTACTTCCGGGTTGCGGGAACCGTGTGGATCTGGATCGCGTTCATGGTTTCGGCTCCTTCAACCTTAGAGGTAGTCGATCAGAGCACCGCAACCGACGCAGCGATCGACCTCGTCGAACTCCTTGTGCTCGCACGTCTCTTCGATGGTCCGGTACTCGGCCTTCAAGACATTGAGCTGTCGACGAAGCTGGTTCATCTTCTTCTTGATCTCTCTCAACCGATTGGGTTGCCAGCTCATGGGATTTTTCTCAGGCCGCCAGGTGGGCGAGCCCCTCCTTGATGAGTGCCTCGATCGGTTCGCGGCCGACGCGGTCGCCGAGGCCGTCCACGAACCGGCGGACGGCCGGTACCTTGAAGCCCATACCCACGAGCGCGGAGACGAGTCGCCCGGTCTCCAGGTCGACGTTCCGGGCGGGCGGGGGGACGACCCGGAGGTTCGGGCGTCCGGGCGCCGGGGCGGCTTGGGGGCGCGGCCGGACCACGGTAGCAGCTCGCAGGGCCAGGGCCGTGACGAGGCGCACCAAGGCGGCGCCCAGCTCGAGGACGGCGGAGATCAGAGATACCAGGGCGACGTACAAGCGGACGGTGGCGATTTTCACGATGGACCTCCTTCGGAGGCGGCCGGAGGCCCACCGGTCGCACGGCAGTCCCTGCAAGCCACACGCTCACCGTCCATCCGGCAGCGCTCGCCGTGCGGGCAGTTGTGCGAGTGCAGTCGCTCGGTCCCACGCGCCGAGTGCGTGGCAGTGGCCGGCAGGCCACAGCGAGGGCAGGACGTCTTCATCGGACGCGCCCGAAGAGTAGGGGGTACTTCTTGCCCAGATCGCTGGACGGCCCGTCCCAGAAGTGGGACTCCGCCCGGATGGTCGCCGAAGCGGGAATGGGGAGCTGCTCGATGAGGATCGCTGCCGCCAGGCGGCACTTCTCGACCTCGGCGTGCAGCTTGTCGAGCTTGTCCTTGAGCGATTCCTCGGCCTCTACGCGCTCCGCGTAGTCGCGCGAGTCGGCGATCTCGAGGGCCTCGGCCATGCCCTCGGCCCACGGCTTGGAACCGTTCCAGCAGAGGGACACTCCGTTGTCGTAGGGAAGGCCGTTGCCCCAGATCCGGATGGTCCGGAGGCCGTAGTGATCGGGCTCCACGCTGACCGTGGTGCCGGGCAGTTCGGCCACGATGAAGGGCTTCACGCGGCGGGTGAATTGCGCGTGGTGGCGGAACTTCTCGAAGGCGCGGCGCAGGCCAAGGACGACGGCGATTTGCTGCTGGAGGAGTGGCTGATTCATGGGCGTTTCAATGAGTATAGCCATTCGGTGGATAAACGCAACCTTTTTTATTGACAATGACCACCCGTGTGTTACGTTCAGTTCATCCCCCAGGGAGGTCCCCAATGTTCACACCGAGCCCATTTCAAGTTGCCATCTTCGAAGACATCGCCAGCGGTACCGGCCACACGGCTGTCAATGCGGTCGCCGGCAGCGGCAAGACCACGACGCTGGTCACCGGCCTGGGCCACGTGCCGGCCGGCTGCTCGACCCTCTTCATGGCTTTCAACACGAAGATCATCGAGGAGCTGAAGCGTCGGGCGCCGAGGGGTGTCGAGGTTCGCGGGTTGCACTCCTATGGAGTCAACGCGGTCAACCGCGCGCTCGGCAACTTGCCGCTCAACAAGTTCCGGGTGGACGACTTGGCCTGCAAGTTCAGCGTGGACATCGCCAAGAACCCGGAGCTGCGCAAGGACATCACCGATTGCGTGTCGATGGCGAAGGCCAAGCTCGCGAGCGACGAGGCGGGTATCGACGCGATCATCGACGAGTTCGGCTACAACGGCGCGCAGAACGGCTCGCGCGACGGCTTCATCGCCAACGTGCTCCAGCTCCTCATGCAGTGTACGGGCACGGAGGACGGCTGCATCGACTACGACGACATGATCTGGTTGCCCATCGTGCGCAACCTCCGGCAACGCCAGTTCGATCGCGTCTTCATCGACGAGACACAGGACCTGAATGCCGCGCAAATCGAGCTGACCCTGCGCGCCATCAAGCCGAACGGCCGCATCGTCGCGGTCGGCGACCCACGGCAGGCGATCTATCGGTTCCGTGGTGCCGACGAGCATGCGTTCGAGAACGTTGTCTCCAAGCTCAACGCCAAGGTGCTGCCGTTGTCGGTCTGCTACCGCTGCGCGAAGAGCATCGTGCAGGTGGCGCAGGCGATCGTGCCTGGCATCCAGGCCGCTCCGGACGCCGAAGTGGGGGAGGTCAAGTCGGTCCTCTACGAGGAGATGCGCAAGGCGGTGCAGCCGGGAGACTTCGTGCTTTCCCGCACGAACGCGCCGCTGGTCTCGCTCTGCCTGGGTCTGATCGCCGAAGGGCGGTCGGCGATGATCCAGGGCCGCGATGTCGGCCAGCAGCTCGCTGGGCTCGTCAAGAAGGCGAAGGCCACGAACGTGGAGGGGTTGCGGGATTACATCGAGGCGTGGGGCAAGAAGGAATGCGCCCGGCTTGCGGCGAAGCGACGCGACATCCAGCCGGTCGAGGACAAGGCGGCCTGCATTCTGGCCATCAGCGAGGGTGCGGCTTCCGTCAAGGACGTCCTCGACCGCATCGGGGCGCTGTTCGCCGATACCAACGAGAGCGGCCGGATCGTCCTCAGTTCGACGCACCGCGCGAAGGGTCTCGAGCGCGATCGGGTGTGGCTGCTCGAGGACACGTACCGCCGCCGACCGGGCGTGGAAGAGGACAACCTGTGGTATGTAGCCTGCACTCGCGCCCGCAAGTCGCTCATGCTGGTCGAGGGGCTCAAGTGAGCCGGGGCTTCGTCCCCGTCCCCGCCTCCGCCATCCGGGAACGGTTGGCGGCGGCGAGGTTCCGCCTGATCTCCGCGCCACACGGCGAGGAGGTCTACGAGCGGCCGCACGACAAGGATGCTCGGTACACCGTCAAGGTCTACAGCTCGATCCAGCGCGGAGCTGATGAGGTCCGCGAGTGCGGGGAGGACGCGATCCGGGTCGTGGCCATCTTCCTCGACGGTCGGTTCCACTACCCGGCGCGCGAGGTCCCCATCTTCAAGGCGACCAGGGTGCACCGGACGGGGAGCGTCGAGGCCGTGCTCGATCGGATGATCGAGAGGGCGCGGGAGGCGTATGCCGCATGCAACGGTCACCGAAACGGAGGTACCTAAATGAATACTGAAACAGTTGTCGATCGGCCGGAACCGTTCAAGCACACATTCTCGCTCACCGTCGCGGTCGACGGGTTCTGGGTCGAGTACCTCACGCGGTGGCCGGACATCTTCGGACGGCAGTACGCCGGCACCTGGCTGCGCGGCGTCGAGCGGGACCGCACCGGGTGGCTCTGCTGGGAGGACGACGAGCGGCACCGGCGCGGCGAGGAGCCCGACCGCGAGGAGGCCCTGCGAGCGTGGCGTGACAACTTGCCGCTCCCGAAGGGCTGGTACCGGCTGGACCGCGCGGCCGCTCTCCGCGCCTGGGAGGAGGGCGTCAAGCGCTGGGGCGTCGACTGGTACGAAGAGACGGACGCCAACCGCGAGGACGTCGTGGTGCAGCTCGCGCTGCTCGGGGAGATTCGATATGGCTGACACGTATCTGCCAGGGGTCGATGAACTGCGCGCGTTTGTCCGCGCGACGGAGGCGTTGATGCTCGGGTTCAGTGCCGAGGAGGTAGGACATCTCGCCGACTACGTGGGCGAGCACGGGACCGACGGGAACGGCGGTGTGCGCGAGGACGCCGCGGTCGTCGAGTGCTTGCGCGTCATCGTCGATGCGATGGGGAGGAAGTAGTCATGGCGGATCGTGTCCCAGCCGTCACCGTCACCGGTGCGGGTGGTTCGCCGGGAACGGCGGACGGGGACGGGGCCAACGGGTGGATACGCATCGAGTGGGAGGAGCTAGTCATGCAGGGGAATACGGTTATTGAGTTGAGCTTGAAGCAGATTGCCAGCCGCGCCTGGCGTGATCGGACGTTAGCAAACGTCTACAAGACGGCGAGGAGACTGACTGGCAAGCAGGCGACCGTTCTGCTGAAGGTGCAGGCCATTGTGGACATGGTCCGCAAAAACGCCAGGGGTGTCGATCCGACGGTTCAGGAGTCTTTTCTGCATGTGGACTCGATTCTTCGAGCCGGTCCGGTTGACGCTGATGACGCGGTGCTAGCCGCAGCGACGCTGTGTCTGTCCGTGGGAATCCGGTGCCGGATCGTTGGCGCACGGCGCGGACAGAGCTGGACTTGCTGGCTCGAATATCAGGATGGCTATCAGTGGGTCACCGTTGATGTGCTTGGCGGTGTACCTGTCGGTGCAGACGAGCAGCTCGTCGTCGAGTGTCAAGGAGGAGAGATGGTCAAGGAGCGAGAGTACGCGGAGATCGAGCAGTACGACGTCGGACGCAGCACGTTCCACGCGTTCGGTCGTCACTGGCCGGTGAGTGATTTCATCGGCACGATCACAGACGTGGACGTCGGCAAGCGTGTCTACCGAGTGAGCGAGCACGCCGTCGGCGTGGAGAACGCCGAGCAGTTCAAGGCGCGGCGAGAGACGGAGGTACGGAGCCATACCCATGACAATGTCGCTTGGCTCGCAAACCTCATCTACAAGGCGCTGAATGCCCATCGGGCAGAGTTCGGTGCTCCAGACCTTGTGCGGCCACCGAATCCGAAGCAAGGCTACGCCATCGCGGTGCTCTTTGCGGACGGCAAGGACGTGGTCATTCGGTTCGAAGAGAGCGGAGGCAAGTGATGGTCTCCGTGGGCGCGTGTCCGTACTGCAAACTGAAAGTCCGATACGACAACGAGGCTCGGACCCTCGAGCACGAGGTCCCGGTATGCGTCAAGTTCGAGGCGCGTATCGCGAAGGACTTCCCGAGAGCGCACGCGGCCTGGGTTGCCGAACAAGCGGGAGGCAAGTGATGGCGTCCGACCGAGTCATGTACAAGGGCGGTTTGATCCGACTGATAGGCACGGTTCGGGGGTGCGAGCCGGCAGTCATGAAGGCGTTTGGCTGGCCGTGGCCGTGGCCGTTCGAGGTCCGTGACGGCGCGCGGCAGGTCATCGCCGTCTGCCTCGATCACGATACGGCCAACCAGGCGCTGCGCGATTTGCGCAAGAGCGAACAAGGAGGTGCGTGATGGCTGTCGAAGCGCGCAGGGGCTGTGGTTTTCGGAAAATAAATGGCCTCTACCTCGTGGGCGGTGGCCTCTCCGCCCCCTGCGATCGGATGCCGTACCGGCTCGACCGCTGCCCGACGTGCGGCGAGGGAGTGAAGTTCACCCGCGGGCACTCGTGGCTTCAGCCGGACTTCTTTCCGGTGCTCGTCTGCACGAACTTCGGAGAGAACCAGTGGGTGGTCACACCCAAGGGGCGCCGAGCGCTCAAGGAATGGAGCCGATCATGAGCCGGGGTCAGTTCTACAGGCGCACATCAACCAACATCCGCGCGGTGGACAATGTCGAGCGCGAGTCGGCGGTCCGGGCTTATTGCGAGCAGATGGGCACCACCTGGGCGCTCCAGGTGCGCGGACCGATGAAGCTGCGCGGCGGTCGAGAGGGAAAGGACTTCGTCGTCGCGATAGCCCATCTCGATCGCGCCGAGTTGCAGGCGCTCCGCGACTCGATTGACCACTTCCTCGCGGGCGAAGACCTACCGAACGAGGCGGACGAGACGAAGGTGTCGCCATGAGGGACCGCAAACCGATCGCGGTCGACAAGGTCCAGGCCGGCGGAGCCGAGGTCGAGGTCTTCTACGACTTCCGCGAGCACGACTTCTTCTTCGAGGAGCCCGGCACGCGTAGTCGTGTACACGCTGAGACCTTCGTCGAGGTCTGGCGGCGACTGCACGAGGTCTACGAGAAGGCGGCGCCGCTCTGCTGGACGCCGGTGATCCTGGTCACGCTGCATGCCGCCTACGACGAGCAGGACCACTCGGTCCGCACCAAGCCAGTTGAGGGAGCGTCTGTCAGCTTCACGTTCCGCCGCTGCGAGCTGTCGCCGCTCCCTGACCGCGCGGAGGTCGTCGAGCGCATCGTCCGCGAGCGCGAGCGCAATGGAGGCCGGACGGGTCGTGGCGGCTGGGGGAGCGATCAGGGGGGACCGATCGAGCGCGAGGGCTGCATCGAGCGCGAGCACGCGCTCGACTTCGAGGCGCGGGGCCCGAGCGAGTACGACCGGGAGGTGAGGGACAAGACGCTCGACCGGCCGCAGACCTACTCGAACGACGCCGACGTGGTGGAGCTGCCCTACGACGAGGACACCTGGCGCGGCCTGCTCGCGATGAAGGTCGCGGTCGACGAGCTGCACGCGAAGGTCAAGGCGCTGATCGGTCAGGCCGATTTCCGAGATCGGTTGAGACGATTCGCGCTAGGCACATCCGTTCCGCTACTGGGTGATGGCTCGGACGAGGCGAAGGTGTCGTCGTGATCGTTTTCCGCCATACGATGGATGCGCACTCGTTCGACGTCGTGCGCGAACACGGTTCGTACGGCAGCATCAACCGTCTCGGTCGATCACCGCAAGGTCTTGTTGCCATGCTCCAGTGGCACCCGGGCTCTCCGCCACGGGTGGTGGTGGTGCACGACTACTCCAGCTTCACACTGGACGAGCTGGTCGAGATGATGGCGAAACTCAAGGAGATGTCGCGTGGCTGACATCGCTCCGCTCGTCACGATCGAGAATTTGACAACGATACACAATCGGTGTACACTGTATGGACAAGGAAAGGCGACCGAGCATGACTACGAAGGTCAAAAAGAACTCCAAGCTCCTCAAGGAGAACGTCATCAACGTGCGGTGCACCGATCAGCAGAAAGCTGCGATCGAGGATGCCGCAGGTCGCGACGGTCTCGGCGCAAGCACCTGGCTGCTCCTGCTCGGCCTCCGCGCATCACGTGCGGCGGAGTCGACTGGGAAGGAGACAAGGTGAGCGTCTACTTCGCCCAACGACGACGAGGCGGTCTAATCAAGATCGGCTGGAGTCGCAGCGTACGTGGCCGGTTGACGGCGGTGAAAGCGAAAATGATCGGAGCGATTGCTGGAGATCGGGAGATTGAGAAAAAGCTCCATAAGCGTTTCGCTCATCTGCGAGTTCGAGGAGAGTGGTTCAAGCCTGGCGACGAGCTTTTGACGTTCATTCGAGTGGCGGCGCAAGAACATGAGCCAGACACGTCCGACGCGTTTCAGACTGCTTTCCGGATTCCTAATTTGTTGCTGAGTCGGGTTGATAAGATAGCTAATCAAATGAGTACACCTGGCAAGCGCATCAATCGTTCTGAGGCGATCCGTATGGCGCTCTATCGGGGCGTCGACCAACTCGAATCAGAGGGCAAGAAGCGATGAGCCGCCGCCGCGCCGCCTTGCCCGAGGTCTCTCACCACCACCTACGCAAGCTCGAAATCCTCAACGAGACCGGCTACGACGGCCGGGCGATCCGATCGCTCGTCGTCCGCTGCCTGCGGTTTTACGGGATGCACGTTCGCGGCGCCGTGCGCGTCGTCTACTCGTCGGTGAGCAGGCACCACGGCTGCGCGGCGCTCGGGAGCAGCCCGGCGCTGTCGGGGCTCAACATGGCGCTCTCCCTGCCGCGCGACCCGGCCGAGCTCGACGTCGGGCAGTTCGCCCGCGTCGTGCGGCACGAGGTCTTGCACTGGCGCGGGGCGCAGCACGCCGACATGACGCCGGACATTCTTTATTGCCAGGGTCCGGCTCCGAGCTGGTCGGCCGGCGTCGTTCTCGAGCACGCCGAGGAGGAGGCCGTCGATCCGTTCGCCGTCCGCACCCAGAAGCTCGCGCACGCGCGCTCGATGCTCAAGCGGGCCGAGACGCGCGTGCGGCGGGCGGAAACGATCGCCAAGCGGTGGAAGCGGCGCGTGCAGGCGGCCGAGCGGGCGGCTGCGCGGGCGTTCGAAACGGCGGCTCCGTCGGTCGATGTGGCCGCCGACAAGGGGGAGTCGTGAGACGAGCACTCGCTCGATTCCGCGTGGACCCGTCCCGGGTGCGGGTAGCCATCCGCGCGGACGGCTCCGAGTGGCTCGCCACAGTCACCTCGAGAGAGACCGGTCGACGGGTCGAGGCGCGAGGCAGGCATCCGCGGAACGTCATCATGAAGGCGCTGCGCACAGCCGAGGCGGTAATGCTCGGCGGGGTCGACCTGGGGATGGAGTGGTCTTACGTGCACCCGTACGGAAGAGGTACGCGGTGTGGAGAGGGCTTGCACTGATGAAGAAGTCAGAGAACATCGACGCGAAGACCGTGGAATCGTTCGGTCGCTTCGCGGCGTCGGGGTACAAGCGGACGCTCTTCACGAAGGAGCTCTACCGTGATCTCTCTCGGACGTTCGAGTTCATCGCACACTTCGACATCGACGGGTTCTACAACGTGCGATTCAGCGGTCCAGCGGAACGGGTGGACACGTTCGCGATCATGGTCGACGAGGAGCAGCAACGACGGACACTGACTGATTTGGAGCAGCAGCTTCGGTCGGTGGTGGTCACTATGGGTCTGTATGGAGCCGCTGCAAATCAGCTCGCGGACGAGACAGAGCGAACGGAACGCGCGGAGCTCGCCAGGCTGAAGGCGAAGTACGAAATGGATGAGAGGTTATCGTGAGCACATCCAACGAAACCAACATTCAGCTCCAAGCCATTCTCGATGCTGCAAAGGCGATCGTGCAGTGCAAGCACGACGGCAACGGCCTATGCGATGGTGGCTATAGCCTATGCGGGTCTTGCGGAGCGGTCTCCAAATTCGGAGATCCCTGGGAGCTCTCTCCATCCGTCAAGCGGCTCGTCGATGCTCTTGAGGTGCTGCCGCCAATGCGAGACGTCCTGCCGGACACCATCGTCTCGTTCGATGACGTGAAGGCGTTCACGACCGCAGTGTCCAAGCTCGCGTCGACCCGTGGCCTCGATTGCTTGGTCGCCGTGAGCGCACCACGGATCGGGTGGTACGTGCAGGGGGTGCCTGGCTTCGCCGCCCTCGGTCTCGCCCACCAAGCCGTGTGCTCCATGCAGAAATTCGTCGATGGGACCGGCAGCGGTCCCGAGTTGGTTCGCGTCCCAGTGTCGCCTGAGGAGACTCCTCTGCAATGAGCACGCACAAGCAGGATCTGCTGGAAGTCGTCGCGATGGCGCGCGAGTCGCTCGGGTCACACATGCCAGACGAGGCGAGCGAACTTGACCTGTGGCTCGACCGAGTGAAGAGGCAGATCGAGAGCGGGAGCGTGCACGATCGGCTGCGCCGGCAGGTGAGCGGTTTTCGCGCCGCGATCGGTCTCGTCCGGGCGACCGCGGCCTCGCTCAAGACCTCACTCGGGATCATCCGCGCGTCCATCCTCACCATCGAAACGACGCTCGACGCGCTCGACGAGAAGCTGTCGGAGTCGGACGCGCGGCAGGTGGCGATCAACGAGGGGGACGGGGCGAGCGAGAATCCGACTTCAGAGAACGAAGACGAACCGCCGGAGTCTGACCCCCGTGCAGAGTACGAAGCCATCGAACATGCAGGCGAGAGGGACCCAAGATCATCATGAAGACGGTCACGATCGGCGACGTTCTCACGAACGAACAGCTCGAACTCTGCCGCGCGCTCTATCCCGACCATCAACGCATTCGCGACGAGGTCATCAAGCCGAACATGGAGGCCATCAACCGCAATCTCGGCCAGGAGAACGACGCCGGCTACCTGGCATACGCGATCATCTACGCCATCGAGAGCGCTGGGAGCGCACCATCATGACCCCCAACGAGCTCTACGCGCGCGACCCGGTGGAGGTCGTGCGGGACAACTTGGACCCGCTCAAGGGCTACAACTACGACCACCTCCCCGAAGTGGATGCGAACGTGGCCGACCTGGCCCCTATTGTCGAAGGTCTCCTGAAGGGTCGGTTCGAGCTCCGGTTCTACGGCCGGCGCAGTTCCGACGAGCGCCGGATCTGGTGGCTGTACGCGCTCTGGCTCGATGGCGCCCCCGTCATGATTCTCCAGAACGCGGGGCGGGAAGGTGATGATCACTCCCGGCGCATCGTGACCCACATGGGGCGACTGGCTCGCGTGGTGTCATTGCTCCGGGCTTACCTCCCCGCCGAGGCGACCGAGGTGGTGGACCCGACGAAGGAAGTGAAGGGGCTCGACGAGTTCTACGGCGACAGCTTGGGCGGCCCATGATCGCCGACATCGTCCACGCTCCGTCACCCGAGTCCGATCGCGCCGAGCAGGTTGGCGGCGAGCAGCCCGACACTCCGAAGGTCGGCCGCTGGTACTGGGTGAAGGACGAGGGAGGTGCCCCCTCGCTGGCGTGCGTGACCAAGCTCGGCTCGAACTACGTGGAGGTCACGTACATCGAGCACGAGTCGACGCAGCGACTCCACAACGACATCTTCTGGTCCCTCTGCGAGTTTGTCGAAGATCCGGAGGCGCTCCTGCGCGGCAACGCCGAGCGGTGCCGGCGCGAGCTCGACGGACTCATGGAGGAGGTCAAGTTCCTCACTGCGAAGCTCGGGGTCGCCCCCAGCCTGTCACTCGGTTCGGGCGAGGTCGCCGCGACGGCGATCACGGTCGCGGCCGATCAGCCAGCCGCCGAGTACAAGACCGCGCTCGTGAAGGCCAAGGACGAGATGCTCCCGGAGCTGTTCGAGAAAATCAAGGGAAAGAGCGAGGAGTACAAGCACTGGCTGTCGGCGCAGGTCATCCCGATGAAGGCCGAGGCGCGTTCGCTCAAGCCGGCCATCCAGCGGGTCGAGGACCGCATCTTCTCCGTCGAGCTCTACGCGGGGCTCTGCGAGACGGTGAAGTGCGTCAAGGACGGCAAGCCCGCGGCGCTGACGGAGCCCGTGCACCTCTTTCAGCGGCGTCTGTGCATGGATGAGGAGTGCCTCGCGAACTACGACACGGGAGGCATGGAGTTCAAGGACATCCGCGCATTCGACCGCTGGCTCTGTCGGAAGGACAACCTCGACCGGGTGCTCCCGTTCCAGCGCACGGTCGTGGCGATGCGGGTCCGCCGGCACGACAAGGAGCGGGAGGCCGGAAGCATTCGCGAGTTCATCCGCTTCATGGACTTGAAGCAGCTCGACACGCTGACGTTCCTCTACATCCGCAACGGCGCGCAGGTGCATCGGTTGTCGACCGAGATCGACTTCGGCGAGAAGCTCTTCCCGGACGCCGACCACCCGACACTCTCGGCTGGCGAGGGGCGGCTCTACGCCAAGGGCAGCGGCAAGGACTTCACGGTCATCGGCGAGAACGAGTACCGCGCGAGGGTCGAGAGCGACGAGCAGAAGGAGCGCGAGACCAAGCGACGGGTCGCGGAAGAGAACAAGAAACCGAAGGCTGAGCGCGAGTACGTCTCGAGCTTCTCCTACTTCGATCGGGCGGCCCGCGACTACGTGCCGTTCACCCGGGAGAGCGTCGAGTACGACGACATCGCGCGCCGGATCGCGCGCCAGATGGAGCAGCACAACCGCGTCGTGCTCGTGCTTCAAGGGCTGCTCGACCGGTCGCCTGCGCTGCACCCGCACCCGCCGTGGAGGCTTTACGACGCGGCAGGCTTCGGGCAGGCGCTGCGCCTGCATCGCGACTCGGATCGGGTGCTCGTGGCCGGCGACAGGCCCGACTTCGAGGCGTACCGGGCACGCGTCAACGCGCTGCTCGCGGTCGGCTCGGTGACGGTCGGTCAGGAAGTCGCCTGGGAGCGGCTGGAGGCGAGGAAGGAAAACGCTCGGCGGGACGCTCTCGGCCGCAGGGCTAGCGAATGGCGGCCCGATCGCTACCAGCCGAGCGGCGATCCGGGACCGGGCCGATTCGCGCGGGTTGCGCGACTCGCGAAGAAGGACGGCCGCGCGTGGTACCGGTGGACCAAGGAGCGCAGCCGGGGCGGTGGCCCGCCGGTCGGCCGTACCTACGTCTGCAGGACGAGCCGCGTGCTCAACGTCGACGGCTACCAGGCTGGCGACTACAAGCAGTTCTTCGCGGATCCGCGCACCCGCGAGGAGTACCTCGGGTGGGCGCCGCTGCTGCTCTCGGCCGAGGAGTACAAGGCGGGTCGGCACGAAGAGCCCCCTCCGCTCGCAGCGCCGCCGAAGCCGGTACCCAAGCCACAGTCGGACGGGCGAAGCGAGTACGCCCGGCGCAAGGCGGACAAGGCCTTGCTCGGCAAGGCTGTGCGGCTGGTCCGGTCCATCACGACCAGGGGCGGAACCAAGTACGCGAAGGGGTTGCTCTGGCGGGTGACGCACTTGTCGCGCGGGACCTTCACGATCGACGGCATCCGACCGGACGGGTCCATCGAGCGGCCGAAGGAGCAAGACTACGGCTGCGAGCGGTCGATTCGCTGCGTGTCGCGGCACGACTTCGAGCTGGCGGTGGGGATTTCGGACGACCTGGAGTATGCGGCCAAGCCGGCGAAGCGGATCAAGGTGCGGGACGAGGAGGACGACGATGGTTGAGAAACGCTGTTTCGAGGGGACGCTCGCCCACGAGGACGAATCGCATGCCCAGGACACGTACGTCGTGCTGAGTGAATCGCCGCCGCGCATCGCGTACTGGCAGGAGTGGGTGCGGGGGCTGCACGGCCGGCGTATTCGCATCACGGTCGAAGAGGTCGGCAACGCCAGGCGTCGCGTCTACCTCGAGTCGCCGTTCCGCGCCGACACGCCCGAAGGGTGCGAACGCAACCTCGAATACCTCTGGCGGAGCATGCGCGATTCGATGGATCGGACCGAGGCCCCGTTCGCCAGTCACGCCCTCTACACGCAGTTTCTGGACGAGGACGTTCCGGCGGAGCGCGAGATCGGGATCGCGTGCGGCCTCGCCTGGGCCGTCCAGGCGGAGGCCACGGTGGTCTACAGGGACCTCGGAATCACCGAGGGGATGCGGCGGGGGATCGACGCGGCGCAGGCGAGTGGTAGGCCGGTCGAGTACCGGACGATTGGAGAGCGAGCATGATTCGATTGATTCGTTGGTGCCTAGCCTTGGTCCGAGGCTGCGGATGACCACCTGGATCACAGCGGACGAACACTACGGCCACACGAACATCATTCGTTATTGCGAGCGACCGTTCTTCGATGCCGAGCACATGAAGCAGGAGCTCGTGGCCAGGCACAACGCCGTCGTCGGCCCGTCCGACCACGTGATCCACGTAGGCGATTTCGCGATGAACGAGCAGCTCGTGTCCTCGATCCTGCCACAGCTCCACGGCCGGCACACCCTCGTCTTCGGCAACCACGATCGCTGCCACCCGTGCCGGAAGGATCACGTAGCCGCCAAGGGGCGCTACCTCCGTGCAGGCTTTGTGGAGGTGGTCGAGAGCCTCGTCGTGGACGGGATGCTCGTGCACCACATGCCGTACTCGGGCGATGACCGGGAGAAGTACCACGCGTACCGACCGTATGACTACGGACGAGTGCTCCTGCACGGGCACATCCACGGGTTATGGAAGACGCGCGGCCGGATGATCAACGTAGGGGTCGACGTGCGCGATTACGCGCCGGTGGCGCTCGAGGCGATCGTGGAGGAGGTCAAATGCCTCGGATGAATCCATTGCTGCACGATTTTAGCCGCCTGAAGCGCGCACGCAACCGACTGGCCGGTCTCGTGGACGCCGTCGAGTCCACTGAACCCGATTCATATTTCACTCGGGCGCAAGTCGCCTTCCGGCGTCGTGTCCGCCTGGCGCAGGACGCGGTGCTTGGATCACGCGAATCGCTCCGCGAGAAGCTCGCAGCGGCGGCTGACGCGCTGGAGTGGTACGCGTCCCAACCCAACGGAGAGCGGGCTAAAGCGGTGCTCGGCTTCATAGAAGGGTCGGACGGAACCAACATGGGCCGTCGATGAAACGCGATTACGACCTCCTGGCCCGATCGGTACCGTGCCCCCGCTGCGGGGCGGCCAAGGGCGCCCGGTGCTTCGGCAGACCTCCCGGACCGTACCGGATCAAGCACACCTACTGCGCTCGCCGTGCTCTGGCTACAGAGACCCGCAGGGAGTCGAGGATCCCATGACAGAACCATCGCCTGCCAAGTGGCCGATCGCTACCGTGGTAGAAATAAGCGTTATCGGCGTTTTCCCCGCGAGCGAGTATCCCGCACTCCAGACCCTCGTTGAGCAGTTCCAGGAGGAGTTGCATGCGCGGTTCGAGACGGCGGGCGGCCGGGACGTCCATAACCGTTGGGTCGAGGTCCGGCAGGCCACCCGGGAGGAGGTCTTGCACTTCACGCCGCGCAAGCTGCACTACACCGAGGACGGCCGGCGGCACGCCTGCGACACCGCGCACGTAGCCCGCCGCAACCTCACAACGAACCGCGAGGAGGTCACCTGCAAGCTCTGCCGGCGCAAGCTCGCCCTCGTCGAGGCGCCGTGACCCTTATCCGCGCGCAGCGGCGTGCCGTACCCTCGGAGGGCTCATGGCGACGCAGGTAAGCAAGTGCCCGTTCTGCCGGCTCGAGGTCCAGAAGGACGACGCCGCGCAGGCCATCGCCCACGAGGGCCCCGTGTGCCCCGAGTTCGAGAAGCTCGCCACCAGCCAGGGCATCCCGGAGGTGCGCGAGGTCTGGCGGGAGGCGCTCCCGGCCCACTTCGCGGTACTGGCGAGTCGGGTGCGGAGGCGAAAGGAGAGCGGTCGATGAACAAACAGTGTGGGTGTGGGAGACAGTACGACTCGGGTGAGTGGAAACTCTTGCCCTACGTTGGCGAGATAGACGACGAGGTAGAGCGGCTCGAACTTCGTAATTGCTCATGCAAGTCGACTTTGGCGATTGTGCTGGGACCGAGCCTGATTGGCATGCAGCCGACGGAGGCGCCGTGAAGCCCTACCGCGTCGTCGCCCCAGACGGTTCCGAGCTCGGTCGGCTGCTCGCCAGGAGCCAAGACGACGCCGAGGAGCGGGCGGCGAGCATGTGGCCGGGGAAGCAGTTCACCGTGGAGGAGGTACGATGAAGACCAAGACGGTTACTCGCGCAGGAGGACGGCCAGTTGGTCACTGCATTTGCCTCTGCGAGCACTGCGAGGCGACGTTCGACCATCCGGCTGTCGAGGAGTGCGAGACCGCCGACGGGCACTGTGAGCATTTGATGCACGCCGGCTGGCGGCCGGTGTGGGTGCGAGTCTCGCTGCAGGGGCCGGAAGGGGAACAGGACCGGCACATCTTCAGCAAGGGCGGGTGGATTTGCGTCCAGTGCGCGAAAACCTTCCTCGGGACGCGTCCGCTCCGGCCAAAGGAACGCCATTTGGATCGGGGGCGCCACCAGGAGGTGCGTACCCGATGACAACCAAGCACCGTTACGGTTCCGTGAAGGGGCGCGTGTACCGGCGGACGCTCGCGCGGATGCGCGCCGGCAAACCGGGCGACTGGACGACGGATCGTGCCGATCACGATCGGGTCGTCGTCAGGCGGCTCCTGTCGCGAGTCGGATACGGGGGCCGTAAGGGGCACCGCGCGTTCTTGCGACTTTGGCGGATGGGGATTCGTCCTCCCGCGACGCGGATCACCTTGGCCATCAAGGGGTTCGAGTTTCGGAAGTTGGATCACCCCGTCTACTGCGAGAGCGGCGTTACACTCGGTCGCAGACAGGGATGCGTGTGCGTCCCAGAGCCTGAACCGTGCGATGACTGCGTGCGGTTCGAGCGTGAGATGGCCGCAAACTGTCCACCGAGCGAGCCGTGAGCGCGTTCATCGTTGAGGTCAGCGGTCCGTGGCCAGAGTGGAGGCCAGCGGTCACCCCGCCTCCGCGGAACCAAGATGGTACCCTAAGCGCCATATCGCCCGAGCGGGCAAGCACGTTCTCACTCCGATCGGATGCCGACCATCTCCTGGCAACGCTTGCAGGAATGAGCGAGAACGCTCCGTTCGCATTTCGCGTACGGGAGATAGCGTGAGCCCCTTCGTTCTCTGGCTGGACCAGACCCTCGGCCCGCCGTGGAGCGGGCTCGTCATGATCGCCCTCGTCGGGTCGCTCTCGGCGTTCTCCGCGTACGTGGCCATTCAGACCATTCATTACGTTTACCGAGACAAGCCGTGAGTGATCTCGCCAAACTGGTGGACTGGTTGCGAAGGCTCGAGGCCGTCGCCGACGCCGTTCGGTCTTGGAGGTCGAGCTGCCTGCAACCGTTCTCGAACCGACTTGGACTCGGCATCCTCGAGAGCGTCATCGGCCAGAACCTCGTCGAGATCCTTGGAAGACCCGAATGAAAGCGTCACACTGCGGCGGCTTCCGACTGGTGAAGGGCAATCCGCCAAGGATCGTGGAGATCCACGGCAACGCGTGTCGGTCCGCCGAGGGACTCTGCGCGTGTTCGTGCAAGCGGTGCGTGGCAGCGCGCAATTGCAAGCACGAGCACACGTACCTCTCGATGGGGTCGATGACTCCGATGTTCCCCGAGCTCGGTCCCGTCCTCGCGCTTGGCGCGCCCCTGCCCGAACTCGAACCGCAGACCGTGACGGCGAAACTGCGCCGCGCGGACGACCCGGTGCCAACGGCGACGTCGTGGCGAGCGGAGGTGTGCATGGACTGCGGGATGCGGGTGGCCGGTACGAAGCAAGAAGGAGTTTTCTGAGGCATGCAATTCTGCTCACGGCACTGGGATGCGCTGCGGGATGCTATCCGGCAGCGGGGTCTCTTCGATCTCGTGTCGAAGTCCGGCGAGGAAATCACCGGCAAGCAATTTGAGGAGCTGCAGTCCGGCCAGGTGACCCGGACAACTTTCGACCCGCTGATGGTGGCGCACAACGCCATCGTCTCGCGAGCGTTGGACATCGCCGGGCTTAGCCTCCTCGTGACAAACGAGGACGGCACCGACCGGTGTCCACTCTGCTGGCTCAAGACCGGCCACGACGAGCAGTGCAAGATTGAGGGTTGCACGCACTCGTTCGAGCCGTGGATCGGTTTCGCGGCCGACGACGTGCGCAAGGAAGCCATCCGTCTCGGGCTGATGGCCGAAGCGTGAGGGAGCACTCCATGACCCAGCGTGAAGACGACCTCAAGCTGCTCAACGTCCTGCTCAAGGAGCACTCGAGCGAGCTGACCGACGCCGAGACCGAGGTGCTCGTCGGCATGCGGTTCGACCTGACGGCGTACGACGAGGGGATGTTCCTGCAGCTCACCGACAAGCAGCGCACGATGGTTACGGCGGTCCGCGAGCGGCTGCGAACCATGACCCAGCGCACGTCCGACCTCACGCTCTTGAACGAATTGCTCAACAGCCACGTCGACGAACTGACCGACGTCGAGATGGAGGCGTTCGCCAGCATGCGGTTCGATCTGCAGGCGTACGGTGGCATTCTCGGGCCCGAGTCGGCGAGCGGTCGCCGGTTCCAGCAGTTGACCGCGGACCAGCGCGTGTGGGTGGTGAGCGCCCACGAGCGCATTGTGGGCAAACCGTCGACCCGGCTGACGGCCGGGGAGATCCCGCGCGGTCGCGAGGTCCCGTTGCCACCGGTGCTCCAGAACTTGCCCAGGCGTCCCCCGCCGCTGCCTAAGCCGGTCTCGAACGGGCCGCCGCGCGCGAGCCGCCGGCACTGCGGGCGCACCGACGAGGGGTGCTACGCGTTCGTGAACGGGGACTGCACGTGCGGGTGCTGCTCGTAGCAAGACGAAAACGTCGTATCGCTCCTTGATCCCACCACGGGATCGCGCTACAGTTCTCCGTGGCTGATGCGACTGTACGAACGGCGGACAGTCATCCAGTTCGCACGCCGCTACATCGATGCTGCGCAACCGTTATTTGCTTGGCTCAAGGAGATTGAGGATGCCCATTACGAGAATCCCGCGCAGCTCCGACAACGACACGGATCCGCAGACTTCGTGGGCGACAAAGTCATCTTCGACATCGGTGGCAATAAGTACAGGCTCGTGGTCAGCGTTCGCTACGCAAACCTAAAACGCCAGCCATCCCTCAACGGCATTGTCTTTATCCTCTTCCTCGGCACGCATGAACAATACGACAAAATCGATGTCGCAAAACTGACGAGGCCTCAATGAGTGTCCGCCCCATCCGCACGCAAGCCGACTACGAGCGCGGCCTCCGTGAGATCAATCGTCTCTGGGACGCGCGTCCCGGTTCGGTGGAGGAGGACGAACTGGAAGCGATCGGCGCGCTCGTTGAGGCGTACGAGAAGCGTGTCTACCCCGTACCCGACCCCGATCCCATTGAGGCGATCAAGTTCAGGATGGAGCAAGGGGGTCTCACGAGTACCGATCTCTTGCCGATCTTCGGCACGCGCGGTCGCCTCTCGGAGGTGCTGAACCGCAGGCGCCCGTTGACGTTGGACATGATCCGACAGCTCCACTACCGTCTCGGGATCCCGCTGCAGTCCCTCGTGACCAGGCCGAGTCGGGCTGCATCCGTTTGAGCCGCTGGCGCTGCTGGCTGGATGGGCCTGATCCATAATGGGATCCGATCTGTACGTGAGCGTGGAGTGTCGCCGCCACGGCAACCACTTCGGAGACCTGTTCGAGGGCCCCTCGACGTGCCTCGCGAGAGGGATCGTCGTCGACGCGTTCGGCGACTGCGACCCAGAGTCGCCGATCGCGCAATTCCCAGGTTACCTCACGCACGCCGAATGGACGAAGATGCAAAGCCACGAGGAGTGCCCCTGGCGGCTCGACGAGCCGTACTGGGTCCGCAAGGTGACGGGCGCCGAGTTCGTGGGCATCGTCCGCGAACGGCGGTGGAGGACCCTGCAAGACGGCGATTTCGCCGACACCGAGTGCGATCCCGAGCTGCGGGCGTTCGCGGCGATGGTCGAATCGCTGCTCGCTGACGGGCTCGACGTGAACGTGTGGTGCTGGCACTCGCAATAAGAGGATGGGCTACAAGAACCCCATCCAGCAACGTGCCGAGCGGCTCGCGAAAAACAAGCCGCACGAGAAACGCGTGCTCGTCTGCTTAGGGTGTGTGACGTCCACCGACTTCGTGTTCGGCGGCGTGCACAGCGACCGGGCGTGCGGGCGGTGCGGCAAGGAGCCGCTCGGCGAGGGGGCGGTCGTCGCGTCGTCCCCGTGGGCGGGTGGGATCGCGTTTGGGTAAGGCTGTGGTATCCTCTGGGGCATGGACCAGACCCTCCTCACCAAGGTGCTCGCCGGCGGCTTCGGACTCGTCTGCACGATGATTCTTGCGATGACCGGCAAGATCGACGGACCGACGGCGATGCAGGCCGTCACCACGATCACCGGCGTCTTCCTCGGGTCGGCGGCCGTGCTCGGCGTCGGTCAGGCGGTCGCGGGCGCGATGAACCGCAAGGCACCGGAAGCCAAGCCGGAAGTGAAATCGAGCACGTCCGCGGTTCACGCGTGAGCGAGGACGACCTCCGCGAGGAGATCCGCAAGCTGAGCCGGTCGCTGCACGGTGTCGGCAAACCGTGGTACGCCAGGTCGCCCTGGAAGGAAATCGTCGCCCACGCGGCGGCCGTGGTGACGGCCGTGGGCATCGGCCTCGTCGTGCACAAATGGACCGGCGCGCCCGTGGTCATCGAGGCGAAGAATGCGGCGCCGGCGGCCGCCTCGATCGCGGAGATCACCTCGGCAATGGATCGCGTAGAGATCGAGCTGGCGCTGCTGGACGCCGCCGCACCGGTGTCCACCGCGGTCGCCGCCGAGCCGATCCTTCGGTCCGTGGTCCGACCCGTTCGGGTCGACAACCGGACGGCTGCGGCGCCGGCGGCCGCTCCGGCGGCCATCCCTCCGCCCGCGGCTACAACCGCAAAACCGGCCGTCGTTCGGTCGGTCCAGGTCGGTGCGGTGCGGGTGGGGGACTAGTTCATTCTTCGTCCGCTTCCGGACTCCCACCCCCGCCGCGCGTCCGGATGCCGGCAGCGATCTGCCGGATCTTCCGGTACCCGTCCGCGCACTTGGCCATGTTGCGCGTGAGCGCCGCTGCGAAGCTCTCGTCGTGGTAACTCATGTTGTCGGCGATGTGCGTCGCCTCGTGGATCGCGGCAGCGTACAGCCACTTCAAGTCCGAGTCCTGCGCGGGCCGCAGGAGCTCCTGGCGCGTCCGGACGTCCTTGAAGGGGTTCAGCATGATCCAGGACTCGTCGCGCCCCTCCTTGTCCTCGTCGGTGATGGCTTGCGCGCCGTGGTCGGTCGAGAACACGAATCCGGCGCCGAAGTGCCGGTCGCTGCCGAGCTGCATCATCACGTACCGGCACAGCTCGACCCATGTTTTGGCGAGCTTGAGCACGGTGGGCGTCATCGTCGCTGGGAAGAATTTGCGTGGGACCCGGTAGCCCTCGATCTCGTTGACCAGGAAGAAGTCCGGCTCCCAGACAAGCTGCTTGATGGCCGCTTCGAGGTGGTTGGGTCCCAGGAACTTCTGGTCGAGCAAGATGGTGGAGACGGTCGGCGATGGCATCGACTGCAGCCGATCCTCCTCGCCCTGCGCGTAGCTGCCCATCGAGGCGATGATGATCTCGGTGCTCCGGGTCGGCAGCTCCCCGGCGCCGTAGGGGCCGATCTGGTCGAGCGCCCTTGATGCCCGTTCCTTCGCGCGAAACTTCCCGGTCCCCTCGAACTTCTGCCGGATGAGGCCCTGCTTGTTCTTGAGCGCGGAGAGGTTGTCCTTCGCGATCCGTTCGGCCAGCTTGTCGACGGCGTCGCGCACGTGGTAGTCGCGGAACCCGTCGCGGTTCGCGGTCAATAGCTCGATGGACGGCGCGGTCAGCTCGGCGACGAGGAAGCCGGGGATGGTGCCGATGTACGACGAGAACATGAAGAGACCGCGGGCGCGCACGTAGAGGTACGACTGCGTCTCGCCGGTCGACGGGGTGAAGTAGATGTCGGCCTTGTCCGGCACGCTGTCGACCATTCGGCCGCCGGTGAGGTCGGCTTTGGCCGGTGCGCCGTTGACCGTGAACCGGATGCCGGGCAAGTTGCACTTCTGGAGGAACCCGAGCGCAACGGGCGCGTCGGTCAGCTTGTCCGGCGGCATCACGACTTCGAGCCGGGTTCCTGTTCGCGCGGGCCCGCGCACGACCGTGTAGTCGATTCCGGCCCCCTCCACGACCGTGTCGCGGCTGTGGACCTTCCAGGAGATCCACGGCAGGAGCAGCAGCTCCTTGGCCTTGCCGAACCCACCCGCGGCGCCGCTCGGTCCGGTCTTGGTGGTGGCGCCGAGCACGAGGAACTTCGTGAGGATGGTCTCCTCGTCCATCCCCTTGCCGTCGTCCTCGCAGGAGACGAGCATTGTGCCGTCGTCCTGCTTGATGGCGCCGAGCGCCACATTCTTTCCGCCGGCGTCGACCGCGTTCTGGACGGCTTCCCGCCACCACTTGAGCGGCCAATCGTTGTAGTCCTTGAGCGCGGTGATGAAGAACTCGGGACCGATGGTGATGATCCGACGCTCGGACTGCTCGTGCAGCACGCGCCGCTCAGGCTCGGTCGTCACCTCGACGGTGACCGTGCGCCCGTGGTCGTCGTAGACCTCGCCGCGGAAGAGGGCGTAGCCACCCTCCACGATCGCCATCATCGGGAAGTACGCCTCGCTGCCCGAGTGAACGACGTAGAGTCCCGGCAGCGCGTCCAGCGCGTCCTGAGCGGTCTCGAGGAGGGTGGCCTTCATCGCGGCCGATGCCGTGGACGCGACACCCGCGCCCGCGACTGCGCCACCCTGTAGTAGCTGGGGGAAGCCTCGCTCATCCTGGACGCGAATCGGACGTACCCGCGCGCGCGGTCGGCCTCCCTTTTCGCCTCGCTGTAGTCGGTGAAGGGTCCGGCGACGGTGCGGCCCTTGGGGTCAACCGCAATGTAGTCGCGGACGACGGGGCGGCGGTGTTCGGCGACGGCTTCCACCGGCGCGATCCGGTACCCCTCGTACTGGAGAGCGTGGTCGACGCTGAAGCTGTGGTTTCTGTGCATCCAGGCCCAGATCGCGTTCTCGGTGCCCCGCAAGACTTCCTTGCCGTCGCGGGTGAGCACGTACTGGCCGATGGGTGACCGCGGGTAGGCTCCGCTCGGTGACTTGCGCGCGTGGTGGCGTCTCGCTTCGTGCGCGAGTTCGCTCTTCGGCGTGCCGCGCACCTCGTCGAGGTTCTCCAGGATCAGGTCGGCCAGTCCCTGCCGGACGTTCGGACTCTTCAGCTCCTCGTCGAAGGCGCCGAAGAAGGCGTCGCTGACCTCTTCGTAGGTGATGCCGTAGTGGTCGCGGACCCAGTCGGCGCTCCCGCTGCCGAACACGCCCTTCGCCCCGCTGAGCTCGAGAACGGTGCTCGCATCCATGTCGCGCTTCGTGTCCCACTCGAGCTGCTGGAGCATGTTCCGGGCGACCTTGCGCGCGTCGGCGGGCGACTCGAGTGGGATGACGCTGTTGGGGTCGCGCTGGCGCATCCGCTCGGCCTCGACCATCTGCTCCCACACCCAGTCGCGGAAATAGTCGCCGTTCAACTGCTCCTGGGCGTAGTCGGTGCCGGCCTTGGAGGCGTCGACCAGAATCTGTTCACCCTCTTGCTTGGGGGTGGGCTCGCGGGCGGCGCGGCGCTTGGCTTTCGGTTTGCGGGTCATCGGCGGCTCCGTATGCGTTCGCGGGTTGTGTGCGTGAAGTTCGGTGGGACCGTCTTGACGATCGCCGCCAGGTACTCGGAGAGGTGCCGCGCGACCACCTCGGGCGATCCGGTTCGTGCGCGAAATGGAACGGTTCGGCGAAAGACGTTGTTGCTCTGGTCGACCTTGACCTTCGCAACGGGAACGGTCGGGTCGTACGCGAAGCCTCGGATGTGGAACGACGCGCGGTTGTTCTCGGCCTCGGCGCCCCCGCCTGCGTCCCCCACGCCGGGCGGCAGGTTGATGAAGTTCACGTAGACGCTGCCGCCGCCCCGCTCGCCGGCGAGGCTCGGATCGAAGCGAACGCGTGCCTGCCGATCGAAGCGCTGCAGCTTCGACGAAAGAAGCTCGATGAAGGCGTCGGCGGACATGGGTTCGAGGCCGATGTGGCGGGCCTCGGCCACTGCAGGCAGTTTCCTCATGCCTGGCAGCTTCCTGACGAAGTGCTTGCTTCCACGCGAATGTTCGTACTCGTTGGGTCGAGGCGCACGACCCGATTGGTCGATCTCGATCGAACGCAGATCGAATGCAGCGCCGCCCAGTTCGTCCTCGAGACGACGCTTTGCTTGTCGCTCAGAGGTGGCCCAGATCCACCCGTCGATGGTGCCGTGCGTGGTTGTGAACGAGACTCGGTAGGGTTGCTCTCGCCGCGCCTCATCCACCTCGCCGCTCTCATCCTCCTGCCAGCTCGCCGCGTACCCGTCCACTGTTTCCCAGACCCACTGGATGTCCTTGACCATCTCCGGGAGATCGGAGGTGGTCGGGTAGGTGAAGTGTCCGATGTTCTCGTAGCGGGCGGTCTCCGACAGCCCCTCGTCCCCAAAGAAGTCGACGGCGACCGAGGCATCGTCGAAGAGGGAGACGACGACAACGACCTTCTGGCTGTACTCGGGACTGTGCGTCGTGAACTGCGCCGCCTCGTTGTGCTCGCTCCAGCGGAAGCCGCCGGGGATGTCCTTCGGCGTCGAGCCGTTCAATTGCTGCGACAGTTCGTTGGCCAGTTGCAGCGATCCGCCGATGCCCGGCCCTTCCGGCTCGCGGCGGCCGCGTGGGCGCGCCTCACCGACCGTGCGGCCGCTGCGAGCAGCGTCCTTCGCATCGGCCGCGGTGGGGTACCGACCAAGCTTCCTCGTCTGCACACCGGTCGTCGGGTTGACCGCCCACAGGATCCAGTCGCCGCCTGCAGACGGGTCGACGAGGAAGTGGCTGACCCCGTCGACCGTACCGACGAAACTATCGCGGTGGTGATGCCACTCGAGATCACTCGCGGCTCCAGGTATCTTTGGCGGTGCGCGGCGCCGGCCCGCCTCGCTCGCTCGCCCTCCGACCCGCCGCGTGTGCGACCCGATCGGCTCGGCGCCGGCGGGCAGCCGGGTCACGACGGCGCGGTCGCCTGTGGCTGGAAAGTGCCAATACCCTCGTTCTTGCCACGGGCTCGCCGACTCGTACCGCCCGTCGGTGCGCGGGAAGAAGAGCGTCATCTGCCGGCCGGCGACGAGGATGTGGCTGGCGCCGTCGACCGTCTTGGCGTGCTCGATCAATTCGGGGAGCGTGGTGAAGTCGGCGACGCGGTGGTGGGGGGAGCGCAGGGGGCGGCGAGAGGGGCGGCGTCGTGTCATACCCAGCTCCGCACGATCTCGTACGTGACCTTGATGACCCTGCCCTTGTCCTTGACCGAGAGCAGGTCGACGTTGCCGCGCTCGTTCACGTAGAAGACGTTGGGGAAGTAGTTCGAGTCGTGCATCGCCTGCACGCCGACCTTGAGCGCCTTGTCGAAGTCGTCGAAGGTGCCGAGACTCTTCCCGCTGAAGGTTACCGAATAGCCGCCTCGCCGCGCACCGATGGTCAGTCCATCATCTATTTCCGACTGGTCGAGCTCCTCGTCCTCTTGTTCCTCGTCATCTTCTTCAGGCTCTTCGTCCTCGTCGTTTTCTCGTACGGTGCGTCGGCCGCCGGGCTCCCCGTAGACCGCCGACGAGAATCGCTCGACATCGAAGGAAGGATTGTCCTCTCGGAACAGGCGCGCGAACTCCTCGGCGAGCCGCTGCCGCTCGCGCGGATCGCGGACTCCGTTCAGGATGCGCGCGATCTCGATGTAGTGCCGCTTGGTGAAGGCCGCCATCAACGTCTCCTTTTCTGTCCTGGACGAAGCGCTCCGTGGAACCCACGAGGCATCGGCAACGGCACCCGCTGTCCCCTCGCCCCGGCCTGCGCCATGCTGTCGAGCGTTCGCTGCGCGACGGCGGCGTCGTGACCGGACCAGTACACGCTCGCCCGGGTGCCGTCCGGCTTCGTCACAACGTAGGAGTGGCCGACGAGCTCGACCTTCGAGCCGCGCGGGATGTCACGCCAGTTGATGTTGGTGGTCGGGAGGTCGGCTTCGCCGGCGTAGCGGGGTCGAGGGGGTGAACGTACCTCGCCGGCGCGCGGAGAGGCACTTCCTGCTGGATAGTCGTGCTCGAGGTAATAGCGGAGACCCGCTACGATGGTACGGAGGTCGCGCGCGTCTTTTTTCGTCCAGCCGTGCTCCCCGCGTTCGGCCTTCGGGATATAGCTCTCGGCTTGCGCGATGGCACCCTCGACCCACTTGGGATCGGGGTACACGTGGCCGCCGTAGTAGTAGCTGCCGACCGGGCCGATGCCGCCATCGCCGTCCCCGCCCCAGGGGGACATCATCTCTCCGAGACGCTTGCGATCAATAAACCGCGCCTTGATGGATGCAGACCGTGCTTCCAGTCTCGAGCGGATCATCGGCCGGCGAGCCTCGCTGACAGCGGGAGCCGGCTTGCGGTGGCTGCGGTACCAGTCGGGCGGGGGACCGTGGATGAAAACCTCCCCGTCGGCGTCGGGGTCGCCGAGGTACAGGTCGAACTCGCCGTACGACTGCGCGGCCTCCTGGAGGGGATCTTGGAACTCCTCGTCGATCGTGTCTTCGTCGAAGAAGCCGCTTCCTGCGCCACCGCGACTCAGCCAGAAGTCGTGTCCGGCTCGCGCATCATCGATCCCGCTCTCGGAGAGCAGCTCGGCGTATCGCTCCTGGAAGTCGGCGCAGTCCTCGATCATCAGCTCCATCGTCTCGGGCGCGATGTCGTCGATGCCGTAGTTCGCGTCGAGCGGTTCACCGCCCTGCTCGTCGCTGTTGTCTGTCGTGCTCCAGAGTGCGGCTTCGATGTACGCGCGGGTGAAGCTGTCGAGTCGTTGCGGGGGCATCAGCGTCTCCTCGGTGGCGGTCGGCGCGCGGATCGTCCGCGCGGTATCGGTCGTCTGGGCGGTTCCTCGCGCACGGTCGGCCGCCTGGGTGGTGGGACGTGCGGCGCTGACCGCACGGGGGGCCGCCGGGAAGGGGCTTCCCGCGCCATTGGGTTCCGTCGTCGCGCCTCCTCGACCTCCTCCTCCTCGTCGCCGATGAGCCCCTGGATAAGGTCTTCGACGTCGCGAGTGTCCTGGATGGCGTTCAGGGTGTCCCCTAACAGTTCGGCTTCTTTCCAGCCGAGGTTGAACGTCTCGTAGCCCATGTCTGCCGCTTGGTCGCCGCCAGGTAGGCTCGCCAGGATGCGCCAGAACAGAGTCGGGAAGTCCTCCGGACCGTGATCGTAATTGGGAAGCCAGGACTGCAGCTCGCCGATGAGGTCGGCGATGGGTTTGCGCGGTTTGCTCGGCATTATCTTCTCCTCGTGCGCGTTCGACGTCGCGCTTCCTCGGTCCTGGATTCCTCTTTGCGTTTCGCCCAGACGTACGTCATGCCCGACGAGCTGCCCGGGATCTCTTCTTGCCATCCGTCGACGGACTTGGCGGCTTCCTCTACCTGCTCGCGCGACCGGTCGAGCTCCTTGGCGACGGCGTCTACGACGTGCTCGGCGTACGCGTAGCCCTCGGTCGACGGCACGCGGCCGCCCGACTTGTCGAGGTACTCGTAGCCGTTCTTGTCGAGCCAGTCGGTGAGCTCGTCGGTGCCAACTTCGCTCCAGAGGTCGTTGTGCTTGTACCCGAACACCTCCGCCCAGTGTGGGCCGACGATCAGGTCTCCGTTGACCGCCACCGCGTCGCCGAAATTCGCCTCGACGACGATCGACTCGGGATCGAACCCTGCGTCCTCCAGGTCACCCGCGAGCTGGTCGCCGGGCGTGCCCCAGCCCTCCGCCGCACTCTGGTCGACCATTCGCTCGATCGTTTCCTCGAGCGCCACCTTGATCTCGCCGTAGCCGAGCACGTCGTCGCGGAACGCCTCGTCCTCGTCCGCGAGGTACTCCGACCCCGAGATTTTGCCGCCCCACCACTTCACCTTCTCGGGGATGTTGATGTCACCAGACCATCCAGAGGGCCCAGGGTCACCGCGTCCGTAGTCGAGCAGTGCCTCCGCGATAGCGATGGCTCGATGCTCTGGTTCCATCTCTTCGAGCGCGTCTCTGGCTAGACCGACGGCCTGCATGGCGCTCTGGACTTCCTCGCTGCTCGGGTCGAGGTCGCTGAGATCGAAGTACCCCTCCTTCGTCCAGAATGGGAAACCCACATCGGCGGCTTCCCTGTCGCCGACGTTGTTGCGGACTGGGTCGATCCGAATTAGCTCAATGGCGTTCCCGTCGCCGGTGGCGATCGTACCGCCTGACGCTCCAGGGTCCATGTCCCCACCGATCTGCTCCCAGTCCATCGTCGGGATGATGATCTCGAGCGGTTCGTCGCCCGGCTCGATGCCGGGGAGGTGTTGCTGCCTTCGTCGGGAAGCCATCAGTCCGACCCTCCCATGTCTTCCACCCCGAAGGCTTCCGCGATCTCCTCGGTGGTCGGCACCGAGACGCGTGCCACGCCGACGTTGACGTGAGCGGCCCAGAGCCGCTTGCGACCGGTCTTCCACGCCTCCACCTCGCGGTCGGTGGGCGGCACGTTGTCGTCGTCGACCATGAACTCGCAGGTGAGTCGGCCGTCGAACGCGGCCCAGTTGTCTCGTTCCTGGGGGAGTCCGTAGGTGCTGGAGAGTTTCTTGATGAGCGCGGCCGGGCTAGTCGCCTTGACGAAGATACTCTCGGACAGGACGGTCTGCGAGTTGTCCTGCTCACCGTGTTCGTAGCTGTCCTCGACCGATTCCCACTCGATGTAGGTCGCCGCCCAGTTATTGTCGGTCTCTCGCATCCGTCTTCGAGTAGCCATTAGTTCACCCTCCAGTAAACCAGCCCGCCATCGGTCGTGTACGACTGGCCGTCGTACGACGACAGGAAGTGCGACGCTCCGTCGGTGTCGACGGCCTCTTCGGCGGCGGCGTCGATGTCGATGCCGGCGATCCGGATGGCCTCTTTGACGGCGTTCTCCTTGCCGTAAATGTTCTCGAGATACTCCATCGGGTCTTGGAGTTCGCTCTCGGTCAGCCGCTCGGCCAGTTCTTCGATCTGAGAATCGTCGGGCGATTCGAGCTCTCCGTCCTCGTTCTCCTCTGGCATGTCGAGCCCCTGCGCTTCCCACTCGCGCCAGAAGTCGCGGTCGCGCTCGTCGCGCAACCTCTCTTCGTTGCTGTCTCGCGTGTCGCCCCATAGATCGCGCTTCAATCGGTCCGTGTCGATGTGCGACTCGATGAAGTCCTTGTTGAAGATTTCCGGCTGATCGTCGAGATCTTGCTTGACGATCTCGAGCGCAAGCTCCCGCTCATCGTCTTCGCTGGCGACGACCTTCCATTCCTTGCCGTGCTTGCCGCCGCGGATGGTGATCTCGTACGCCTGGACGCTGAAGCCGGATCGATCGTCTTGGATCTTCAGCTCGTCCGGGTCGATGTCGAGTTCCTTCGCCATCTCGGCGAGTACGGCGTCCTCGTCGCCGAAGTCGACCGTGTCGGATTCGTGGATAAATCGGCGGACCATCACTCATCTCCTTCGAGGTCGGCAAACTCCTCTTCGATTTCAGCCCACGCTTCTTCGGCTTCGGCTAGGTCGTCGTACCACTCGACCTCGACAATACCGTCCGATCGCTCGAAGAGGATGACCGCCAGACTCTCGTCGAGGAGTTCTTCCTCCTCCTTGGTGAGCCGGTCTTTGGCCTCGGCCGCATCCTCGAGAATGCGCTCGACCGTGTCTCGATCGAGCGCCATGAAGCCGTACCAGCCGCCCCCCTCGGGGTAGCTCTCTTCGTGGTCGGCGCCGAAGTCGATCGTCGCACCATGCACGTAGCTGTCGATGATCGTGCTGTACTTGCCGGGGCCGTACGATCGGATTCCTTCCGCTTTCGCCATCTCACGCCTCCCACTTGATCCACTTGGGATCGAATTTCGTCGGGAGCTGCGCGGTCGACACCCCGATCGAGATTAGGATTTTGCGCAGGTCGTTGTATTCTTCGGCCGCGACCTCCTCGATGTACACCTTGCCGTCGCTTTCTACGCCCCAGAGACCGCCGCTCGTGAGCGTCTGGAGGACACCCTGGATGTCGACGTCGGTCTCCGCGCGCACACCGACGAATGAGAAGTCGCCGCGCTCGTACTGTTTCCGGCGGTCCTCGTCTTGGTCCTTGTACTCGGGGTCACCGCTGTCGAAGAACGATGTGTCCGGGTCCTCGTCGTGCATCACGCGCACACGAATCTCCTGCACCGTCGGTGCGGACTTCTTGCGCGTGGCTTCGACGACTCGCTTGCGCGACGTCATTCGGGAACCTCCTTATCTTGTCGAGCCCATCCTCTCACGGCACCGAGGTGCGTGCAAGGGCGACAAAAAACCAAGGCCGCCATGCTGGTCCAGCGCGGCGGCCTCGGCCCCATCCAGGAGGTACCCGTTACATGCCCACGACCAGCGTACGCCTGTGCGCGGCCGTGGCAAGATTATTTCGTGAGCGTCCTCGTTTATCGCGCCGGCAGCCGGCTCGGCGATCTCGCGATCGACGAGTGCACGATCCGCAGCGTACGGGACGCGGAGGGCCGCGCGTGGTGGCAGCTCTGGGCGTACGTCCGCCGGGCGGACACCGGACAGCCGTTCTACGTGGGGGTGCCCGTCAACCCCCACGGCCCGTACCTGGACGTCGGCCCGAGCGGCCGGCATTCGTGGGGGTTGAATCCCGTCTCGGAGCGCGATTGGCAAATCTCGCCGTCGATCGACGTGGTCGGCGACGAGCGGCCGGACGGGACACGCGAGCCGAGCCCCTGGCACGAGACGCCCACGATCGTGGGAGTACCGGACGGCGAACGGTGGATCACGGAGGCTCCGTGAAGCGGCGCCGCCGTCACGAACCAGGACAGGTTCTGCTTGCCAAATTGACTGTGCCTGCGTCATAATTGCAGCATGAGTGCTGAACTCACGCCACATCAGGAACGCGAAGTTGCAGTAGCTGCCGGTTGTGATCCTCGATCGGTGCGCGCGCATCTTGCGGGTCGACCGCAACGATCAACCATTGCCGCCCGCATCGCGACCGCGCTTGTTCAGTTAGGATACACTCAAGCAAAGAGGCGTTCGCGTGGCTGAATTGTCGCGCTTTTACGGCATCGTCGTCGCCATCTATTTCCGCGGCGAGATAGGCCGACACAATCGGCCACACGTGCACGTCACCTACAGCGGGGATTCGGCGCAGGTGGCGCTCGACGGCGAGATTTTGGCTGGTTGGTTGCCGAAAACGGCACATCGCCTCGTCAAGCAGTGGCTACGGCTGCACGCGGACGAAGTGGAGACGGAATGGACGCACGCTCGGCAGGGACAACGGGTGCGTGGAATCGAGCCGCTGGAATGAAGAAGGGCGTACTTCTTCGTTTGGCGGAAGTGATCGGACCGACCGAGGTGCGACTCTTTTTTTCGGACGGCACCGTCGTAGAGCGCTCCTTGCCAGGTGTGAGCAAGCTCCGAAGCGTTCGCATCGTTGACGACGGGCTCGGTCTCGATCCAGGAGACGGTAAAGGCGAGATGAGCGCTCACATGCTAAATCGCCCGTGCAAGGGGCGTCGCGTTTATCATGTTGGGGAAGCGAGAAGGCGTCCAGTCCGATGATCCGCAAGCCTTGGCCGAAAGACAGAACGCTTCCGAACTTCGACTCGTACGAGGACGAGCTTGCGTTCTGGAACCGATACTATGTTCCGTGGAATGATGATGCGTACTCGGAAGCCGTAGGCGGACCGCCAGCCGGTGTTCAGCCAGTGGAAGAGCAGTCGGTCATTCGACGCCGGAGGCCGTGATGCGGTCCAAGATCCGACGCCGTTACAACCTGCGGTCGTTGCGAATGGCGCTCGGCAAGACGCAGATCGACGTCTCGCGCGCAGCGAGGATGGCGCAGGGCGACGTGTCACTTCTCGAGTCGCGTCGGGATGTCAAGCTCTCAACGCTCGCGCGCTACGCCGCTGCCATCGGTGGCGCTACCGAGGTAGCGGTTGTTATCGATGGTCGACGCTACCTGCTCGACTTGTTCGACGGAGGCGCCAGAACATGAGTCGCGTTCCATCTCGCGAGGAGTTGTCGCGGGTGTTGGTGATGTACGGCGCGTTCGCTTCAAGCGGTCGGATCATGGACGAAGACGATGATCAGGCAACTCTCGAGCACCTCCAGCGGCTGCGCGCTAAGCTCGACGACGAGCGCGGAGAAGCGATCGAGCGGGTGATCCGTGGGCTGCGCAGTCTGATGACTACGGCTTCCTGAGTGCCCGCCGTGTGCGGAACGCGTGACGCATGGCCCACTCGAACACGGCGACGAGGTCCGCCGCCTCGTCCTCGGTAAACGTGACATGGTGTCGATTCTTCCGTCGATCATGCCGAGGCGCTGGCGTGAGCTAATCTGACAGGGTGGAGTGCACGAAGGACCCGATCGAGGGCTGCGGATCCGGGGTCCGGGTCGAACGCCGCTACCTCGACGGAGTTCTCGAGGGCATCGCCTGGTGGCACCTCTGCCACGGGGTCGAGTGCGAGGACTTCATGGGCACAGAGCCCCCGTGGCAGGACGGGTGGGTCGTAGAGCAGGTCCACCCGCTCACGCTGTCGCCCTCGATCCTCTGCCGTGCCTGCCAATTCCACGGGCACATCCGCGAAGGGAAGTGGATCCCGGTATCATGAGCACCGATCCGAGCGCCCGCGATTTCGACGTCCCAATTCGATTCCTCGTCGAGACGATCGACAAGCATCCGTGCCCGTACCCCGACTGCACGATCGCGGGCTGCACCACGAGCATCCCGACGTACCGAACGCTGGACGGTACGGTGGTCGACAAAGTCCCGGGCGATGTTTTCTTCCATCGCGCGCACGCGCTCGACGAAGCCGAGGGGGCATGCGCCTGGACCCACTGCGACGGACAGCACCTCTTCGTCGTGACCCCTGCGAAGGACGAGTGGGGGATCGGCACACCGGAGTACGGCTGGCTATGGCACATCTGGAATCTCGACGCACGCGCGGCAAATTGTACCCTGCCGGCCGACACCCTGCATCGGTGCTGGTGCCGGAGCGGGGACCCGCGGGTCCCCGGATCACTGCACGTGGCCAAGGACCCCGGACCGACGTGCAGCGCGGGCGGCGGTTCGTTCGGCCACCCCCAGTGGCACGGGGTGCTGCACCAGGGACGGCTCAGGACCGCGTGATGGAACGGTTGTCGCGGGGACGCAGGCGGCCGGCCAAGGACCGTAGAGGAAACGCAGCCCCAGCCTACGCTCCATCCGGTCGATTTGAAGTGCGCGCACCGCCTACCGTGCCTCGGGAGAAAGGACCCTCGAGCCCGAATTGGATCGAGGGAGGAAGCCCGAGGGTTCGAGGCGGCGCGCGCGCGACGAAGCGTAGCCGGTCAAGGGTCTCTTGGGATACCGTAAGGTCTCCATGCGAACACTCATTTGCCGCCGCTGCCACCGGCTCCGCCTTGTCAATGCGACACGCACGTGCGCGGCGTGCGAGAAGGATCTTCGAGCGCAGGAGCGGCCGCGCGCGGCGGCGGCGCCAGCGCAAGTCGATGGCCCTGCGCCGCCCGGCACCGGGGTCGAGGACGCGACGCACGACTAGCGCGTCGCCGCGTCTTCGAAGAAATAAGCTGTCAGGTCCACGTCCACCCAGCGAAACCCGTGGTCGGTCATGTCCTTCTCCATTTGGGACCGAGACCACCCGAACATCTTTCTGCCCTCGAGCGCGCTGACGAGGCCCGTCCGATCGCGGCCGTGCGAGCAGTGGAAAGCGACCACGTAGCCTTGCGTCCATGCGTAGTGGATGACTTGCACTGCGCCCATGACCTGCTCTACGGACGGTTTGATCAGGACGGACCACGGTTTGTCGTCCTCGGGCGGCATCGGGAATTTGAGAACCTTCCAGCCGAGCGTGGTGGCAGGATCGTCGGATCCCTCCTCGTCGTCGTTGAGCTTGACGATGACGACCCGCTCGCCGCTCGGGGCGATGCGCGCCGCGAGCTCCTTCCATGCCGCCTCGTTCGGTGGTTGGCCCATCCGCCACATGCGTGGGGCGAAGGAGACGAGGTTCGGGGTGCCTGCCGGCGTCACGGTCTCGTGAAACCCGAATCCACATCCGAAGAGGGCCAGGACGGACAGCACGAACCGGGGCAGCTTCATGGGGTGCACTCCGCGAGGGCGGCCAGCAGCCAGGCCAGCAACCGGAGGGGGTTCACGGCCTGCCCTCGACCATCGCACGGAAGTAAGGGTTCGTCAGGCCATCGCGGAGTTCTCGGATGCGGCGGACGGCGCGGTCCCGCGGCACCCCGAGCTCGACGAGCGCCAGGCCCGCAATGACCCCGGAACGGTTGCGGCCCTGCCAGCAAGTAACGATCACGCGATGTCCGATCCGCACATGGTCCGCCACCGTTCGCGCGGCGCTCCGGATGCGCAGGCGAGTCACCTTGTCCGGCGGGGGCCCATCGTCGAGCGGCACGTGCAGCACGCGGTAGCCGGGCAGATCCGGCTGGTATTCCTCGGCCGCGAGCACGACGACGTCGAAGGGGATGCGTGCGCGAGGAGGCGGGGCGCTCCCCTGCGCGAGCCGGCCGCCGGAGAGGAGGTAGTGGTAGCCGCTCATTCGGGAACTTTACCACCTCTTCAAGAATCGGCGTAGAAGACGCAGTTGTTCGGCGCCTCGAAGAGCAGCACCCAGTCGTTGTCACCAGCGGCGTTGGTGCCTGGAGTGGCGGCGAACGTGTGGCTGCCCGACGTCCCGAGTGTTCCGTTGACGGCCGATTGCACGCTACCGCTTGTGGGGTCCATCCAAAAGGCGCCGACGCGACGAGTGAACCCGGATAGGGCAACGGTCAACGATTCATTGGTGGGCACGTAGATGGCGCCCCATGAGCCGTCGGAGGCTTGCGCAGCGCTCGCGAAAGCGGCCCCGCTGTAGCTGCCGCCGTTGGTCAAGAAGGTGAATCCTGTATCGGGCACGAGGAGCCACCAGGCACGCGAAGCCATGAGGTTGTTGACGACGTTGCTGCCAAGGGCGCCTGTTGTTCCGAGCAACGTCGGCCAGCTCGTGAGAAACTCCCAGAGCGGCTTTGGGGCCACGGAACCGCCGCTACCAAAGGTGTATCCCATTCCTCCGTTGAGTAGCGACTCCCAATTTTCCTGACGAATAAGCTGTTCGGTGCCGGAGTTATCGAACTCGTAGCAGCTTTCGATCATGAACGACGGTCGTGATTGACCGGTATACGACGACTGCATGTTCGTGTGGATCCACGGATGCCCATTTTGGACATCTGTGTACACACTGTCTACCGTGAGCCAGGATTGGCCACCCCACTCTGTGCTCGCGTTGGTACCGTCTGCGCAGTGGGCCGTCATCAGATGAGTCGAATCGGCCGCGACGATCGCGGTCGCTATGGCGATCGTCGAGCTCGTGTCGGCTGGATTATAATCACCGCCCATAACGTAAATAATGTTTGGAAAGCTCGTGTATCTTGACCCGAAGAAGTTGCCATAGGCTGTTCGTTTAGCACCGCTGTTCGCCTGGAGATCAGTGTACCAGCCTTGGTTACCCCCGTTGAACCCGAGGTATGCTGGGAATAGAAGTACCATCATTCCGTAGGTCGCGCATGTGTTGATTGCCAAGTCCCACTGATCGAAATAGGCTGTATTCCATGTGGAGAAATCGGCCAATTGGGATCGATTGGTGTACGTGCTCCCGTCGGTGGCTTTCAAAAACGGCTGATCTCCGTTGAGGTTGGCCGCCGTACTCCCGTCCGGTCCAACGGGCGCCATATACAGCAACGTGGTGTTGAACCCCCGAGCGATCCGATCCTGCACGTACTGTGTGATGCCGGAGCTATTTAGTGAAATGCCGATGTTCCAACCGGAGTCTCCACGCATCTGAAACGGTACTCCGAATTGATCGACAAGATACCGTTTTCCAGTAGGGATGACGAGTGGAAATCTGCTTGCCATTAGTCGCTACCAAAGAAAATACAATTCGCGGCTGACGATTGTAGGGCCAACGCCACCATCGCCCAGATGTCCGATGTGTTTTGAGACATCGTCACGGCTTGGGATCCGACGGCAGCTCCTGCCTTGGTAGCTAGGAATGCACCATTGTTATCGATCCCTGCGCCAGGCACCTTTTGGGTATATCCTGCCTCAGCGGCCGTGATGTGCGATCCGACGATACCTGTCTCAATAATCAAGTCGTTACTGGCTACCGGCACGACTGTGGCGCTCATCCCTTGCGCCGTTCCTCCCGACGCAGCCCCGCCAAACCCTACAGCATCGAATATTGCCGATGTCGTTTCGACGATCCACAGATCAGGGAAGTCGCCGCCGCCAGTGCCCCAGTTGACAGTCACCGTATTGGCGCCGGCCTTTATGTTGGAGGCCAGGTAGGCGTGTATCGAGCACCCTGACGCCACGTTTACGAAAGTACCAACCAGTGAGTATTTGTTGCTGGCACCCCCGCCGGGTGCGTCACTCACTGAGGTGTTGGTAAGGTTCGCTCGCGTGTCGAATGATGTGACAATAACCGCGATTGCATTGCCAGTGACGTTGTTGGATCCGAACGCTTGCGCAAGCGTAGCAACTCCAGTTCCGGCGCCGTCGCTGTTGACCGCCCCCTGAACGAATGTGGGTCCAGCCACGATCTATCCGAAGTTGGGGCTTAGGATTCCCCAGTAATTCGTCCCGTCCCACTTGAAGGTGATGATGTCCACAGCGGCCGCTGTGCTCGTCAGCGTCGGCGCCGCGCTTCCGGTCCACTTGACCGTGCCCGGCCACGTCGCCGTGAATCCACCGTTCTGGGTGAGGTAGATCGTCAAGTTCTCGTTGGTGACAGGGCCGATGGGGGCGGTGAATACGAACGTGCACGTAGCACTAAGGGTGATCTTGTGGGTCGCCCCCTTCGTCCAGTCGACTGTGAAGTTCGCACCCGAGTTCCCGTCGGCGACGGGAGCTGCTTGCCCGACGGCCAACGCGTTGGCGAGCGTGGCGTTGACGATGGGGGTAGCGGGAGCGGCCATATTTTCAGCTCTGGGGGGTGGACACGTAGGAGACAATGCAGACGCCCGCCCCGGTCGCGCCTGTGGCGCCCGTAACCCCCACAGCAATCGCAGCGCTGGGCGTGAACGTGGTGTCCTGGTGCACGTTCTGCACGCCGCCGGTCGTGTCTTGGGGATTGTTTTGGGTGTACCCCATCAGGAGATCGGGGGTCGTCGAATTGCCCACTCTGATGAGGACGCCCGCAAGGTAGGGAGTCGTGATCTTGATGTCTGTGTCGCGCACAATGGCGTTATTGGGCGGGCTTGTTACCGAGCTCGCTCCCGTAGGGCCGAAGGTGAATCGAATCTCTTGAACCGTCCCGGACGGAGTCGCGCCCGTGGGTCCAGTTGCCGCCGCACCCGTCGGGCCCACCGAACCTGTCGGCCCAGTCACCGTCGACGCCGCACCCGTCGGCCCGGTGCCGAGTGCTCCTGTCGGCCCCGTCGGGCCGGTGACGGTCGACGCGGCACCGGTCGGACCGGTGGCCCCCGTCGGACCCGTCACTGTCGATGCAGCTCCCTGGGTTCCCGTCGGTCCCGTCGGCCCCGTAACGGTTGATGCAGCCCCCGTCGGTCCCGTGCCGAGTGCTCCCGTCGGGCCCGTCACTGTCGATGCAGCTCCCTGGGCTCCCGTGGGGCCCGTGGGTCCCGTAACGATGGACGCCGCACCCGTCGGTCCTGTGCCGATGGCCCCCGTCGGACCCGTCACTGTCGATGCAGCTCCCTGGGTTCCCGTGGGTCCCGTCGGACCCGTCACTGTCGATGCAGCTCCCTGGGTTCCCGTGGGTCCCGTCGGGCCGGTGACGGTTGATGCAGCCCCTGTCGGTCCCGTGCCGAGTGCTCCCGTCGGCCCCGTCACTGTCGATGCAGTTCCCTGGGCTCCCGTGGGGCCCGTCGGCCCGGTGACGATGGATGCAGCCCCCGTTGGTCCCGTCACCGACGCGCCGGAAGCTCCCGTCGGCCCCGTCACCGTCGATGCAGCTCCCTGGGCTCCCGTGGGGCCCGTGGGCCCCGTAACGATGGACGCCGCACCCGTTGGTCCAGTCCCGACGGCTCCCGTCGGTCCGGTGACGGTCGACGCAACACCCGTGGGGCCCGAAGGGCCCGTGGGTCCAGTCACGGTAGACGTCGCTCCCGTCGGGCCAGTGCCGAGTGCTCCTGTCGGGCCGGTCACTGTGGATGCGGTACCCGTTGGCCCGGTGACCGATGCACCGGTCGCTCCCGTCGGCCCGGTGACCGTCGATGCAGCACCCGCAGGACCGGTCGCGCCCGCGCCGGTGGCGCCCGTCGGTCCGGTGGTTCCGGTCGCACCGGTGGATGATGCGGTACCCGCCGGTCCCGTGGAACCGGTCGATCCGGACGCCCCCGTCGGACCGGTGACGGCCGACGCGGCTCCGGTCGGTCCCGTGACCGTTGCCCCGGTGGATCCCGTGGGTCCCGTGACGATCGATGCCGCTCCCGTGGGGCCCGAAGGACCCGTCGGTCCCGTGACGACGGACGGCGCGCCCGTCGGCCCCGACGCGCCCGTAGGTCCGGTTGACGCAGCGCCGGACGCACCGGTGGCTCCCGTGGCCCCTGTCGATGCAGCGCCCGTCGGTCCTGTGACGACCGATGCAGATCCCGTCGCGCCGGTCGGTCCGGTGGATGCAGAACCGGTTGCGCCTGTCGGGCCCGTGACGGCGGACGCCGCTCCCGTCGGTCCGGTGACCGATGCACCGGTGGCGCCCGTCGGTCCGGTGACTGTGGACGCTGCACCGGTCGCGCCCGTGTTGCCGGTCGGTCCAGTGGACGTGCCCCCGGTGGCTCCCGTGACGCTTGCACCGGTCGGGCCGGTCGACCCGATTCCTGCAGCACCCGTCGCACCCGTCGGCCCCGTAACGGTTGACGCCGCACCGGTCGGACCCGTCGCTCCCTTGTCTCCCGTCGGGCCGGTGGCGCCCGAGGGGCCCGTCGCGCCCATTGCCCCGGTCGGCCCGTTGCTCGGCCCCGTCGGGCCGGTGGCTCCCGTGCCGCTGCCTCCGCCGCCGCCGGTCCCGGGTGCGGTCGGGTACGTCTCGCGCGCGGTCCGCCCGCGACCGATGATGTAGCTCATACGGCTCTGCTAGAGCCTCACGCTGCGCTCTTGACGGGTCAATCGAAGCTTTTTTCGGCTAGAACGTCGTCGCAGTGCGCGAGATGGGCATACCGCGGGATGCCCAGCGGAGGCCGCTAACTCATGGAATCGGCGGCTGTGTTCGCGATGCAGCCTTCGCGAGCCGCTCAAGCTGCGCTTCGTCGAGCGTGGCTCGGAGGGCGACTGCGCGGGGATTGGTTTCGTCCAACGGCTGCATGCGCGGCGGGATGTACGGTCGGCGGATCATGGCAGTCTCTTCCACGGAGGAGAACGTACCACCGGTCGCCGGCGGCGGGGTAGCGGTTGCGCGCCTCACGGCCGCTCAGGTAGTCTTCTCCCATTCGGGGTCGAAAGGATTCGACGGAGGAGAAGAACAGTCGTCTGCGTGCGACCGGCGCTCGACCCGGTCTTGATCAAGCGAGCCGTTTTTATCTGCGAACGACAACGCGCACCTCATCGCGGCCTAGAAATCCGCGGTGCGTCCCGGCAGCGAGGATCTCGAGTACCTGCCGGGGCGTCAATACACGAGACAGACAGCGCCCAGCCATCGGGTGGCTGAGGACTTCAGGGTGGCCGAGCGGCGGAATGCTCGCACGCGAAACACCGCGAGGCCGTCGGGAGCCTCAGACCGACTACGCACGTGAAGAGGATGATTGCGGCGCTCTTGCGGACCGGGCTCTCGGATGCCCGCGACTCCACCAAGGCTGGTCAGCGCGAACGCATGGAGAAGAGCGAATGCAACCCGTGGGAGGCCCCGTAAAGGGGCCGTTACCACCACGGCCGTCGCTCTCATGGGGTAGGGTGGCCAATTCATGCCTTGGGCGAAGGAGATCACGCGCAAGCTGTCCTGCATCATCTGCGGGGAACCGATCACGGCTTACTCGACCACCTCGCCGCATCCGGAGGCCCCCGAGATGGTCCAGCTCCTCTCCGACCAGGCGTGGATCGGCATCGAGGGTCCTGCGTACGAGGGTGAATCGCCGAAGTTGCTCGTCGTGTGCTCGGTAAGGTGCCTAGACGAACTGCTTGAGGAGTGACTTAGAACTGCTCACGCGGCAAGCCGTGGAATCGCTCGTAGTGTGCCATCCATGACTCGAGCTCCGCCCGCGTCATCGATCCCTGCCCTCGGCAGCCGCCCCACACGCGGGACGGACACCCTTCGAAGGTGTGCTCCCCGCAGCAGCAGCCGCACCCCGCCATTTCGCAGAGCCGGTCGACGTCGCCGGCCCACATCGCTTCCTCGAGCTCGCGCGCGAATGCTTGTTCGTCGCCTTCGCGGCCGGCGAGCCGCACGGCCTCTTCGAACGCCCACGGGTGATCGCGCAGCAGTGAGTTCACCCTAGACCTCGCACGTGCAGACATACCCGCACGACCAGCACTCGAACCACCACCAGACTTCCGAGTCCATCGCGTCCACTGCCTCTCTTCGTGCGTGTGCGAGCTCCACGAAGGACACGGGGGACGGCCGATCGCAGCAGCATCGGATGCGGCAGCGGCGCCCACCGCGTGAACGGCTCATGGCAGTGGGATCTCCCGAACGCGACTCGCGACCGCCGCGAGGGTTTGCGCCAGATTGCGCATCTCGTCGCCGGTTAGCCGGCGCTCGGTGAAGAGGCGTTTGGCTGCGCGCTCCACGATGGCGACGTCGGTTTCTTCGACAAGGTACTGCCTCACCACGACAGCTCCCGCGTGTACGCCTGGAGCTGCGGCTCGAACCGTCCGAGCAGGATGCGCGCAGGCGTCGTCGTCGTTCGCCCGCACCACGGGCAGGTGCCGGCGCGCGCGAGCTCTGCGGCGCGCTCGCGACCCATGAGGTTGTCCCACCCGCGCGCCGTTCGGTTGCAGAGCAGGCCGAGTGCGGTCTCCGTTTGCTTGCGACAGCAAGGGCACCGTCCATTTCCCCATTCGCTCATGGCGGGCAGCTATCGCAAGAGCGCGGCCAACAGGAAGATCGCGGAGTTGCGAGCGGTTTCGGGTCGTGTGAGGAGAAGAACCGTTACGGATCGGAAGATTCCTTCTCATGCCGCCTGGGTGAAGTAGGGCGTCTCTCCGAGCAGATCCGGGGCCACGTCGTTCGGATCGAACGGCAGACCGAGGATCCTGATCGTCGCGCGCTGGACGATCGCCGTCCCGCGTTTGGCCACTTTGCGTTTGGCGAGGTCGGACCAGTACGCATCTGCATCGTGCAGGTCGTAGAGATCGACGGCGGTCAGCGCGTCGTCGTACCCGGCGTAGCCGCCGGCTCGGAAACCTTCCTCGACGAGCACGTGGCAGTACGGGTTGTAGTAGGCGATGGCTTCCGCTTCCGTCACGGGGCTCGCCATCCCCTCGGCATCGAACCATCCGTGCGTTCCGGGCGCGTAGCCCGCGGCCTTGGCCCACCCCACGGAGGTCAGCGCATCCGCCTCGGGGTTGCACGCCGCCGGATGCCAGCCTGGGTCGCGCGGATGTTGGATGAACCCAGCGAGGAAGCGCGCCGGGTGCGTGAGGATCCGTTCGAGCTCATCCGGGTCGATGTCGTCCTTGGGGTTGTTGCCCGGCAGCGGCGTGTAGCGGAGGATCCCTCCGTAGCCCTGGTTGGCGATGGCGTCGAGGATCGATCCGTTCGTGATCTTTGTGTCGGTGTCGACCATCGTGCAGGTCGGTGCGCGCACAGCGATAAATGTCATGGGGTCAGTGTATCCCAAAGCAGGACGTCGATGGTCGCCACACCGGTTCTGACGATCATCGCGACGGTGAGGAAGAGAGCACGATCACCAATCCGGTGTGCGGCGGATTAGGTCGACCAACGAGTCCAGGCCAATCGGCTTGCCGAGCATGATGTGGTGCAGCCCCTCGAAGGCGTTCTCTCTCGCCTTGGAACGGACGTCCTCGGGAGGCATGGCGCTCGTGATGATGATCGGGATCTCCTTCCATTTGTCGTCGTTTCGCATCAGCCGCGCGACGTCGATCCCGGAGAGCTCCATCTCTCCGGGGTCGATGTCGAGCAAGACCAACTCCGGCGATTCGCCGGCGAGCAGGCGCACGGCTCCGGCGCAGGTGGACGTGGAGGACACGTCGTGGCCGCATCCACGGAGAAACGTGGCGAGCGCCTGACGGGTGGATGGATCGTCTTCGACGATGAGGATCCTCATCTCCTTGATTCTGTCAGAAAAAAGCCCACCCGGACACCATGTCCAGGCGGGCTCCAGGCTGCGAAGATCCGGAAAGCTAAGGCGCGGTAGCGCCCGCAGCAATCCCCGGCGCCGGATGCGCTGCGAGCCACTTTGCGCAATCGGGGTACCCGGTCCACGGATGGTTCTTCGGCAACGACCACGACGAAGTCGGCTCGTGGACGAGCATGTCAAGCGCGGTTGCCGCGCTGAACCGATCGGCATGGTCTCGTCGTTCCCAAATCTGCCAGTATCCAGCGGCTTTTCCGTTGTCTTGGTCGCCGAGTTTCGACGGGTTGCTCGAGATTCGTGTCTCCTTGTGTGCGATGCATGCGAGCGTCACCGCGTACTTCCATGCCGCATCCGGTCCGAACTGCGCCAGCTCCCCGGCCCGCGCCCGCACGGCGCCGAGCACGTCGTGGGTGAAGGCGTCGAGCCGCACCGTGCGTGTCGCCGTTGGCTCTCCACCCACCCGAATCCCGCGACTGACATGCGGCGTGTCCATGTAGGCGTCGCTCAGTTGCTCGACCCGCCCGCGCAGCGGCGCGAACCACGGGTCGTCCTCTGGTTGTGACGGTTGTGCAACGGGCGGTTCGACCGTCGGCGGCGTGTCGATGGTGGCGGTTTGGGCTGCTGGTTCGGCTGTGGGTGGCGGCGATCCCGCGTGAACCGAGGGGGTCGCGAGCGGGATCGTGAGACCCGCCAAACAGAGTGTGAGACCGAGTAGCAGGGTTGTTTTCAGCATCCGGCGAGCCTGCCCTGGGTCCGCGCGCAAGGTCAAGCTGTCTCTGCTGGATGCGGTAAGGTTCCAAGGTCATGCCCGACGTCCCGCTCGCCGACACGTGCGTGTGCGGGTCGTCGTATTGGCACCGGCCCGCCGGCAGTGTGGAGGCAACCGTCCGGACGGGCACGAGCAGCGGGAGTCTCGAAGCATCGCGGTTTCTCTGGTGCCGCAAGTGCGGGGCGATCCGTGCCGTCTTCGAATCGCACTGGCAGATTCCGCTCGACCGCGCTGGCGACGTCCCGCACTCGGTGCCGCTCGAAACCGATGAGGTGCCGACCCGGCCAGGCACGCCGGGCGCGAAGAAGACCCCCGTGGGTACCAAGAAGGAGTAGCTACGGTTGCTGCTCTCGTACAACGCTCAATGGGAGAGAATGTAACCCGATCCGGTGTTCGGATCGAGCAGCGATCCGGCATCGACCAGGGCCGCGATCGTGATCGGCTGACCTAGCCCGAACGTCCCGGTCGTCTGGTTGAAGCTATTTCCGGTACCGGTCGAACCACCGCCGAACGACAGGGGACCGTTCGTGAGAAGCGTGGACGCCCACGCGGCGGCGCCGAATGAGTTGTAGAAGTTGCCACCTGAGTTGGCGTTCATGGAGTAAAGGCCCCACTCGGAGTTGCTATTCAGGACAACCGTTCCGTTCTCCTCCACATTGAATTGGCCCGCTCCCATGTATACGCCGGCGTAGGATGCGACACACCCCAACGTACTGGCGGACACGGAAGAACTCGGCAGTAGGATCGTCTGGCCATTGACGGCAGTTGTGCCGGATGTGCAGACAAACTCCGACCGAGAGGCCCCTGCGACGAATCCTGTATTGCCGGAGACCGCGGTGACTATCCCGGTCACGTCTGTACCTTCGGCCTGCGCGATGCCCGTTCCGCCCCGAATGTTCAATGTGCCGCTTACATTGGACAGGACAAGCAGAGATGAGAGCGCATAGTTCGTGAAGCTGTAGTTGCCACTGATCTGGGCCATCGCGACGGCCGAGACTCCAACGTTGCCATGACCGGACCACTCTCCGACGTTGGCCAAGGACGGGTTCTCCAGTACGATCGTATCGCCTTGCGCCCACGAGCTGTTGGTGCTCACGCCTAGAGACGGCGGAACGAAGTTCAGTGGCTGCTCCACGGTCGCCGATCCAGCGTCGACGGACAGAATGTACGCGTAGGATTGGCGGCCGGCGGCGGTCGTGTTCTCGAGGAGCTGGCCAGGTGCCGCGCCATCCGGCATACCGGCAACCGTGAGCAGAGTTCCGCCCTCGACGATGACTGGCTGCGTGACCACCCCTGCCTCGAATGTCGTGACCGTCTGCGGCGTCACGAAGAGAGCGGATCCACCTAGGGTGGAGGCATCTTGGCTCGTTGCGTAATTTGGCGTGAAGAAGATGACGTCGGTGTTCGGGATCTGGGGCGTCAGGAGGTAGAATGCCGTGAACTGCAGCAACGTCGGCGACTGCGTACCCAGTCTATGGGTAATGATTTCGCCGAACGTCGCGCACGGCAGCGCGATCGTCGTGCATGGGTTGGTGTCCGACCCGGTGGAGGCAACGTACCACGCGGAGATTCCCCAGGCGGGCGGGAAGATCGGATTGAAGGCGCCAGCAGATCGCGGGCGCAGCGGCTTGGGCTTCTTGCATCTCCATTTCCCGTCAAATGCAATGCACGCGTCGTAGTCGATGACCGTCTGCGGGCGTTGGTCGACGTACGGTGCGGCCTCGGATTCGACCAACGCCCCCTGCGAGAGTCGGTAGATCCTAGCAAACACCGCATTCGGCGCGTCGGCCAGGATTCCGGCGTCGGACACCTGTGCTTCCGCCGATTTCTGAGCGTCGGACGACTCAGTGACTGGACTGCACGCGAGGAGCGCGAGGGACACGAGCGCAACAAAAGTGCGGGACATCAACCGATTTTCTTCCATCGCCCGAATGTACTCTCGCGCGTACCGTCTGCGATCGATGACGTAGCTCATCCGGCTCCGTCTGGTAGTTTCGCAGTGCGCCCTTGACGGGTCAAGTGCGAGTTTTCCCAGCTAGAACACTGTTGCCGCGCAAGGCACGGAGCATCCGACAGTCTAGCGGATGCTTCAGTGCGCGTGCTGCGAACAGTCTCCGCACCGTCCGCATACGACGCAGACGAGCACCTGCAGGCCGTTCGCTTGGTTCTGGCAGTCATCGCCCGAGCACGCCGCGACGATGGGGTCGACGAGCCCCTGGGGTCGTGCACGCAACCAACGGTGAGAACTCCGTAAGGAGCACCAGTACAAACCATCTCACAAAATGACTGCCCATCCGACACCTCCCGCATTCACGGTTCCTGTTGCCACACGTGCGGTCCGTCCTCGGTCCATGATGCGGCTCATGGTGCGGTACTCAGGCTACCACTAGGATCCGTGACCGGACTAAGTAATACCTGAGACATACTTAGGTATGTCGGTTACGGTCTGGATTGCCAGCGTCAAGTCTGGGTCGAGATGAGGCGATCGACGGCGGCTGAATCGAAGAACGCCAGGTGCGCCGAGGCGTCGTTCACCCCGAAGCTGACCACCAACCGATCGCCGTCGCGAGCCAACCCGGCGGCGAATTCGATGCCCTTGCGCTCGAAGTAAAACGGCTCGGAGATGCTCCGGATCTCGAGCTTCTCGGTCAGCCGGACGAACCGGTGAAGGTAGATCCGTCCAGGGGTGTGGACGACCTCGTGCACGAGGCAGAGGAAACTGTCTCCGTGCGGGATGACCTGCGATCCGCCGCGCAGCTCAGTCAGATTTTCGTCAAGATCGGTGATGCGGAACCGCTCGGTGGTTTTCTCCGGCGCGCAGTCGATCACGATCGTTGGGTCGCACAGGTAGAGGAAACTGCCGGGTTGCCCGAGGATCGGCATCCAGTTCTTCTGCGCGCGGTCGTGCTCGTAGTCGCGAATGACGCGGACGTCCGTGATCTTCCACTCGTGGTCGATCGTGAGAATGCACTGTTCGCATCGTCCATCGCCTAGATCGCGGACGACGGCCGACGCGCGAAACTTGTCGCCGTCGAGCCAGAGCCGGCAGTCCTCGAACCCTTCGACCGGGTAGCTCGTACGCGGGAGGCCTGTCGCGTCGGTCAGGAGTGTGGGCGATCCGGTCGGCTTCCACGTCTTGTTCATCTCGAGGATCCAGTTTTTGGTGCGGATGATGCCGCTGCCGTCGATCGTGGGGTACTGCCCCTCGGCGACCGTGTAGTTCACGGTGCGGACCAGCACGAGCCGCCGGTCGCCCACGACGAGCACCGACGGGTTCATCGGCGCGTACCCATCGTCCGATTTCCAGTCGATCGCGCGCAGCTCGGCGCCGCAGAGCTCGCGCGCGGTCTTGACGTAGTGAACGAAATTCCCTCGGGCCTCGCCGCGCACGTTGGCGTCCCGGTCGATGGTCAGTCGGGCGCACGCGTCGTAGCCGGCCTGCCGGCGCGCGGGGAGCTTGCTGTAGAACCCGCTGATGGCGACATCGGGCGCGTTTTTGCGTTCGTAGACATCCTTCTCGACGAAGAGGATTTCGTCCGGGCAGGGCATCCGTGCGACCTGTTCGGCGAGGAGGATCGCCGCATCGCTCTTGCCGTGCTCGCGCCACCACCGCGCGAGCAGCGCCAGCGGTTCCGCGCGGGTGGGTCGGAAGTTGTAGGCGTCGAAGCAGGCGAGGACGAGCGCCGGCTCGTCGTTCAACGCGGCATGGCTGCGCGCGATGCCGTAGTGCGATGCCCAGACTTCTTCGTCCCACCCGCCGGCGGCAATCCGGCGCGTGTACCACTGGATGGCCTCCTGCTGCCGTCCCATCTCGCGGTAGGTGTTCGCGAGGTAGAACATATAACGGGCGTTGTCCGGCTCCCGGGTGAGGCCGTCCATGAGCAGGCGGATGTCCCGATCGCCCTTGTCGCCCTTCGACCCGCCGTCGTTGCGGTCGTCGATGGAGCACGAGTCGAGGTTCGGCGGGGTGTCGCCGGGAACAGAGAGAAACTCGTGAGTGACGCCGACGTACTGCGCGACCACGTCGCGCCGAACGAGCCGCGTATTCCAGTAGTGAAGGGCTCCGGTCAACTGCTGGAGCCGGTACGCGGGCGCGGTGAGCGCCCGCTTGTCCAGCGACCCCCGGAGCACCATGTCGGCGTCGATAAGCAGGGCGTAGTCCCATCCGTCGTACGCTCGTGCTGCCTCGAGCGACTCGTTTCTGGCCTGGGCGAAGTTCTTGAACGTGGTGCGGACCAATTTGCCGGGGACTTGGTGCTCTTTGAAAAACCGCTGGATCGTCTCGAATGTCCCGTCGGTCGATCCGGTGTCGGTGATGACCCACTTGTCGATGAAGGGCAGCGCGGCCGAGAGGCACCGCTCGATGATGGCGCTCTCGTTCTTGACGATCATCACGAGGCAGATCCGGGTGACCGTCGATTTCTCCTCCTTGTGCTTGCCGCGGGCGGCGGTGGCACGGCGTTCAAGCCGATTCATGGGGGTGTCTCCGTCACGTGGAATATCGATGATGCTGTCGTCGTGGTCGGCCTGGTACCAGTCGAACCGCTGGCCCTCTCGTTCCATCTCAGCCCAGGTGTTGACCTCCCAGGTGATCTGCTGCATCCGCCGGAAAACGGCGTGGTAGCGCTCGACGAGCTCGGGGATCGATTCGCGGTCGACGAGCAGAAAGCCACCGCAGAATCGCCAGTTCACGTCGTCGTCGGTCGCGCGCGCTGCGGCGGTCTCCTTATTCCAGCAGCCCGGTGCAAGTACGCATACAGACGGGGGATGGAGCGCACGCAGTCGGTCGAGGAAGCTCGCCGGATTCTTGACGACCTTCATCACCGCGAAGTCGATCCAGGCGAAATGCGAAGAGGAGTCGTCGAGCTCGCGGGCGAGCGCAAGGAGATCGAGCTTGGCGTTGATGAGCAAGAGGGAACCGCGCGCGTCCTTTTCTGACGAGCGGGTGCCCGGAAGCGTTCGGGTGCCGTCGTCGTGCTGGAACGGCCACAACGATTCGAGGTCGGTCAGTTCCACTTGAACGTTCGGGTGCTTGGGCGCTCGCTCGGCGAGCTGCCGGTCGAGAAAGAGGAGGATCGGCAGGCCGCTCGCGGCGAGCTCGGAGAACCATCGAAAATACGCGTCTTCGTCCACGGTTCGATCCCGCAGCCGGAAGAACGCTGAGACAAAACGGGTGCTGGAGATCGGACGTTTCAGCAGGGTGAGCACATCATCCATCCGGGTCGGTCTTTCGGGACGTTTCTTCTGAGACGATCCGCGCTCTCTGGCGAGTGCGTGGAGCCGCTCGTTCCACTCAACGCCCTCGCGGGTCACCATCTCCGCGAGCTCCGGCAGCCGACTCGAGCTGACCTTTTCCGCGTGCCATGCGACGACGTCGCGCAACGTGACCGATTGGAAGCCCGCTTCGGCGAGCACGGTTTGGATCCACGTGTCGCCGTACCAGAGGCGCAGCTCCGGCGGGATCGGGAACGCGATCGTGACCGCTTCCCGTGTCAGGGCGAAAAACGCTCCGGCCGTGTGCTTTGGGTCGTTGGTCGATTCTCCGGACGGCCGCACGGCGCCGGCGGCTTCGGCTTCGGTGCCGACCCGTCGACCCACCCAGACCTCTCGCCGGCCGCGCGCGCGGTCGAACCGCTGGAGCAGCGATGAAGACCATCCTGGACTGACGACGAGGTCGGCGTTCGCAATGACGAGGATCTCGGCGTTCGACTCGAGAAACCGTGCGGCAAGCTGATTCCAGGCGGGGTTGACGTAGACGTTCTCCGGATTGCGCAGGACCGTAATGGTGGCCCCCATTTCGTCGAGCGCCGATTTGACAGCCGGCGCGCCGCCGTTGTCGATCGCCACGACGTCGACCCCCGGCTCGCAGAACGACCGGAGCGCGCGCACGAGGAGATCGTGATCCTCCGCGAAGCACGGTACGCCGAGTACGATGCGGGTGCGCTGGGTGCGCGTCAGCACCGTGAGGCCGTTGTTGTTGTGCAGGCGGACCTCGATCCCCCATTCCGGATGCGCCGCAATGAATTCTTCGACCGCGGGCCAGAGGCCGGGACCGACGTCGCCCTCGTCGCGGGTGCCGTAGGTCTCCGTGTCGTGCAGCACGATGTGCTTGCGTACTTTCGGTCCGTGCAGGGCGAGCTCCTGCCGGAGCTGCGCGTAGGTGTGGATCGTGTCGATGAACAGAAGATCGGTCTCGTCGATGCCGACCGACAGCGAGCTCACTCGCTGGAAATCAAAATCGATCCCCGCTTCTGTGGCCACCTTCTTCTGAAGATTCACCTTGTCCCGGATGTCGTAACAGCGCATCCGCTTCGGCCGGCCGTGGAGCAGACCCCATGTCGACAGACCGACCCCCAACTCCGTCACGCGTTCGCAGTCTTTGGCGTACATCGAGAGCATCGGGATGTGCTCGTGGATGTCCGACGGGGTGTCCCGGGCAGCGACGTACTGGCGTTCGATCTCTCCAAGACTTCTGCAGGCTTTGCTGAGCCGAGACCACGCAACCCGGTCGTGCGCCGTCATGGAATGAAACTCGGGCACGTGGCCGCCGCTGACGAATCCCTCGTGCCACACGGCCATGCCGTAAAGCGTTCGCTGCCGAAAGCCAGCCTCCGAGAGCAGCGAATGGATCCAGTCATCGCCGCAGTGGATGAGCAGCTCCGGCGGGATCGGGAACGCGATGGACACCGCCTCCCGCGTCATTGCAAAGAAGGCGCCGCTGACCGATCGGCCCGACGAACCATCGACCGTATCGATGGATGCGGTCTGCGCGCGCGAGGCTTCGTTCACGCTCGAGAGGGCTCGTCCGAACCAGAACTCTCGGTCGCCCTTGGACCGCGAGTGGTCGCGGCGCAGCAGCAGGGAGGCGGACCAGTGAGGGGCTGCGATGAGGTCCGCGTTCGCGAGGACGAGGATCTCCGAGTCGGATGCGAGGAAATGCGCGGCAAGCTGGTTCCACGCCGGGTTCACGTAGATGTTCGTTGGGTTGCGGAGGATTTCGATGGACGGTTCCATTTCGGCCAGCACGGCCTTCACGTCGGTCGCCGCACCGTTGTCCACGGCCACGACGGCGACCTCGTCCTCCAGGAAGGATCGAAGGGCGCGCGTCAGCAGCTCGCGAGGCTCCGCGAAGCAGGGGACACCCAGCAAGATGCGCGGCATCACGAAGCTCGGAAAATGAGGACGTTGTCCCCGTACCACGGCATTCGAGTGAGTTTCGTCCACTCGGCTTTCACGGCGGCAGTCCTCGTTTCGTCAACCGAGAAGCCCTCCGCGCCGAACTTCGTGATCCAGTACGTCGGCGGTTGGCAATTGATATGATCGTGGCCCCCTTGGCCGATCGGTGCGGCTGTCAGCAGGATCGAACCACCCGGCGCGCATGCCCTGCAGAGCTTGCACACGAGCGTGTCTGCGTCCTCTACCGGCAGGTGCTCGGCCACCTCCATGCACGTCACGAGGTCGTAGGGAGGCGACGCCCCAAAGGCCGCATCGCCCGCCGTGATGTCCTCCTGCCATAGGTAAAGTCGGACGGCGGCGTCTGCCCGGTCGAAGGCGGCCGTGGAGCCTTCTAGCCCCCACGCATCCACGCCCAGTTCGCGCAATCGGCCCACGAATTGCCCCGGACCGGCCCCCACGTCGAGGACCCTCTGGGGCGAGAGCAGACGAAAGACCATCTCTGCGGCGGTTCGGATGTCCGCTTTCTGGAGACCCTGGTATGCGTCGAAGAAGTGGGCGTCGTAGATGCCGTCCAGGTTGCGGCGCGAACGGTGGTAACTCGCCAGGCGCGGGTACCTGCGCTTGCTCCGGAAGAACCGATCCGCCGCCAAGGTGGGCGCTCCTCCGGAAGGGTCGGTTCCGGATTCCCCGTACATGACCAAGACGTCCTCGACCCACCGCGTGCGGTCCCATCCCGCCATCTCGACCATCGGGAACATCGTGGCGTGATCGACCGCGCGTCCTGTCCATGTGCCGTCCGGGAGCTTCAGGTCGGAGGGGTCGATGCGCTGGAAGAGGCCTGCCCGGAACGTCTTCAGGTGCGAGCACCGCCACGGGGCCGTACGCACGTCTTCGTCCGGTGCGTAGGGGGCGTTCGTCGCGTGGGTGCGACCGTCCTCGGTCGCGAAGGACCCGTAGGTGAGCCACACGGCCGGGTCCTCATAGAGGCGGGCGATTCGCGCCGCAACGGTCGTGTGCGCAAACCAGTCGTCCCCGTCAAGCTGCAAGACAACGGCATCCGGATCGAGGTCAGAAACCGAGTCGACGAGGTTCTCCGAGTGCGTCTTCGGAGTCGGCTGCGACGCGGCTTCGATGAAGATGTGCCGCACCGGGACCGTCTGGGCTGCGACCGAGTGGCGGCATCGGTCGGTGGGCGACGCGCGAAAGCAAGTCGAGACGACAACAAGTTGCGCGCTCATGGCACCTCGACGTACCACACCGGGTAATAGAGCCCGTTTGTGAATTGGCTTCCGCGCCAGATGTTGAAATGATCAAACGCTTCGATAACGGCTCGAACCAGGCCGGGATACTCCCAGGTGAAATCGTGCCCCGCGAGGACCCCGCCCGATTTGATCTTCGGACCCCAGGCAACGATGTCATTCTGGACATCCGAATGTTCATGGCCGGCGTCGAGGAACACGAAGTCGAGAGACTTATCGGCGTAGAAGCTGGCCGCTTCCCAGGATGCGCCGAGATGCACCTGATCGATTGCATGCGCGATCGGATCGAGCGCGCGGCGGATTCCGTCCGTGCCCAGGTCGTTGAACCCCTGATCCACGAGATCGAGCGTGGCGCCCTTGTCGGCGCGAGAGAGCTCCACACCGAGAAACGCCGCGCTCCGACCGGCAAAGACCCCCACCTCGACGCAGCGTGCCTTCTCTGGCACTCGCTTGGCAATCCAGGCGTAGAAGTCTTCGAACGTAAAGTACCCAGGCAGGGTTTTGTAGAAGTGCTCGATCGTTTTCATAACCGAACGCACCAGCAGGGGAAGAAGTGCCCCTGCATCTGCGCATCTCCACCGTCGGTGATCCCGGGCCAGACCTCGAAGCGGGCGAACCGCTCGTTGACGGCACGGACGACGCCGAACTCTGGATTCTGCCAGTGGATGTAGTCGTGTCCGGCGAGCAGGCCACCCTTTTTGACCTTGGGTCGCCATGCGTCAATGTCTCTGGAGATGCTATCGCGGTCGTGGTTCGCGTCGAGGAAGACGAAGTCGAGCGACTCATCGGGATAACGGGCTGCGACATTCCACGAGCAACCCTTTTGGATTCTCCACGCCACGGGAATCTTGGCGAGCCGGCCCATCACGGTTTCTGGAGGGCTGTCGTGAAACTGGTCGACGAGATCCACCTGAGCCGAGACGCCTCGGTTGACCAGCTCCACCCCCAAGAAGGCGGCGGATTGCCCGTGGTAGATGCCGACCTCCACGAGGTGCGGCGACGGCTTGCCGATCATCTCTCCGGCCACCCACGCGTAGAAGTCCGGGAACGTGAAGAAGCCCGGGATCTCTTTGAAATAGTGCTCCATGCCCATCAGCCTCCGAACACTTCGCGGGCGATCTCGGTTACGGCGAGCTGCACCGCTTCATCGGACGAGCGAGTCACGCGAAACCCGAGCGCCGCCAACTTGTCCGGCTTCAGGCACGAGTGGGGGACGTCCCCTCGCCACCCTTGCACGTCCGTGCCGAACGCGATGCGCGCGGACGGGTTCGGCGAGGCCGCAACGCACAGCTCGGCAATCCGCGCCACGCTCGTCGAGTTGGGCGGCGCAATGTTGTAGATTGCCGGCCGTAGCGCTCCACCCTGTGTGTGATCGAGCACGAAGAGCAAGCCCGCCACGCAGTCGCGGACGTGCAGGTACGGCTTGGACTGGTGGCCGTCGCCGAGCACGTCGAGATGGTCTGGATGATCCTTGAGCTTCTTGCAGAAATCGAGAAGGACGCCGTGCGTGCCACGCGAGCCCACGACGTTGCCAAACCGACAGATAACCCCTTCGAGGGCGAAGCACTCCACGAAGGCGGCGAGCATCGCCTCGCTCGCGAGCTTGCTGGCGCCGTAGAGCGAGATGGGCAGGTGCCCGAGATCCCGTTCTCCGCACGGAACAGAGACGTTGCCGTACACGGTTCCGCTCGACGCGAGCACGAATCGCTTCACGCAGCCGAGGCGGGCGGCCTCGAGCGCGTTGTACGTGGCGATCGTCCCCTGTTCGAGGTCGAGCCGGGTGTTCGTGAGGCCGTGGCGCGCTTCGGGGTTGGCGGCGAGATGGAAGACGACGTCGTGACCCTGCATGGCCACAGCGAGCGCAGGCAAGTCGAGTGCATCCCCGCACACAAGGGTCGCCCGGCCGGAAGCGATCGGTTCGGCGAGAAACGCCGACTTGCCGACGCTCAGGTTGTCGAACACGGTGACGGGACCGCGCTCGACGAGCTGGTCCACCAGGTGGCTTCCGATGAAGCCGGCGCCGCCGATGACGAACGAATGCACTCTTTTACCCATCGCCGGCCGCGTACGGCGGCTGCATGGCCATCCTCTCGAGGTCCGAACGGCGCATTCCGGCTACCGTAAACCGGACTGTCACCCACCGTCAATCGGGAGATACTTAGCTGCGACCGACGATGAAACTCACCCGATTCCCCAGAGGTGGATAATCACCCGATCACCAGAGGATGTAGGCTTGCTCGGCGCCGGTTTGGCCCGAGTTGGCGGTGTACTTCCACCGCGCCACTTCGCCGCTCGTGGACAAGGAAACGCTGGTGGCGCTGAAGTCGCCCGGAGCAGCCGGGTTCTCGATCGTGATCGGCGGGCTCGGGGTAACCACGCACGGGTTGTCCAGGCTGCGCACTTTGATGACGACCACGTCGGCCTCTTGGACGCTCGCGGCGGAGGGCAGGTTGACGGCGCTCTCCGAGGTGAGCAGGATCCATTGATTCCGTGAGCTCGGTGCGTTGTAGATGTTGGCGTTCGGCCTCGTCCACGGGACCGGTCCGGATGAACCGCTTCCACCCGTAGGCGCGGTCGGGTACGTCTCGCTTGCGCGTCGCCCTCGCCCGATGACGAAGCTCATCGAGTTAGCCCACCCACATCAGGACGACGAGACCACTACCCCCATTTCCACCCCCGCCACCCTCACCACCCGCCGAGCTGCCCGATCCTCCGCCGCCACCACCGCCGCCACCACTGCCGGAGTTCGCCAGCGCATTGGTTGCATTGGCACCGTCACCGCCTATGGTGCCTGAGACGGCGTTTCCGTTGCCTCCGGCCGCACCGGGCGACGCGCTGCCGCCGATGAGGTTGCTGCCACCGCCTCCACCACCACCGAGACCGCCCATCTGGCCCGTGGAGGTAGCTCCCGCAGCACCTGCGGCTCCTCCTGAGCTACCAACCGCGCTATCGAGTCCTGCACCAAAAGGCGAACCACTGCCACCCGTGCCTGGACCGCCTTGCCCGAGGGCAACACTGTAAAAAAGGTATTCTACGGTGGCTGCGCCGGAAGTGATGGGGGGTCCACCGCCAGCCACCCCAGGAGCGGAGGTCGCAACGCTTAGCGGGTTGTTGGTCCCGCCAGAAGCGCCAGGAAATTCGGCGTACGTGGTGGCGTGCGCGACAGAAAAAACGGTTGACACATTGCCACGGCCTCCGTTGGCATTGGAAGCGGCGCCGGCGCCAGCGCCGCCCGCACCGATGCTGACGGTGAGCACGTCCCCAGGAACGGTCGAAATCATGGGTTCATACTGCGGAGTGGCGGTTCCACCACCGCCACCCCCGTACGACTGGCTGGTCCCCACTTGACCCGTCGCACCGCAGGCCCCTCCGCCGCCACCGCCGTAGCCCCACGCCTGCATCGTCGTAACGCCGGCCGGGACGGCGAAGGTCCCTCCCGCGGTGAATATCTGCGACTTGAGTGTCGCCGTCGAGGCTCCCGCTCCGGTCGGACCCGTGGTTCCTTTGGTGCCCGTCGATCCGGTCGGTCCAGTGACCGTGGATGCCGCACCGGTCGGGCCGGTGACCGACAGACCGGTCGTCCCCGTCGGTCCGGTCACAGTCGAAGCGGCACCCGTCGGACCTGAAGGGCCCGTCGGTCCGGTGACGGTCGATGCGGCTCCCGTCGGCCCTGTCGATCCTTTGCCCCCTGTCGGGCCTGTGACGAACGATGCAGCCCCCGTCGGCCCGGTTCCAAGCGCTCCCGTTGGACCGGTGACGGTCGACGCCGCTCCCGTGGGTCCGGTCGAAGTCGCGCCGGTGGCGCCTGTCGGTCCGGTCGCTCCCGTGGCGGACGCCGCGCCCGCCGGTCCCGTGGATCCGGTCGATCCCGATGCCCCCGTTGGACCGGTGATTGTTGACGCCGCTCCTGTCGGACCCGTGACGGTGGACGCACCCCCTGTTGGCCCCGTGACGATGGACGCTGCTCCGGTGGGGCCGGTGCTTCCGGTCGATGCAGCCCCCGTCGCGCCGGTCGGGCCGGTGACGGTTGATGCGGCTCCAGCGGCTCCCGTCGGTCCCGTGGCGATGGCGCCGGTGGCGCCCGCCGGTCCGGTCGCACCCGTGGACGATGCACTGCCTGCAGGTCCGGTCGACCCCGACGCACCTGTCGGTCCCGTGACTGTGGATGCAGCACCCGTCGGTCCTGACGTTCCCGTCGGGCCGGTTCCAAGCGGTCCTGTTGCACCCGTTGGGCCGGTGACGGTGGATGTGGCTCCCGTCGGGCCTGTGGACGCGTGGCCGGTGGCGCCCGTCGGTCCGGTGACGGTGGATGCGGCACCGGTCGGACCCGTGATCGATGCTCCGGTCGGTCCCGTGACGGTCGACGTTGCACCGGTCGGCCCGATCGGGCCACCGGACGGTCCGGTGGGGCCGGTCATTCCTTGAATGCCGGCACCCCACTCGAGGATGATCTCCGCGCTGCCGCCGTTGCCGCCCGTGCCGCCCACGCCGCCCGTGGAACCGTTGCCGCCCGCGCCAGCGCCTCCTCCTCCTGCGCCGCTGTTGGCGGGCGCGTTGGATCCTGCTGACCCAGCGACACCGGTTCCGGCCGCACCGTTGCCGCCAGCGCCTCCGGCGCCGCCGATCCCCAGCGGACCGCCGCCGCCGCCGCCGCCGCCGAACCCGCCCGCCTGACCCGAGATGATCGACCCGTTCGCGCCGCCCGCACCCCCGATGTATCCCGCCGGGTTGTCGTTGCCGAACGAGGCTGTCGCTGTGTTCGTGAATGCGGCCGACCCGCCGTACCCGCCCTGCGCGGGCGCGAGCTGCGCGAGTGGACCGATGTTTACGACCGTGAGCCCGTCGGCTGTGACGGGAGGACCGCCACCAGGGCCGGTGCCACTGACGAGATCTTGGGCAGCCGACCCGCCGGAGGCCCCGGCCGCCTGCGCGTAGACCGTGAGGTGTGCGATCGAGGCGACGCTCGAGAGGCCGCCCGGCGATCCGTTCGATCCGGGCAATAGGGCCGCACCACCCACCCCGCCTGCGCCGCCGAGTCCGACGGTGAGCTGGAGTGTGTCGCCGGGGATGACCGCGATCATCACCTGCGTGGATTCGAGCGCTCCGCCGCCGCCTCCCCCTCCGTTCGATCCGTCCGCACTGGCGTTGCCGCCGTTGCCGCCCGCGCCTCCACCTCCGGCGGGGACGATCGTCGCGCGCATGGTCGTGATGCCCGGCGGCACGACGAACGGTTGCGAAGAAGTGGCGACGAAACTCGCTCCCGGGAAGATCGGTCCGGTGGATCCCGTCGGCCCGGTCGATCCCATCGCTCCCGTCGGGCCGGTGGCCCCCGTGGCGCCTGTATTCGACGCAGTGCCCGCCGGACCGGTGGATCCCGTCGGCCCGCTCGGGCCGGTCGCTCCCGTGTTGGTCGCTGCACCGGACGCTCCGGTTGGACCCGTACTTCCGGTCGGGCCCGAAGTTCCCGTCGCACCTGTGTTGGTCGCGCTGCCCGCAGGCCCCGTCGATCCCGTCGATCCCGTTGGACCGGTCGTCCCGGTGGCGCCGGTGTTCGATGCGGTGCCTGCCGGACCCACTGAACCCGTTGGGCCGGTCGATCCCGTCGCGCCGGTGTTGGTCGCTGCGCCGGACGCTCCCGTCGGTCCCGTGCTTCCGGTCGGACCTTTGGTTCCCGTCGCGCCGGTGTTGGACGCGGTGCCTGCCGGTCCCGTTGCTCCCGCTCCCGTCGGTCCGGTGGCGCCGGTGGCGCCGGTGTTGGACGCGGTGCCTGCCGGACCCGTGGATCCCGTCGTGCCGGTCGGTCCCGTCGCACCGGTATTGGTTGCGCTACCTGCTGGGCCGGTCGCGCCCGATGCGCCCGTGGGTCCCGTGACTGTGGATGCGGCGCCCGTGGTTCCTGTCGGTCCGGTTCCGAGCGGTCCCGTCACCCCGGTCGCGCCGGTGACGGTGGATGCGGCTCCGGTTGGGCCCGTGCTTCCGGTCGGACCTTTGGTTCCTGTCGCGCCTGTGTTGGTTGCACTGCCTGCGGGCCCGGTCGATCCCGTCGATCCCGTGGGCCCCGTGACGGTGGATGCGGCTCCCGTCGGCCCAGACGCTCCCGTCGGACCGGTCCCGAGCGCTCCTGTGGCTCCCGTCGGACCGGTGATGATCGATGCTGCTCCGGTCGGTCCCGTGTTCCCGGTGGCTCCGGTGGATGCCGCCCCTGTCGGGCCTGTCACTGTCGATGCGGCACCCGTCGCCCCCGTGCTTCCGGTCGGGCCCGTGGTTCCCGTTGCGCCGGTGTTGGTGGCGCTACCCGCCGGTCCCGTGGCGCCCGACGCGCCGGTCGGTCCCGTGACGGTCGATGCGGCGCCTGTCGCTCCGGTCGGGCCGGTGGTGGACGGACCGGTCGATCCCGTCGGTCCTGTTACGGTGGATGCAGCCCCTGTTGCACCGGTCGGGCCTGTGGTGGACGGACCGGTTGCACCCGTCGAACCAGTCGCCCCGGTCATTCCGGTCGGCCCTTGGCTCGGTCCGGTCGGCCCCGTGCCACCGCCGCCCGATCCCGGTGCGGTCGGGTACGTCTCGCGTGCGGTCCGTCCGCGGCCGATGATGAAACTCATTCGGATCTCCCTCTCACGCGAGCCACGCGATGCGCACTCCTCCCGAGCCTCCGTTGCCGCCCGCCCCTCCGGTGCCTGGAGTAACCGTTCCGTTGCCTCCGGCTCCGCCACCCCCGCCACCCGATCCGCTGTTGGCGACGGCGCTGTTGCCTGGGCTGCCGTTGACCCCCGTGGTCGATCCTCCGTTACCCCCCGCCCCGCCGGTGGCCCCGTCGCCCGCACCGCCGAAGATGTTGGGTCCGCACCCACCTCCGCCGCCGCCGAAGCCGGGGGATCCGGGGGATGCAGTGCCGGTCGCGCCCCCGAGGCCGCCATGCTGCCCGGTGCTGTCGGGATTGTCGTTGCCGTCGAGGGCGGCGGTATTGCCCACGAGCAGCAGGCCCGACCCTCCTCCCGATCCACCCTGAGCGGGTGAAGTGCTCATGGGCAGGAAGTTCGTGACGGTGGTGGCGCGGGAGGTCACCGGAGGCCCTCCGCCGGGCGCTGCGGATGCGTCGCCCGATCCGATGGCGGTTCCGCCGGACGCGCCCGCTGCGACGACTAACGTGAGGGCGTGAGCCAGCGAAACGATGGATGACTCTCCGCCGGGCGACCCGTTGGTGTTGGCCGCACCCCCCGCACCCCCCGCACCCACGGCGATCGTGAGCGAATCGGCGGGAGTCAACCCCGTCATCACCCCGGTGGCGAGCAGCGATCCGCCGCCTCCCCCTCCCCCATTGGATCCGGTTCCGCTCGTGGCTCCAGCCTGAGCTCCGGCGCCGCCTCCTCCGCCGCCGTAGATTTCGTAGCTGGCCCCCGTCACTCCTGCGGGCACCACCCACGCTCCGGTGGCTCCCGTAAAATTCAGCACGTGCAACGTGAGACCACCAGCGCCGGTTGGTCCCGTCGATCCGGCACCGGTGGCACCCGTCGCTCCCGTAGCGCCCGTGGACGCGGCTCCCGTCGGACCGGTGGCACCCGTGCCCGATGCGGTTCCTGCGGGACCCGTCGCGCCGGTCGGCCCCGTGACGGTGGACGCGGGGCCCGTCGCGCCGGTGGGCCCGGATCCTGTCGCTCCCGTAGCTCCAGTCGTTCCTGTTGCCCCCGACGGCCCCTGGCTCGGTCCGGTCGGGCCCGTGCCGCCTCCGCCGCCCGATCCCAGTGCGGTCGGGTACGTCTCGCGTGCGGTCCGTCCGCGGCCGATGACGAAGCTCATGGTGATGGATTGCCTTGATGACGGTGACTGAGGGGGTAAAAAAAGGACGCGTAAAGGTAAGACCTATCCCGGAGGAGACTCGTGTTGGTTGGGGGATCGCAGACTGATGGCCTGATCACGAGGACGCGAAGCCCAGCTCCAGCCGGAGTACTCCGAGTCGTAGACCTTCTGTCCGATCAGGCCCGAGATGTGCGCGAGATGTTCGCGGTACACCGCCTCGTCGAGGAGCTGGCGGGGTGCGCCGTTCTGGGTAGCACCCGACTTGTTTTTCAGGTTTTTCAATTTTCGGCGCATCGGTTCTCCTTTTTTCGTCTCATGACAGCGGCCGTACGTGCCGCAACGTGATGGCGAAATCGCGCGGGCGGGACGCGTTGCTCCAGCCGCTGAACTGCGCCGGCCAGTGGGTGTCGACGGCGACAAAGTTGCGGTGCTCGCGGTACGTTGACTCGTCGATGAGCGACCGAGGATGACCGGCGCCGTTGCTGTTCTGCACACCACCGGATTTGCACTTCAAGGTCGTCATTTTTCTACGCATGGGACTTCTCCTAATTTTGCCGATTCTCGATCTTCGACGACCTTGTTCATGCTGGCCCGCACGGCCGCCGCCTCCTCGGCCGTGAGCTGCAGGGCCATGTGCACCCAGTGCGCTCCGGCCGGGGTCTGGGGGTTGGCGAGTCGGATGGCCGGGTCCGGCCACAGGCAGCCGCGGCCGCGAACGGCACCCTTCTGGACGGCTTCGTCGGTTTGCGCTTGGTACCGACGGAGCGCGTCGATCGGGACCCTCTTTGCGAGCTCCGTCCATTCCGTCATCGGGTCGGCGGGAAGCGCATGGGCAACGGCCACCGAGGGACCCATGCTCCCGATGTTCTTGATGTTTCGTAAGCTGATGGCGAAATCACGCGGCCGCCTGGCGTTGGTCCAGCCGCTGTACGCTGGATCCCAAGGTGCCGCGAAACTATCCTGAACGGCCCGGTGTTCCCGGTACACCGCCAGGTCAATGAGGGCCCTTGGAGCGCCGTTCTGCGAATGCCCCTGCTTCGCGCGGAGGGTGGTGAGCCGTCGCCTCATGGGACTTTCTCCTCGTCCGGATCGCCGAGCAGCTTCAAGAGCACGGCGTCCGTACCTATCGACAAAACACTGGTCGCCGCCCCCACCAGGACGGCGTCGACGATGCGGCCGACCAAGACGGCATCCACGCCGTGGCCGTGGTCCACCGATGCGATTCCGCTCGCGCCCGCCGCGAGACCGATCCACATCCCCATGCACTGGCTGCACCGGAAAAGCGCGGGCCACACCCGCTGCAACGGCCGGAAGATCGTGCCGCGCACGAGAATGAGGGTCAGGCCGACGAGCGCGACGAAGATCATCGCCGCTGCGTCGTCAGGAGGCGGACGAGTCGCTCGGCGGCTTCGGGTCGGAGCTTGATCGTGCCGACCGAACCGGCCTCAGTGTCGGCATCTATCAGCTCGACGGAGCCGTCGTCGAAGAGCTTCACGGTCGGGCATCGGGCATACCCACAACAAAGTTCTTCTTCGTGAATCTTATTCGATTCCATGATACAGACCTCCAGCATTGAAATAGCCCCGCGCCGTGCAACCGGCCGGGGCCTGGCTCGACCTCACGGAAGGAGGCGAACGATGGGAACGTACCACGCTTGTCTCGAATGCAACGCGTCGCTGGCTGGGAAACGGGCAGGAACCAGAAGCCCGAGACAGTTCTGCGACAAGAGTTGCGCGCAGAGTTACCGAAACAGACTTCGGGCTACGCGCACCGCAACTCCACCACCATCGGTTGCCGGTGCTCGATGGATCGCACTGACGAAGAGCATGTTCGCTTTGGTCGACGAAGCCGATTTTGCCGACGTGTCTCGGTGGAACTGGTGCGCCATTCGTTCGCGCAGCAAAGCGGGCGGTCTTTACTCCTGGTACGCCATCCGCGGTAGAGCACCAAGTGACGCAGGCGGAAAGAAGGCTCCCGTTTCCTTGCACCGATACCTTCTCGGCGAACCACCCGAAGAGGTAGACCACTGCAACCGAGACGGTCTGGACAACCGCAGAGAGAACCTTCGTAAGGCGACCACTCAGCAGAACATGATGAACTCGCCGAGTCGTAGAGGTTCGTCGAAGTTCAAGGGTGTGTCGTGGTGGGTTCGAGATCGAAACTGGCGCGCATCGATCCGATCCGACTACAAAACGATCCACCTCGGACGATTCACCACCGAAGAGGACGCCGCGCTGGCGTACGACGAGGCCGCGCGCCGACTGCACGGCGAGTTCGCCCGCGTCAACTTCCCTCGTGACGGTGAACGGTCCGCTCTGCATGACTGATCTTCTTGTCCGTGTCTACGGTACCACGCGGCTCAACCGCGCTACAATCACCGAACTAGGGAATACTCAGGACATACTTGGGTATGTCCGTTGACGATTCGCTGAGTCCCGCGCTACCGTGACGGAATGCTCGCAACCGCCCTGGAGTTCGCCCCCGGAACGACCCCCGACTGCAAGCGCCTCGTGACGCGACTCTTCCAAGAGCCCGGCGCGGTGCTCGGCGCGTACCGCGCGGCGCGTCAGCAGTTTCGAACCGGTGACATCGTCCTCGAGACCGCGGAGTACGATCCGTCCGGGTTCAAGGCGATGCCGCGCGCACGCTACGTCGACACCAAACGGAGCGATCCCAACGGCGCCAAAATTATCAACGCCCTCACGATCGCGCACCAGTCAGCCCACAAGGTCGCGAGCCTGCCGTGGGAGGCGGACGCCTTCTGGCTCGTGATCAACCTGCGCGACGACATGCCGGTGATGATCGCCCTCTTCGCGGCTCCGTACGCGACCGGTCGCGACGCGCGCGAGCCGATGATCCTGAGCTAAACCTCACCGGTCTCGACTTGACCTAGACCTCAAACGCGACTACATTTGCGGCATGCAGTTGACCATCGAGTTCGACCGTGAGGGAGGTCGGTACGTCGCTGACGTGCGGGAATTGCCCGGTTGCCATGCCTATGGCCACACACGGGCCGAGGCGGACGCACGTGTGCGCGTGTTGGCGCTGCGCATTCTTGCCGATGATGTAGAGCGAGGGGCGCTGCGAACGGAGGACATCGAAGAACTGTTCTTCGGTACAGCCAGTCTCCCCGGTCGAAGACCTCGCCTCTTCGAGGCGGCGAACGTACCCAATGCCAAGACGATCGCGGCGATGCGCGAGCCGCGTCGAGGGCCGCGTTTCGCCAGCATCGAGGAGCTTCTGGCGGATCTGCATGCGGAAGATTGAGCGAACCACCGCGTTCAAGCGTGACTTCAAGCGAGAGATGCGGGGACAGCATGGGCCAACTCTCGATCAGCGACTCGCAGCGATCTTGGTCCCATTGTCGAACGACGCGCTGTTGCCTGAGTCCTGCAGAGACCACGCGCTGAGTGGCGAGTGGTCCGGTCACCGTGAATGTCACGTGCGGCCAGACCTGCTGCTCGTCTACGACAAGCCAGACAAGAACACGCTGCTACTCGAACGCCTTGGGTCGCACGCGGAACTGTTCGGCAAATGAAGACGGTTCCTCGGACAATGGCGCTGCGCGAGGTGAAGACTCGTCTCAGCGAGGCGGTCGACTCTTCACAAGGCAGTTACGTGCTGGTGACCAGGCACGGGCGACCTGTCGCGGTCCTTGTTGGCGTCGAGGGGATTGACCTGACCGAGGTGGCTACGCTCGGTGCCACGCTGGCTTCTCTCTACCCCGTCAAGTAAAACAAGGGACTACTTTACGACGGCGCCGACGACGCCGCCCGCGACCGCGGTGGCAGCGAGGATTTTCCAGTTGCGCTGCAGGCGCGTGGCGACGCCGCGGACGCCGCCGAGGTTGGTCCCCTCCCCGAAGAACGTCGTCGCAAAGGCGGCGGCGGCGGCGGACATCGCGGCGCCGCCGACGAAGGCCCCCACCTTGCCAGCGGGCACGGAGAGGATGCTCGATTCCGCCGCAGGTTTGGCGAAAGTGCTCTGCGGCGCGAGGCCCACGCCGAACCCGGGAGCCGGTCGGCCGCCGAACTGGATGCGTTCCATGCCCTCGAGCGTACGACGGTTCGGCGAGCGCGTCTACGCAGTCGCGCGGGTGCGGGCGGCCGCCGCCAGCGCCACGCCTCCAACGACGACGACGGCACCGCTCACAAGCAGGACGGTGGTCGTGTTCTCCGCGAACCAATCGAGAAAGCCGCCCTGCTGGGGCGCATCGGATGCAGGGGGAGACCCTCCCGGCAGTCTCGGAGGCGGCGCGGATCCTCTCGGCACCGTCTTTGATGCGAGAGACGCCGCAAGGCTCGCTGCCTGCTGGTAGGCGTCGATCATGTCGTGGACGATCCCCTTCGCCATCTCCACGTCCGAACCGGTAGCCCCCGTGATGTTCGCGAGCTCTCCGTTCTTCTGCCACACGAGCTGCGTCCTCTTCATGACGTCGGGGCTGCCGCCGGACAGCGCGTCGATGGCGGGACCCACGACACTGACCGCCGCGTTTCCCGCCGCCTGCAGGTCGGCGACTGCTTTGTTCGGATTGGTGATTCTCGGGCTGCGGTACTGCGCGAACGCAGCCTGCAGCGCTGCGATGCCCGGACCGATGACATCGGGCGCGCCCACGCCGAACCAGGCCACCGGTCGGCCGTTGAACTGGAGCATGCGGACCAGCGTACGCCGCTTCAGGCGGCTGGTCTACGCGGCGGCAGGTACGCGGCGGCTGCGACAGGAGCGAGTTTGACCGCCGCGACGACACCGCCGACCACCACCACCCCGACCACGACCCAGAGCTGCCACGGGATCAGGTTGCTGGCAGCTTTCCCCGCCGCTGCTGCGGCCCCTTCGAGGGCTTCGGTCGCGATGTTCCCGATTTTCTGGAGTCCCCGTGAACCGACCAGGCCAAGGATCCCGAGAAAGTCCGCATCGATGGCCACAGACTGCAGGTCGGTGAGCACCTTGCGTTGCACGTCCGGCGACGGTGGATCCGGCCATTTCATGCCGGGCGCGAACTTGTCGACCTTTTCGTCGGCGGCGAGGTTGCTGATCCGCGTAATCGTGTCTTCCCAGGACTTGAGAATGATGCCGGATTGTTCTTCGATCCGGTTCGGCGTCAGCCCGGCGAACTGGTTCCACGCCGCGAGCATGGTCTGCGCCTGATTGCGGTACGCGGCGCCCAGCTTCTTCAGCTCGTCGGTGGTGAATCCGGTCGGTGGGTGAGCCGCCACCATGTCGAACGAGTCGGCCACGGTCGTCATGTTTCGGAGCATTCCGAGGACGTACGGATCCCACGCGCCGCGGTACGCGAGGACTGCGGCGACGACCGCGGACTGCGGCGGCGCGGCGGCTCCGAGAAAGCCAGCAACGGCACGGCCGCGGAATCGAATCGATTCGGTGATCATTTTCGCTTCCTCCGAAACGTCCGCCGAGCAATTTCTTCGAGGGCCCATCCGGTCGCCGTAGAGACGAGGCTCATGACCAGGGCGTACTTCCACGGCGACGGGTGGGGAGGCGCAGCCGTCGCCGGCGCATCGAGGTGCCCCACTCCAGTGCTCATCCGTCCGCGCAAGAGATTCGCCATCTCGAGCGCGGTGCGCTGCGTGGGCACGATCCCGCCGCCCGGTTCGGTGCAGCCGCCCCCGTCGACCAGCGCGTCCCCTCGCCCAGAAGCGATGAGGCGATCCATGTCCTGGAGCTTGTTGCGCGTCGCGACCCACTCGGGCAGCGGCATCGATCCGAGGCCGAACCCGATGACCAGCCGCCCGTTGCGGTGGATGCCGTCTTGCACGCCGTTCAACGTACCACGGGCTAGTCCGGGAGTGTCGGAGGGTCGTTGCGGAGCTGCGCGGTGAGGCAGAACTCAATGAGATGCTGCAGGCGTGACACGTCGATGACTCCGGAGGCCCAAGCGCGATCAGCGGCTTCCAGCGCTCGGACGTATGCAATGGGAGCGTACTTGATTCGCTGCGGTACGGGACTTTCGCCACCGAGTTCCTTGCCGAGTCTCTGGCACATGATCAAGTAGGATACGGCCCTGGCGGTTCGACCGTTGCCGTCGTCGAACGGATGAATCCACGCGATCTTCCACATGACGAAGGCAGCGAGAAACATCGCTTCACTCTCGTCCTCGGCATCGTACTCGTTGACGAAGGTGCACACGTCTTGCACAAGACGGTCGACGTCCACATACGGCGGAGGCTCATGGTGCGATCCGAAGATTTCGACGTCGCTTGTTCTCCATCGACCGGCGTTCGGAAGAATATCCTGCATTGCAACTTGATGAAGGCGGAGGATCATCCGCGGCGTCAGCGTTCGGTACGCAGGTGACCGTAGAGATTGACGCATCCACTGTCGTACCATCCGCAGTTGCTCAAGGCCGCCTTCGGCCTCACGGATCTCGGGTTCGTCCGAATCGTCGTCGTACCCCCACCCCACTAGCCGGACATGCGGCGGCGTTCGCGCAACCTCTCCGCTGCGATGTCGACGATCTCACGCGTTACCCGAGGATTCTCCAGGCCGATGTTTCCGACGACGAAGTTGCGCGACTGCTCTTCGCGCTCCGCCTCGGTCATCGGGCGCGACTCTCGAATCAGTCGGGCGAGTTCGCGGGTCATGGTCGTCTAGTGTAGCGGCTGCATAATTCTAGCGCAAATGCCGGAAAATCACCGTATTCGCGCTGCCGCTGCTGTCTGTGTCTCGGATCCGTTCTTGGCTGCCTGGTACGCGCCCACGGCCTTTCTCGCCCGCTCGCCGGCCATCCCACGCACGCTCCCGGGTTCGCGCAGCTCGCGCAAGATCGATCGGGGGTCGACGTCGTGCGTGGCGGAGAGGCGGCGGAGGGTCGCGGCGGGGATGGTGGGCATCGGTTTCTGGAGTTCATGTTTCCACGATGCGATCACGGTGTCTACACCATGCGAAGAATCGTGCGTGGACGCTCGTCGATCGATTGACGAGGTCACACGCACTACCGCAGAGTTCCCGGCGTAGGTCCGAGGGATGTCATCGCGAGCCATCATCTATACCGAGGTTGCGACGATCAAAATGACCCCCGAACAGCGGCGGCTTATCAGCCAACGTGCGAAGCACTGCGGCGTGCGCGTCTCCGTGTGGATGCGATCGGTGCTCCTGCAGGCGGCGCAGTCCGCGGCCAGGCAGCCGAGCGATGGCTACATTCGAATCCGCGAACCGGACGGAGTGACCACATGAACCGTTCGCAGCACATGATGGGGTTCGGCCCTGAACCGCGCACCACCGTCGACAATCGGGTCTGGTTCGGCCAGAAGCTCGCGCTCTGGAAGAGCAAGGTCGCCCTGGAGATTGCCGGCAAGCAAGCGGCCGAGATCCTCGCGCGCTGCGCGCACATGACGGGCTGCCCCGCCGAATCGGTCGAGACCGAGTCCTGCCTGCCCGACTGCCCCGATCGCGAGATCCGGATGTCGGCGCTCGTGATCCTCAGCGCCGCCCACCAGTTGGCACCGCCCGTCGCCTCCAAGCTCGCGCAGCCGTACACGGCGCCGAGCCGGGAAACCTTCTCGGCCATCGTCGCGGATCTCGCGGCATGCCAGGCGGAGCTCGAAACCCTGCGCGGCGCCGCGGTGACGATGCCGCCTTTCGACGACCCCACCCCAAAGCTCAAGGAGAAAGCCCCATGAAGTTCGAACCCCGACGCGGTCAGGCGATCGGCCGCATCGTCGTCCGGCCCCCCTCCTCGTCCATCGTGCGGACGGACGAGACGAAGGAGACGACGAAATTCATGCTGCTCGACGCCGTCGGTTCTGATTTTGAGGAGAGAGGGCTGCGGGCGGGCGACGTGGTGCTGCCAAGGAAGATCCACATCATCCAGATGGACGGAGGAACCTCGGTTCGACCGTTCGTCGAAGAGGACGACGTTGTGCTCATCGTCCGAGACTGGACCAGCCTCGACGATTTCTACGTGCAGACCGAGAACGGCAAGGCGTACGTGCCGTTCGACGACCCGCGGGCGGCGCCGTCGCTCGGAATTGTCGTCGAGCGCGCGGCAGCGGCGGCGTGAGGGGACCCATGATTACCCGGAGCGCGTACGACCCGTCGGCGATCAGCCGCCTGCGGCGCGGGTGCGCCTGCCACGAGCCGGCGTTGGCGCGAACCCTCGCCGAGCGCGCGGTGCGATCCAGTCAACGAACTGGCCGGCGTCCCCGGATGAAGGACGACGCCCACGAGGTTGCACTCGCGGACGCGGGAGCCGACCCGGTGGTCCTTGGAGCCGGCAACGGATCGAAGTGCCGCCCGTTTCTGACGGTCCAGAAGGACCAAGAGCGGTTCGCGGCCTGCAACGCACTCGCCGACTCGATCGGACCGCTCGATGATCCGAAAAAAGCGTTCAAGCTAATCCGCGAGGCCATCGGTGACGAGGTCAACGAGGTCTTCGGGATCGTCACCCTCGATCTGCATCTGAGGATGAAGAGCATCGCCGAGACCGGTCGAGGGGAACCGTCCGCCGTGATGGCGCCAATGGTGCCGACGCTGCAGGCAGCACTTATTGACGGTGCGCACGCCATCATCCTCTGCCACTGCCACCCCTCTGGGGTGCCGGCCGAGCCGAGCGACGCGGACAAGGAGACGACCGAGGCGTTCGCAGACGCGTGCGAGGTCATCAACGTCCACCTGATGGACCACATCATCGTGGGTGGGACTGTAGAGAAACCGTCGTACTTCAGTTTTGTTGAGGCGGGTCTTCTGCAACCACCCGAGGATTTGTGAAGTTCGTCTGCACCCATTTCCCACGGAGCCAAACTTTCCATGCCGCCTAGCAACCTCCCCCGCGATGTCGGTCCGTCCATCCTCCCGGTCGAACGTCTCTTGCCGCAACCGAGCCCGGACGCGACGGCGCTGGTCCGGTTGGTCACCGCTTCGCTCACCGCGGATGGAGACAAAGAGCTCACGGTGTGGATCCTGAACCATCCGCACCCGCTCGCGACCGAGGCCAAGATCGTGCGGATGTACTCCCGCGAAGACGGCGGGATTGAGGTGTACTCGAGCGACGGCAAGATGTTCGTGCGCACGGTCATTCCGGAACGCTGCATTCGATTCTTCGACGAGGCCATGAGCGAGGACACCTTCGTCGAGTTCATTACGATCGCCGAGGAAGACGAAGATGAGCCGGAACCGGAGGAACCGGAGCCGGAGCCGGAGCCGGAGCCCGCACCGACCCCAGGCACCAACGGTCCGAGCGCAACGACGTAGGGGCCCACCATGCCGCCGCCGGACGATCGCGACGAAGACAATCCTGAAGAAGAGGAGGAGGAAGAGGACCCGGACGAGACGGAAGATGACGCCGTCACGTCCACGACCGATCAGAGGCTGGTGCGACTTCCTCGTCGCCGACCCGATCCGCCGACGAACGACTCCGGCGAGCCCGCCAACCGACCTCCAGCACCTCCCGATCGGCGACCTCGCCGCCGCCTCGACGCCCCCAACAACGCCGCTCCACCGCCTCGCCGTCGTCGTGCACCGCCCCCCGCGCCGCCACCCTCTCCCGACCCGATCCTCCCCATGAACACACCCGCTCCGCCCGCTGCCGGTCCGCCGCCCGCTCTGGCTATCCCGCCCGCGTCGCACGCCGCCGACGGCAACATCCTGCTCGCGTTCGAAGAGACGATCCGGCTCTTCCCGGCAGCAGCGCAGACCATTGCCGTCGAGAGAAAGACCGGCACGCCGGCGCAGTGGATGATCACCAGCCGCCCGCGCACGGCCAACGAGCTGTACGACGCGATCAAACTCTTGCACGGCCGAGCGGGAGAGACCACCTACGAGGTCACCTTCCGCGACGGGGCCGGCCACGGCAACGGGGGGCAAGTCTCGATGCCGAGCACGCTGGGCGACCCCTTGCCGCCCGGCGCTCCTGCTGTGCCCCAGCCCTATCCACCGCCGTACGCGCCGCCGTACGCGCAGATGCCCACGGCGTACGCGGCGCCCCCGATGCCTCCTGCCGCTCCTATAGCCGGCGCGCCGTTCGACGCGAACACGCTGCTCACCATGCAGCGCCAGCTCTTCGAGATGATGCAGGCGATGGCTCCGAAGCCCGTGACCGCTCCGCCGCCCATGCCGCCTGCAGCTCCTCCCCAGGCACCGGTCGATCAGGCGACCCCGCTGCTCGCGATGCAGAAGCAACTGTTCGAGATGATGCAAGCAATGCAGGCGACGGCCGCCGGGCACGCGCCGCCGCCACCGCCGCCGCCCCAACCGATGGCTCCGCCGCCACCGGCGACCGCCCCGCCCGACCCGGCGGCGGCGATGCTCGCGATGCAGAAGCAACTGTTCGAGATGATGCAAGCGATGCAGGCGACAGCGGCCGGGCACGCGCGACCGGCGCATCCCGCGACGCCGCCGGTGTTCGTCGCTCCACCGCCAGCGACGGACCCGACCACGGCGATGCTGACGATGCAGAAGCAGATGTTCGAGATGATGCTGACGATGATGCAGACGGCCCAGCGCGGAGCCGGCGCATCGCCCGCGGGCGGACCGTACTACCGGCCGCGCTACCCGGGTCCGTCCGATCCGCGCGACCCGAATGCGCCGCCGTACGATCCCCGATCGCCCTATTCACCGCCCGCGCGCCCGCAGACGCCATCCCAGCAGCTCCGCGAAGCGGCCAGTGTCTTCCGCGACACGATCGAAGTCGCGCGCGAATTCGGGTTCGGTGGCGCAGCCGCCGAACCGCCACCGCCCGAGGACGACGACAGCCCCGTCCGCGTCATCGACATGGGGCCGGCCAAGGGGGTCATCAACCGGGAGGACGGAAGCCTGCGCGGCGTCGAGACGTTCATGGCCAATCTGCCCGACATCCTCAAGTGGGTCGGCGAGCAGCGGGCGGAGATCCGCAAGGCCAACGAGAAACGGCAAGAGCAGCAGCAGTTGCCGCCCGGCTACGTCAGGGTAGGACCCGGCTACGAACCGCCGGAGGGCTTCGTCGCGGTCCCGGTCGACCAGATCCCATCGTCTGCGCAGGAGGCGTTGCCCGAACCGCCGGCCGAGATGCCGCCACCGATCGCAGAACCGCCGCCCGCAGCCGCACCGCCGAAGCGGGCGTGGGGGATGCCGCGGTGAAGTTCAGCGTAAATATGGAGGTGACCGACGACGAGCTGAAGGAGTACGCGGCCGACGTGCTCCTGAAAGTACTCGGTGCCGCGTGGCGTAGCATGGAGGGCGCGCTTACCGACCCGCAGGCCGCCGCGTTCGCGATGAACCTGTTCCAGCAAGGCATGCAGGCTGGCAGCCGGGTGGTGATGCAGCAGCAGCAGCAACGCAAGCGCGGTCCGGTTCCCACGCACCCGCCTGGGTACGGACCGGGATTCGGTCCGGGGATGGCACCCATTGGGTTTGGGTACCCACCCCCAGGTCCCTACGGGCCTGGGGCACCCCCAGGTCCCTACGGGCCTGGGGCACCCCCAGGTCCCTACGGGCCTGGGGCAGTGCCGTACGGGACTCCTGGCGCGAACGGTCCGGCCAGTCCAGGCAACGTGCAGGGCATCCGCTCCGGTGGCACCAATGGAATCGAGCGATGCTTCCCCATCGAGGGGACTCGGCAGACCGAGGAGGGGGTCGGTTGCTGCCAGTGCGCGACGTTCAATGGGTTGCAGCGCACCGTCTGCCGGTACTGCGGGCACACGCTCTGTCACGAGAGAGAGCAGCCGCCGATCGTCACACCGCCGCCGATTCGCACGCCAGGGCCTGGGATGGGTGGATCGCCACCTCCCAACGAGGGGGCGTGATGCGGTTCACGATCTTTATGAAGGTCTCCGTCGACGCGACTGGCTCGCAGCAGGCGGTCGACTGGGCAAAGAGGCTCGAGAAGCTCCTCAAGGATCCGATGGCGAAGACGGCGATCGTGGCCGAGGGCATCAAGATGGTCGGCGACCCGGTGGCGCTGCAACCGAAGCCGGAGTAGCTCCTTCCCATGAACCACCGTCGTCCGCCGTACGCAGCGAGGGCGCGACGAGCGCAGGATGGACGAAGGCTAGACGCTCCGATGGGTCGCGCGTAGGCTACGAGCTGTGAGGACGTACGTCGTACAACATGGCGACTCACCGGCGAGCATCGCGGCGAAGGATTTTATGGCCGGGTGCCCGAAGTGCTCGATCGAGCTTGGACGCGTGAACGTCCACAAGCCAACGATTGTTCATCCAAACGGTTACGTCACTTTCAAAGAGCTCCGCGTCGGCGAGACTTTGCTGTTGCCCGACGAGTGGTTCCACCCGGCTCGCGAGAGCCTGCCGCCGACCTACTACAAGATCCTCCCCCACCACGACGGAGTCACGCGGGGGTCGCTCAGTGGTATGCTCGACGGATCCCCCGAGCTCGACGTGGCCGTGCCCGCGGTCGCCCAGCTCGCGGCGCTCGGTGACACCGCGTTCACTCAAGCCGTGGGCGACGCGGGCGCGAAGATCGACGCAGCGGTGAAGGAAGCAGTCGGTTCGACGTCGGCGGATGCCGCCGCCAAGGCGAAGGCCGTCCAGGACGCGACGCAGTGGGCCTGGCAACGCAATCGCGACCTCGCAGCCGCCGTCGCAGCGAACGACAGAGCCACCGTCACCCGCGCGCGACTCGACATCCAGAACGCCCTCTCGACCGCACTCGGCAACGCGCACCTGGCGATCCAGGCGCATGCCCCGTCTGCGTCTCCTGTGCCGAGCAGTTTGCAAGCGGCCGCGAAAGCCGCGGTGGCCGCCCTCTCGGCCGACCCGAATTATTGCACTTCGGTCACCCATCCCGGGACTCCGGTCAATGCCGCGGTGCACCGCTTCAAGTTGGCGTGGAACGCTTCGCAGTCTCCGAAGGTCCCCGTCGGTACGGGCACCTACGAAGTGGCCACGACGGTGGCGCTCGCGCAGGTGGTCGGCCAGGCCCCGTCGGCGTGCGGTGCGGGTCAACGCCCGATGCCCGCACCGAAACCACCCCCACCGATCCCGTCGCCGAAGCAGGAAGCGATCACGCCGCCGAGCGATGAGAGCGGCGGCTGGTCCTCTTGGACGATTGCTGCAGCCACGGTGCTCGGAGTGGTGGCCGTAGGCGGTGTCGCGTACGTGGCGACGAGACCGAGCAAGCCCGCACGCCGATCGAGTTTCGCGCCGGAGCCCGCATGATCCGGGCATTTCGTTACCCACTTCGTCCAACGAAAGCGCAGGAAGCGACGCTTGAAGCATGGCTTACGGCGAGTTGCACACTTTACAACGCTGCTCTGCAAGAACGACGAGATGCGTGGAGCAAACAGCATGTGCGAATCAGTCGCTTCGATCAGCAGAAGGAACTAACTGAACTTCGGGCCACGGATCCAGAATGGGAGATGATCCCACTCTTGGTTCAGCGCAGTGCACTACGACGTCTTGACCGAGCGTTTCTGGCGTTCTTCCGACACGTAAAGCGCGGTGAAAAAAAAGGATACCCGCGCTTTCGGTCGCGCGACCGTTATGACTCATTTACTCTGCCTCCGCTTTTCGGGGTGCGCGCTGAAGGCGACCATGTACGCTTACCAAAACTAGGCCTGGTGAAGTTTCACCAGTACCGCGAGATGCGTGGCCGGATGAAGCAGGTCACGGTGGGTCGCAGCAGTACGCGCGGCTGGTACGTATCGTTCGTCTGCGACCTCGGCGAAGCGCCAACGAAAATCGCGGTCCGATCGGCTATCGGCATTGATGTCGGCCTGGAAGCGTTCGCTACGCTCTCTAACGGTGAGCGTGTCGAAAATCCGCGCTTCTTCCGCGCGTCGGAGAAGACGCTAGCGCGGCGCCAGCAGTTGCTCGCTCGCAAGCAACGTGGATCGAACAGTCGACGTCAAGCTCGTACACTGGTTGCTCGTACCTACGAGCACATTCGCAATCAGCGTCTGGATTTTGCCCGCAAGTTCGCGTGTGCGATCTTCAACCGGTTCGACCTCGTAGCGCACGAGAATCTAGAAATCGCCCGCATGATGCGCGGACATTTATCAAAATCCATTCGTGACGCCGCGTGGGGCGTCGCCATCAAAGCACTCAACTGCAAGGCGGAGGGTGCCGGCAAGTGGGTGGTGGCGACGGATCCGCGGCGTAGCAGTATCGACTGCTCAGGCTGCGGTGAACCAGTCCCGAAGGACTTGTCGCAACGTGAGCACCGATGCCCGCAATGCGGACTCATTCTCCATCGAGATGAGAACGCTGCGCGGAACGTTTTGGCGCGCGGCTTGCGCGCGGGGTCGTTGACCGAAGCCGTTACAACGGTAGGGCCGGAGTTTATGGCGTCGTTGACCGAAGCCGTTACAACGGTAGGGCCGGAGTTTATGGCCACTCTTGGAGCTTGCCAATGATCATCATCGACAAGCCCGTAGAAGGTGTGAAGACGGACGTACGTTCGCACCCAGCCGGTCGTGATGGGTCGCTTCTCTCACTCAAGGAGGTTGCCGAGCGCGCGTGGAAGAGTCGTATGTCTCCGCGCCTGCGCGCGTGGACAACGCAGAAACTCGCCGAGGTGGGCGTATCGACGGGGTCGCGCCGGCAGAAGGGGCAAGCAGTTCTCGACGCGTTCCGCAAGAAGGTGCCGTATGTTGCTGACCCAGTTCTTGGCGAGTTCATGGAAACTCCGGAACAGACGCTCTGCTTGGACGAGGGAGGTCTTTGCTTCATCGGCACGGACTGCGACGGTGCAAGCATCTCGCTCGCCGCCGCGATGATGTCGATCGGCATCCCCGCGATGATCATCGGCTCGTCGCACAAGCACCCGCACGACGTGCCGACGCACGTCTTCATGGCCTTCCAGGACGAGCAGGACGACTGGGTCCGCATGGACGGCACTACGAAGCATCCGGTCGGTCGCGTCGCGCCGCACAAGCGCGAGTGGTGGTTCGAGCCGGGCGCGGAAGCGAAGAACCGCGGCGAAGGAGACTTCGTCGGGATGTCGGGCGGCAGCGAGGTCGGTGTCAGCGGAAGCGTCCGTGGGCTGGCGAGCGTGCTCGATCTGCTCTACCCGTCGATCCGGTAAGTTCTCGGATTGCACGCTGGCGCGTGGCGCCGCTGCATGGAGAAGCATCGGGCGCGCGTGCGCGAATGCAACCCCGATGCAACCGTTGCATCGGATGCAGCATGCAACGCCGTTGCATCGAGAGCACCATGCAACCGGCGATGTCTCTCATCCAAATAGGGAATACCCGAGACATACCTGAGTATGCCGTTTACGAGATGCGGATCGGGTGCGTGATCGAAATCGGATGAGCCGAACGGCGCACTGTTCTCGACGTGCAATACGGTTCGTTCGTCGCGCTCGGGCGCGCAGCGCAAGTCATTGACTTGATGCGGGTTTAGTTCAATCGCCGGCACGCCCTCCCGATCGGCCAACTCCCCCTCGGCTCCCCCGGTGCGCACACGCGGATTGGAGTCCGAATCACGCGTGCCAGAAATCACTTGTTGACGCTGCAAGAGCGCATTGTGAATCTTGAAAAACGTTGAAGACATGGGCGTGTACCACTCCCGTCTCGCCGAGCTCTCCGCCGCGCACGAACGCGGTCAACGGCTTGGCGCAGGACGTCGACCTTCCCGGCCTCCCTATCGGCAATCGCTCCGCCCGGCGCCGCCCGGCCGCCGTGAGGTCCGCATCGGCACGGTCATCCCAAGCACGTACGTTCCGCCGCCCTACTCTCCCCCTCCCCCTCCTCCTCCGGATCCGGACTCGTTCGTTGAAGCCAAGCGCAAGGCCATGCAGGCGCAGTCGCTGCTTTTCGATCGCAGCGCCGGTTGGACCGTCGAGAAAGCGAAGCAGTGGGCCAAAAGTCACGGCTACAAATCCGGCAAGGTGGACGTTACCGACCGGTACGTTCGCCTGCGGCAGCAAGACCCGAAGGGGTTCGCAGTCAAACGAACGGTTCCGTTCGGCAAGGGCATTCGCGCAGTAGTCGCTCGTGAGGAGACCATGAAAAAGAAGACGAAGACGACCCGTCGTCCTGCTCGCAAGTCCGCGGCCAAGCCCAAGGCGGCCCATCGAGCCTCTCCGAAGCGCCGAACCGCGCCGAAGCGCCGAGCGGCGCCGAAGTCCAAAACGAGCGTCGTCACCGCGCGCCGGCGTCCGCGCCATGCGCGAGAAGTGAGACGAACCGCGACCGAGTCGCGGCGCCGTCCGCGCCGCATGCGGGAGACTCCCGTGGTTGCCGAGGCGCGCCGCCGTCCGAAGCACCGCAAGCCCACCCACCGCAAGCCCACCCATCGCAAATCGACCCACCGCAAGCGGCCGTCGAGCTACGTGATGGCGAAACGTCGTCCGCACCACCACCGCAAGGTGTCGGCGTGGCGTGGCGACAGCGCAGGCCACAGCAAGGCTGCGAAGAAGGGGTGGCGAACGCGCAAGGGCGGCAAGACGACCAGGAAGGCCGCCGAGTCGCGGCGTCGCCCGCGTCGGCACGCTCGCGAGACGACGACCGTTCAGGCCCGTCGGCGCCCGCGTCGTCGTGTCCACGAGCCGATGACCGTGCAGGCCCGTCGCCGTCCGAAGCATCGGCGCGCTCGTGAGACGAAAGTCGTCCAGGCCCGTCGGCGCCCGCGCAAGTACACCCGAGAGACGACGACCGTTCAGGCGCGTCGGCGTCCGCGTCGTCATGCTCGCGAGACGAAGGTCGTCCAGGCCCGTCGCCGTCCGAAGCATCGGCGCGCCCGCGAGACGAAAGTCGTTCGATCCTACCGCGCGCACAAGGTCCGCGCGCCGAGCTTCGGCAGTATGGCCCGCACGGCGGGCAACATGGCCCTCGAAGTGGGGACCGCCGCCGCCGCCTTCCTGGCCGCGGACGCCATCGATCGGTTCCTCGCGGGCTACGATCCATCGGCCGCGAACAAGCCGGCGAACAAGTTCACTTCGGACGGGGTCGGTACGCTAGCCAATGCGCTCAACGTCGCGTCGGCGCCCGACCTGTGGCGCTACGGCAGCCTAGGAGTCCTGACCTTCGGACCGCTCATCGGCTCGCTCTTCATCAAGAAGGCTGCAATTCGATCGTCGGTCGAGGGGATGGGGGTCGGAGCCGGAATCAAGTTCGCCGCGACGCTCTGGTCGAGCGTGCTGATGCCGCTGCTCATCGGCAAGGACACGAGCACACCGGCGCTGCAGAAGAGCTGGATCGCGCGCCTGTACCCTGCCGAGGTCTCGGCGGCCCTCAACATGAAGAGCGGAACCGCTGCTGTCTCGAGCGGCGGCGCCGCCAGCAAGGCCGGCACGCTCTCGGACGGATCCGAGCAAACCGGCGTCGGAAAGGACGCCGGCCCATTCGCGCTCGCCGACCGCTTCGGCCGCCACCGCGAGTGGGTCACGCCCTCTTCGTGGACGCCGCCCGCCATCCCTGGCGTTCCGGGGTACAACGATCCGGGTCCGACGGAGATGATTGTCGACGACGACGATCAACCCGCTCCCCCCGTTCAGTCGGCATGGCCGCCCCGCTGGGGTCATTGGCACCGCTGGGGCCTGCGCGGCGTCGGCGACGCGGTGCAGGACATGGCGCACACCATCGCGGCGAAGACCGGCGTGCACCCGGCGCACGCCGTCAACGCGGCGATGCACGCGGTGGCCGAACCGCACGACCTCACGCAGGCGTTGCAGCGCGCGCTGCCGCACCTGCGTCGCGAGCTCCTCATCGAGTGCGCGCGGCACGTGCATCCGCACGTGGTCCGAATGCACGCGCACGCCAGGTATCCGCGCGAGCACGAAGAGTGGACCGGCGCGCGGGCAGCCGAAGGGTTGCCGGCGCCCGAACACGACGCGCCCGAGAGCGAGTGGCGCGAGTGGCATGGCAAGCGGGCGTCCGCCGGATTGCCGTACGCTCCCCCACCGCCCGATCTGCCGGCGTCGACGCCCGCGCACTTGCGCGAGCGCCACGAATGGCACCCGAATTACGAACGAGAGATCGCCTACGACCGGTACCCGACCGTTCAGCAGGTGATGGGGATCGGCGCCGGGGGGCCCGCAACGGGCGGCAATCCAGGGCAGCCTGGACTCGGCGAAGTGTTTTCGAACGCCGTGCAGGCTGCAGGAGCTTCGATCCCGGGCATACCGCTCGAGAACGCCGTCACCACGACCGCGTACGCAGCGGCCGAACCGTTCAACTGCACGCGGGCGATCGAACGCGCGATGCCGCTCATCCGGAGTGAGCTCGCACGCTACTGCGCCGAGAACATGAGTCCGTACATCCAGCAACTGCACGCGCAGACGGGGGTTCCGGTGACCACCGCAGCGGTGCCCACTCCGCCCGTACCGGCACCACCTCTGTCCGTCATCGAGTTCGTGCCGTCTCCACCGCCCCCGAGCTGGACACGCGGTGAAGCGGAATGGCACACGCAAGAACGCCAAGACTGGGATCGCACACACGGCAAAGCCACGCCGGCCGTGGAGGCCGCCGCCACGCACGCCGCAAAAGAGGCGGCTGCTCCGCATGCGGACGCCAAGAAGCCTGCCGTGGCCGCTGCCGTCCAGGCTGCAGCAACCGGAGCGGCGACCGCCGCATCCGCCGCTCCGCCCGGCACGCCCACTCCGGTCGTGCATCAGATCGCCAAGGAAGGGGCGCAAGCCGCCGCGGACGCACACGGTCCCGTGGCTGACCACCCTGCCGTTCAAGCGGCCGTCGTGGCAGCCGCACCGGCGGCGGCGGCGGCCCACGCCGCCGCACCGCACGCAGGCACCTCGGGCGTCGGGAACCCACCCAGGAACCTCCCCGTCGGCCCCCCCAAGCTGCCGCATCCGGGACCGCAACCGCTGCAGTCGGAGTGCGGTTGCCTGGACGACAGCCCGTACCTCGGCTTCATCGGGGACGAAGTCGAGCAAGACCTGCTCTGGAACGCGGCCGAGTAAGGCCGAGAGAAACCAACCACGAGAGAACGTTTTAGCCACACACAACCCCCCGCGGCGGACCAGGGAAACGGCGGGGATCGAAAGAGAGCGCGATCATGGCAAGGAACCTGCTGCAGAAGAAGTCGATCAAGTACGGCGGCGAGAGCCGCGAGAAGGTGATGCGCGTGCCGTTCGGCCTGGGCGCTCCGCCCGGCGACGAGAAGGCCGCAGAGAAGTGCCTGCGATGCGGGTTCGGCAACGTGCCCGTCGTCGAGGAGGTGGTCTGGACGATCCCCTTGCCGCTGACCGCGGAGCAGGCGCAGACGACGTTCGGCGACACGGTCAACCCGCTCAGCGGGTCGTCCGCGGTGCCCGGCGTCGCGAGCATCGACAGCACGTTCCTCATCAACGGTATCCTGCAGACGGATATCCTCGCCCAGGGCATCGGCGTGCACGTCTTCTGCGAGCCGATGTCGTTCTCCACGATCGGCAACGCGTTCATCGCCCCGACCCAGCAGCTCGCCACCGGCTCCCCTCCGAGCCCGGACGTCTGGACGGCCAACGACTACGCAAACGGCGCCTTCGGGTCCTACGTGACTGGTCCCGATCAGGTGACCCCCGCGGTTTTCGAGTTCGGCGCGGCAACCTGGCGCGCAGGCTGGAACTTCATCAACGCCTACCAGTTCCAGTGGAAGACGTCGCAGCGTGAGCTCGTGCTCAACGAGCTTGCGGCCGACATCTCGTACTTCGGATCGTTCGCTGACGCCGAAGCGAGCGGCACGAGCGAGCTACCGGTCATCGACTACGTCGCGCTCGTCAACGCGCAGTACCGCGCGCAGGGTTCCGACACGATCTTCCTGCCGGTCAACTTCCGGCGGGTCGGCAGCTTCACCCCGTCGGGAGCATCGACCGGCGTCAACATCGGCATCTTCCACCCGACGCGCGACTTCGACCTCGCGCCGGTCACCTGGGGAGGCCTGCGGTGGCAGGGGTACGGCTGCCGCGGACAGATGTACCGACCGGTCGAGAGCCCGTGCTTTCTCGAGCGCGGAATCCCCATCGGGATGATCTTCATCGCGCAGGACGCCGTGCACCAGGCGCAGATGATCGAGGCGCTCACGATCGACAACGAGCCGTTCGGGATCAACGTCCTTCCGGACGTCAACCTGGCCGCCGTCACCTCTGGAGGCAGCACCAGCCTCAGCTCGGCCGCCGTGCTCGCTCTCCTGCCTACGCTGGCCCTGCCGATGATGGAGCAGACACTCGACGGGACGGCGCTTTACGCGTCGCAGGTCGTCAACGACAGCCGCCAAATCTTCAAGGGCGGCATCCTCAAGCTCGGCATCAAGATCAAGGGCTGGGAGATGCCTGGCGGATGGAAGTCGTACTGCTCGGAAAAGTACCCGAGCATGATGCGAGCCCACGCGGCCTGATCTCGATCACCGCGTAGTGGATCAACGAGAGGCGTGGTCGCGAGAGCGCCGCGCCTCTCGTTTCAATTTTGAGGTACGTTGATTCCGGAGGAAGCTCATGCAGCCGCGAGACCACGACATCCGCAACCTTGCCCTCTATGCCCCACGGATCGCGTATGGGATGGTCGCGGGCGTTCCTCGGGTGCCGTTCGTCGCGGACCTCCCGATCCAGTTCACGTCGAGCGTAGTCGATGCTCCCGCGATCATCACGAGCTTCGACAACAACCTCGTCTCGGACACCGTCATCGACAACGTGTCGTTTACGCTGTTCCAGCAGAACTCGTTCCCTGGGAGCCCGTTCCAGAGCCTGTACTTCGCGTACCTCAAGGCCCAGACCGGCGTCGGCATCAAGCTCGACGTTTACGGGGGGCCGAAGTACGCCATCAGCGACGGACCCGTCGAGCTCGCAAACCTGTTTGACGTGATCAAGCTCACGTGGCCGTCTGGCTGGGTGATTTTCAAACAAAGTAACATCAAAATCGCCGCGGTCCTTTTCCAGACGCCGGTGAGCGTACCGTACGACGTACACATTTTGTTCAACGGGTTCCAATTCCTCGACAAGGTGATGGACGACATGAGCGATACCGACGCACGCTGCCGGCTGAGAAAGCTCGGCATCGAGTCCCCCGATCTGGCCGAGCTGCTCAAACCGTAAGGGGATGAGCGGATGCGCGACGACCAGGCGGCGGAGCTAACCGATCTGCAGGCCGAACCCATCGGGGTCGGTCAGCACGGGACAGACCCCAAAGCCATCGTGCCGCCGTCGAGGGGGCGGCGCGGCGACTTGGAGGTGAGGCTACTCGACCTGCAGCGCGACCCGAACGGGGTCGGCTATGGAGTCCGCACGCGCCTCTGGTCCGGTCGCCACGAGATCGTCCCCGCGACGATCGATCCGTTTGTCTCGCTGCTCGGCAGCGACCCGTGGGGATCGCCCGTCGGTACCGGCGTCCTCGTCCCCTCCACGCCAACGGCCACGCTCGTTCCGACCGGAGCACCCCCGTCGCAGTACCGGTACCTCTTCTTGCTCGCTCGCGAGCAGTTCAATTCCGGCGAGCAGGGGGTGCGACTGACAGGCATCCGGATGTACGCGGAGCTCACCGCAACCGTTTCGGATGTCGGGACCTTCCGTAAGGAGATCATGAGTCCACTCTGGCATCCGCCCGACGGGAACATCTCCTGGCACATCGTGATGATCCCGAAGACCTGGATGCTGACTCGCAACGTCCAGAACGCGGACAGTCTGAAGTTCCGCGACGCCTACGGGCCGTGCATGCTCTACGAAACGATCGCAGGCCCGCAGTTCGCGCCGACCGCGTACAAGCCCCCGAACGCCGGCCGGCCGTGGGGCAAGCCGCTTGGGAGCGTGAGCCTCGGCAACATGCACGACATGCGGTACCGCTGGCGTACCGGCTACCTCGAACAGATGCTCGACATCCCGGTGCCGCTGCCGTGCGACATCGCGTTCTTCGCGAGCGTCCGGCAGAACGACCCGTCGACCAACCCGGCCGCGAGCGACCTGTCGGCCAATCAGTTTACGGCGCTCGGCACAGGGTCCGAAGACCAGTTTCTGACCGCCTTCAACACGACCGCGCAGTACGGCCGGATTGCGGGGTCGCTCGTCTTCGACGAGAATCTGGGAGAGGACGTGCCCTGATGACGAAGACAACCGGAGTCGGCGGGTGCGGAGGCGGATGCAGCGAGTTTCCGCGGATCCTGGTCCCCAAGGCCTGCGTCCTCGAACCGGGATCGCCAACGCCCCGGCAAGCCGCTCAGATCATGCACGACGACGGCACCTACGGCGATTGGATCGACGATGTCCCCATCCAAGGACCGACCGACCGCGACATTCGCAAGGCCGACTGCTGGTGGAAAGACAACGTCCTCGATAAGGCCACTGACAACGCAGGGCGCATCGTGCCGCAGTGGACGCAGAACTCGCTCTGCATCGGCAACCGGTTCATGAGCTCCGGCATTGGCGGCATCGGCGAGACGGTCCGTCGTAGCGGCACGCTCGGGCAGGCACCGGCAGCCGCCGCAGGACCAGGAATCAAGCTCTCCGACGCCGAGGCGCAGTGGGTGCTGTCCACCCTCACGCAGCTCAACGCGCTTATCCTCAAGGCCGGGAGCAAGCCCTGCGCAACCTGGCCATCGGACCCGACCAAGGCGCAGCCCGCGGCGGTCGCGTGCTTCCAAGGCTGGTTCAACACGAACGTGAACCCGGGCCTGCGCACCGACGGGATGCTCGACCGCGACACGCTCTGCGCGCTCCTGACCGTCACAAGGCAGCACGCGACCGACTTCCCGACGCCGTACCCCGGCACCGTATTTTGCTTGTCGGCTCTGTCGACCCTGCCCATGCCCATGAAGATCGGCATCGGCGTCGCGGCAGCGGCGGTGGTCGGTGGGACCGTGGCGGCGATCGCGGGGGCGTACGGCAAGAAGAAGCCGCGAACCGCACTGCCTGCGGCCAGCGAGGCGCGACGCGTAATCGGGTACCAAGTACTCGTCTTCAACCAGGGGTCTTCGCATCCAGAAGTGGTCGCGCCCGCGAACACCCAAGCGGAAGCAGAGAGGCTCAAGGATCACTACGAGAAGCAAGCCGACCGACGCGGCTGGAACAAGCGCGTCGAAATCAGACCCGTGAGGGGCTGAAAAGGGGTTGACGGATGCACGTCAGCTCGTGGGAAGACGTCGCCCCGCCGCGGACGCTCATCAGTTGCGTCGTCCCGCCCCCGGGCCTCGGGAACTGGTGGAGCGGCAGCAAAGGTGGCGAAGAAACGCTCCCCGCCTTCCCAGGCATCAAGAAGCTCTCCGTAAGCGAACTGCAGTCCATCACCGAGACGGCCAACACTATCGGCATTGAACCGGACTGGCTCGCCACCATCATCAACTTCGAGACCGGCGGAACGTTCTCCCCGACCCAGAAGAACGCGGCCGGGTCGGGAGCAACGGGCCTCATTCAGTTCATGCCAAAGACGGCCCAGAACCTCCTCGGCACGTCCACGCCGGAAGAGGCGATCCGGCAGCTCGAAGCGATGAGCTTCCCCCAGCAGATGAAGCTGGTCGAGCGCTACTTCGCGCCCCACGCGGGCAAGATGAAGAGCCTTTCGGACGCTTACCTGGCCGTCCTCTACCCCGCGTTCATCGGAGCGTCCGACGACGCAGTGATGGGCCGGACAGGAAGCGCCATCTACACGCAAAACGCCGGATTCGACAGCACGCACAAGGGCTACATCACGAAGGCGGACATCACCGGCAAAATCAACGCCATGCTCGACGGCACGAAGGAACGGGTCGCGACCGGGATCCCGCTCGTCCGTCGACCGATCAAGCTGCGACCGATCCTGACGGGGATCGCGATCGTGGCCGCTGCCGGAGTCGTGGCCTGGGGAGCGGTCACCCTGACTAGCCGACCCGCGCGACGCGTGCCGGCACTGCAACGCGTACCTGCGGCGGCGACGTAAGAGGAACGTGATGCACCTCGCAGAATCCATCTCGTTCGCCGGAAACCGAACCGTCGGCTTCGGTCTTGATGAAGTGACGCCGCATCTCTTTGTCATCGGCGACTCGCAGGCATGCGGCGCCACCGGTGCCCCGAACCTGACCACCAAAACCATCGATCTCAACGGCACGCCCGCGCGCGTCCACTGCAAGGTCGGGGCACACACGTCCGAGTTCGCGGCCATCGTGCCGACGCTCGGCATTTCGAGAGGCGATACTGTGATCGTCTTCCTCGGCTCGAACGACTACGACAGCAAGCCCGACCCGACCGCGATCGTGAAAGCCATCGAGGCCGCCGGTGCGTCGACCCTCTGGGTGGGACCGCCGTCGATTCGCGGGAAGGACGGCGCAGCACCGGCCCATCTCCAGTCCGTGCTAGGCGATCGGTACTTCGACTCGCGCACGCTCAACCTGCAGCTCCGCGACGGGATCCACCCGACCGCGAGTGAGTTCGCGCGGTGGAGAGCGGCCGTGCTCTCCGAGATCGCGAGCAAGCCGCCGATCGCCCCGACGACCCCTGTGAGCAGTGTGCTCGAGACGCTCCAGCGGCCGGCGGTTGCGGCGGCTGCCGCGTTGGGGATCCTCGCACTCGGCGGATCGATCTACTGGATCGCCACGATGAGACGCGCACCGCAGCGCCTGTCGGCGGTCCGAGAAGGGGAAGGCAAAACTGTTAGCGCCAAAGATCTGAAGCCAGGCGATCTCGTTCGAGGCGAGAAGGGATCTCGTCGTTACCGTATCCTTTCGGTGAGACGCGTTGAAGGAGCGCGATCCGTTGAGGTTCAAGTTCAAAGCCAGGGGACGTGGCACTTCAAGCCAAACGATTCCGTAGAGGTCTTTCGATCATGAACACCATCTCGCGCGGTGGCCGACCCGTCGCCGGCTTCGCTCTTGGCCAGCCTCCCGAATGCCCTGCCGCGCTGCCGTCCGGCTCGAGTGCCGCTGCCCTGGTCGGCGGCGACCTCAGCGCGTTGCCGATCGCCGTCGGACACACGCTCGTCCGTGCGGCGCTTGTCGGAACGGGACTGCTCATCGCCGGCGAACGCGAGCACGTAATCAGAAACGCGGTTGCTGGCTCACTCGCGATCGAGGCGTTTGTCCTCGGTTGGGCTGCGTGGCTTCAACGGGGCCTCGGCAACAACGCCGAGGATCGCTCATAAGGTTTTGCATCGCGGGAGACTGCCCGCAAAAAACCGCTGACCTTCACTGTAGCAAAAAGGTACCATAAAGAACGCCATGATCGCCAAACAGCCGCAGAAAACGTACAAGTTCGGCGACTCCCTGCCCCCCATCCCCGGCCCCGTTGCTTCCTGGCCGTGGCCCGGATCGGCCGCGCTCACGAAATGGAGCATCGACATGCTCCACTACCCGCTCGGGACCATCATCACCGACGTCGTCGACGGTCATCCCGTCATCGCACAAATTCAAACACACTCTTGGTACGGCGCCCACCCCGACTGGCCCTCGACGCCTCACAAGGGGACCAGCGTATTTGTTCCGACCACGGTCAACGCGACCGGCAAGAAGATCCCCGTCGCCGATCCACCGGACGGGTGGGGGGAGGAATCACCGTCCGTGGCCGGCGTGGGGTCCAACGGGAAACCCGCAACCCCATGCGCGCCGGGAGATCCTCTCTGCACCGACCTTCCCGACGAATCTGCGCCGCACCCCACCAAGGAGTATTCAATGGACACAGTCTTCCTAAACGGCCGTCCCGTCTCGTTCGGCGTGGGTGAGAACTTTTGCCCAACCCTTCCGTACGTGTGTCCGCCTCGCCCGTGGGGACCGGATCCGGGCCCGCGCGCCTCGATCGCGGATCGCCTCGGCACCGGCGACCGCGACGTGGGCGTCAGCGGATGCTGCCCGCGGCAATGGGAGCCCGATCCGGGCCAAACCCTCAGCGGGGTCGGCGACGTCGCTCCCCCAGCCCCCACGAACGTGGCGCAGATCCACAATGCGGCGCAGGCGGCCGTCAAAGGGCGCCCGCAGGCGCCGCATCCCGCCGTGCAGGGCTCGATCCAAGCCGCCGCGACCGGTGCCGCGCGCGTCGTCGCACCCCCCGGAACGCCCCCCGCTCAAGTGCACAGACTCGCGCGGCTCGGCGCCGAAGCCTCCGTGCTTCGCGCCGGCTCCCGGTTTGCTCACCCTCGTCACCCTGTAGTCTCCACCGCCATCCGCGCCGCCGCCCACGAAGCGGTCCTCGCGCACGCGTGGCGGCCCGAGTGGGGCACCCGGCCCGCAGGGTTCGGCGCCACCCAATGGCGGCCCGAGTGGGGCGCTCGACCCGTGTGGTTCGGGGCCCGTCGATGGAGACGCGAGTGGGGATTTCAGCCCGCGTGGTGGGCAGCGCATCAGACCGTGATGGACACGCCCCAACCGGACGATTCCACCACTCCGTCGGACGGTTCGCCCGCTTCGTCCGATGGTTCTCCCGCTCCGACGGACGGTTCCGCTCCGGCGGACGGTTCTCAGTCGCCCACAACGACAGCCCCCTCGGGCGGTCTATCCACCCTCGCGAAGGTCGGCATCGGCGTCGCGGTGGTGGCGGTGGTCGGGGGGACGGTCGCAGCGATCTCGGCGAACGGCGGAAAGAAAAAGAAGTCCTCGCCGGCGGCAGGAACGTCGCCATGAGCGAGGGTGCCGTCATTGCGGTGGCCGTGCTGGGAATCGCTGCGGTCGGAGGGGGGATCTACTGGATGGCCACCCGACCCACAGGCAGCTCGTCTCCTGCGCCTGCGGGATTGCTACCTCCCGCACCGGCACCCGCAGCGACCGCACCGGCACCCCACCCTGCGACTGCCGCACCGGCGCCGGCGCCGGCGCCGACACCCAAGCCGGTGACCGCAGCGCCTGCCCCGGCGCCCGCCCCCAACGTGGTCAACACCGCCTCGAACGCTGTCAAACTCGCCTCGAACGTCGCCACCACCGCCTCGGAGATCAGCAGCCTCTTCGGCGGCGGGAGCGGCAGTCTCTTCGGCGTTGGCGGCGCGATTCGACGGAGCGGCCGATCGGTTCCTGGATGGGGGCTGCAATGAACATCGCCAGGCATGGCCGCCCCATCGCGTTCGGCATGGGCGAGCGCGTCTGCCCTCCAGGCCAGTGCGAGTGGTGGGACCCCGATCCGGGTCGGCTCGGCGCGCCCCCGGACGTATCCCCTGTCCTCGGCGGAACGCTCGACTCCGGCCAATCGCTGACGATCGGACAACCGCTGGCCAACCCGTCGAGGACGGCCGTTTTCATCGTTCAGGCGGCGGATTCGAACCCGGTCCTTTACGACATACGCAACCCGAGCAACATCAAGCCAATCTGGTCGGCGTACACCCTCTGGAAGGGGTTTGCGACGCGCGCCACGATGCAGCCGGACGGAAACTTCGTCGTCTACGAGGACCCCGCGTACGCCACGGACGACGTGGCCCCAGGCAACAAGCTCTCGTCGAGACAGGTACTGGCCGGGAAAAAATTGAGAGCGTTGTGGTCTACGAGCACGAGCGGTCACCCCGGTGCCCGACTCGTGCTCCAGGACGACGGGAATCTCGTCGTCGTCCAAGGGACGAAGACGTTGTGGTCATCGCGCACGGACGGGTTCAAGGACAGGACCGAGATTGGACCGCACTGGGTCCACGCGTTTCAGGCCGTCTTGGAGGGGTCGATCATCCCCATCCGAAACGTCATCTTGGTCGGGTGGCTGAATTTATTTGGCGCCGGAGCGGCTGCCAAAAGAATTGAATCCCGCCTACCTGGCACCAACACCAGTGGTGTCCCCCATGTCGAAACGCGCACCCCCCCATCGCTGGACAGTTTGAATCTCCAGAAATCGCAAACAGCGACACCCTCCGAGGCACCCATGCCCACATCACCGACCAGTGGATACGGACCCTACCCGCAGCCCGCCGGAACGACCGCGGGCGTCGGCGACCTCGATCACGGCGGTCACGGTGGGGGCGGTCACGGGGGCGGAGGTCGTGGTGGAGGACGAGGGGGCTGGCACGGCGGCGGTCGACCCTTCCGCGGCTGGGGCGGAGGGCGAGGCTGGGGCGGTCCGTGGTGGCCCTATATCGTCGTGGCACCAAGCGAGGTCGCGTGCGCGAGCTGGGGAGATCCGATCAGTTTCCCAGCGCAGCTCCGAGCAGCGGCGCAGGCCACCCTCAGCCAATCCGGTGGCGGCCCGGTTGCGATTCGCGGCGCCGACGGGGGCCTGTACCTGCTCAATCTCGAGCGAGCGATGCCGATCGGCGGGCCTATCAGCAACCTCGTCACGGTGCGACCGTGCGTCGGAATGCTCGGAGTCGGCAACTCGGACGACGATGTGCTCCGGGCGATGGCGCTCGATCTTCTCGGATCCTTGCGGCGCACGGGGGCACCGCAGTACGCGACGCGGTCCGTGAAGAACTTCGCGCAGGCGTGGAACGCGGCGAGCGCCGACACGCAGATCGACACCAGCGGCAAGTACACGCGCGAGACCGAGGCGGCGCTCAACGCGGCCTTGAGCGCGCTCGCGCCGGGGTCAGGAACGGCGCCGGCAGCCGTGCTCTGAAGGAAGGCAGCAGCCGTACGACGCGCTAGATGTACACAATAGCTTGCACGGACCATCCAACGATGTACACTTTGGCATGGCCCGATCACTGCCCCAGGTAGACGCGAGCTCACTGCGCCGCGAACTGTTCACCGTCCTGCGCACCCTCGACGCGGACGGCCCGATCGAGGTTCTGCGCAACGGTCGCGTCGTCGCGGTCCTGTCGACACCGACCGCGTCTCCGAAGAAGGGCCAGACACCGAAGCCACGCGTCGACCCGCGACGCCTCGCGCGCATCTGCAAGAAGCACCACATCAAGCGGCTGTCGCTCTTCGGGTCCGTCGTGCGCGACGACTTCGGGCCGCAGAGCGACGTAGACATCCTGTACGAACGCGAACCAGGGCATCACGAAACGCTAAAAAGCTTCACGGAAGCGAACGACGCTTTCGCGGACCTGTTCGGGCACCGCGTAGACTTCATCAAGCGTTCCCTGATCGAGAACAGCAAGAATCCGCACCGGAAGCAGTCCATCCTCGAAGACGAGCGCGTGATTTACGAAAATGGTCGCGCGAGACTCGCCGGGGTGCTCGCGTGAAACGAACCGATGAGGCGTTCGTCGACGACATCTTGATCGCGGCGGACAGTATCCGCGAATACACTCGCGGCGTAGCCAAGGACGATTTTCTCAGCAAACGGGACGCGATGATCCAGGACGCGGTCATCCGTCAGGTCGGCATCGTGGGTGAGGCTGCATCGCAGTTGTCGCCGTCCTTCCGCGCGAAGTACCCGACGATCCCCTGGAATCAGATCATCGGGATGAGACACATCGTGATCCACCAGTACTGGGACGTGGATCTCGACGTGGTGTGGGAAGCCGCTACGGAAGACGTCCCAGCGCTTGTGAGGCAATTGCGTGCGGTGCCGAGCGACGATGAAGTCAGCGAAGATCTCGCGTCGAGATCGACATTACGTGGACGTCGATCACGAAGCCGTCGGTGAGGGTGGCGCCACTGCTTGCCGTGCCTCGTCAACGAGCACGTAGCTGCCCTGCGACGAGGCAATCACCTCGGTACCTCAGTCGAGCGGCTCGCCGTCGAGCGTGATCGTGAGCTCCGCCTCCTCGGGCAGCCATCGACGCAGGACTTCCGCAGCCCGCCGCGCTCCCTCAACCGGGTCGTTGCCGAACCCCTGCAGGTAGATGTTGGCGAGAGGAACGTCGAACCCCATCTCGCCGAGCGGGGCGACCCCTCGCTCGGCATCGCCGGGGTGCGACTTGATGATCCGGCCGAACTGCACGAAGCGCTTCGAGAGCGGCTCGTCGACGATGACGAACGGCCGGCGCCGGAGCTCCATCGTGCGGAGCTCCTCGAGCACGGCGGGGAGGTCGGTCTCGAGGGCGGCGAGCGTCGTGCGGCGGATGGTGATGGTCACGGCAGCCGCGCTTCAGGCGACTACCGAAGACGATTGCATGATCTCACGACCGTACTGCGAAATCGTGTACCAACCGCATAAATCGCCATTGTGCTCTGGCATCTTGGACGTGAACGTTAGCAAGCCGAGCCGGAACAGGCTGTCGCACGCGGACAACCGCTCCGCGTTGTAGATCGACGCCTCCGCGGTCCATCGTGGGTCGGTCGGGAAGTCCCACGGGAAAACGGCGCCAGCACTGCCGTCGTAGCTGCCTGCTGCTCGCAAGAGGACATGCTGCTGCGCGGCGTCAAGCGAATCCCACTGAACTTCTGGAAGCTGTCCCGTCTTGTGGCTGTTCGCAAGCGCCGGGTGCCGCTGGATCGGCGAGACCGGAGCGTACCTGGTGCGCAGTCGGGCGAGCGGGGCGAACAGCAGCGAGGCGAGGAGGGACCGACGGTTCATGCGGTCGACTTTAGCAGAGCCTGCAAACCCGCGTCGGTGATGCGGTACCGGTTATCCTCACCGTCTGGGCCGCAACGGGTCAAGTACAGGTACCCGCGAGCGTGCAGGTCGTCGACGATACGGATCGTTCGCTGATCGTCGATCGTCCTCTCACCCACTCGATGGACGACGACCCACGACGTCCCTGGACCTAGCGCCAAAGTCAACATCCGTACCTCTTCTCGGTTCAGGCGAGCGCTCACAACAGTCCGTCCGCCGCGTTGTCTTGCCAGACCGTGGCCGTCCGGATGTACCCGAGGGCGACGCGCTCGGACTTGTGTCCGGTCTGCTTCATAATGCTCGCGAGGGACTTGCCCTTGATCGCCGCAGTCGTCGCGAAGCCCGATCGGAGCGAGTGACCAGACACGCGGTCGGCATCGAGGCCGGCGCCTTTCGCCAAACGCTTGACGATCTCCGAGGCGGTCCGATCCGAGATCGGGAAGATCCGACCCTCGGTGATCCCTGTCTCGGCAAGGTACTTCCAGAGCGCACGGACCGGGCAGAGCGGTCCGCGCCCCATCGGGACGCCGCGAGTCCTCCCCTCCCCCTCCTGGTCCGTCTTCGAGTTCCGCAGCGTGACCATCAGACCGCTCGGGCTGAACGCGACGTCGCTGACGACCAGGGCGACGAGTTCGGACCGACGAAGGGCGGCGGCCCAGCCCAAGAGTACGAGCGCTCGATCGCGCTCGCTGGCCCCAGCAAGCATCGCCGCGAGGTCGGTGTCCTGCAGCGGCGTGGCCTTGCGCTGCGCCGTACGGAGCCGCCGGCGGAGCCCTTTGAGCGTCTCGCGGATCGCGAGGTGATCCGGCCATTCCACAGCCGCGTCCTTGTGCGCCCGGCGGAGAGCGGCGACCGCTCGATCGATGGTCGCCATCTTGTGGCCCAGGCTCAGGTGGGCAAGGTACGCCACAATCGTCTCCGGACGGGCCGGAAGAGGCTCAAGGCCATGTGTGGCCGCCCACGCCTCGAAGGCCCGCCAGTCGGCCGCATAGCCCCGGCGAGTGGCGCGAGCGGTCCTGTCCTCCGCCACTTCGGCGGCGAGGGCGAGGAGGGATGGGAAAGAGTGTGTGGAAACAAGCGCATTCACCTTGTCGACCATTGCTTCCGATAATGGTCTGTTATCGGAAAAACCGCCAGTCCGTCATCATGTAGTACAAGGTGCGCCACGATAATGCCCCTTTTCGTGCTCCGCAACGCCGCCGGCACCCAAAAACACCCGACTCAGATGAGCCGCCGCGATCGGTTAGCATGACCGCATGAGAAACCCGCGAAGTGGACCTGGAGAAGAGCGGAAGAAAACGGCGGTCGAGGAGATCGAGCGCATCACCAACGACATCAAGATGCGCGTCGCCACGGTCGCTGACGCGCTGAGCGATCTCGAGCAGGCGCGTGTGCTCTACAAAGAAGGCCGCAAAGACGAAGCCTTCGACTACCTCGTCAGCATCATCGAGCTCCACGTTCGGATGGTGGATCTTCGAAGCGGAATCGCCGTCTTCAAGGACGTCGTCGCCAACGATGGCACCGTCTACCCCGCGGGTGAGGACGCACTGGTCCGCGAGCACCTTTACCGCGCAGACCTCGGTCCGCGGCCTCCGCGCCCGATGCGGGTTGTGCCTGAAAGCCCGTCAAAACCGAACACCTGATCGCAGTCCAGCGCCCGACCCGTGTGTTATGGCCGGCGCGACCAGCGGCGGTGCGATAGCCCCCGCCGCGCGCCGACGGCGGCGCCGCCTCCGGTCGTCGTCATCGTCGCGGTGGTGGACGCGCTCGAAGAGAACGCGAAATGCGGCGTAGAGGGTCCACCACCACGGGTCGAAGAACACGCCCGGACGCCAGAAAGGCAGGCAGATCCGGCAGGCGAGCTCCGCGCAGAGGCCAGCGGCCAACGCACACCACCAGCACGGCCACCGGGGCTTCCTAGAAGGGGTCACGCGAGCCCCGCATTGACCCGCTGACGATGAATCCGTGCGCGGATGTCCTCCGGGTCGACCCAACCCGCCGGCGCTCCTGCGGGGCGCCAAAAGCCCGGCGTCGCGACGAACCCGTCCTCGATGCGAATCCAGGCTCCCGCGCGCGGCACATCGGGGGGTTGACCCGATTGGGTCCACTTCAAAAAGAGTGCTCGCGCCCCCTCCGCCGGCGAGAGGCCGACGAGCATCTGTGCACCGCAGGGGAGGTAAACGTTCATGCTCTCGCCTGAAAGCACAACGAGTCCGCAGGCTTCAACAAGCGCACCGTCGAGCGCGATCGATCGGATCCGGATGTCGCCGAACGCGGCGTCGTGCGTGACGGTCGGCACCGATTCGGCCGCTTGATGAACAAGCCGCCCGAGCCGCAATCGTTCCGCCTGTGAATCCTGCAACGCGTCCGGCGAATGCCGCGGGAGATGATTCGTTGGTCCGTTGGTGGGGCCACCCGGCAGACCATTCGGCAGACCATTCGTGTACGGATCCGCGAAACCGTTCGCAGAATGACTGGCAGATCCGTTCGCGGAGAATTGGCGGATCGTCCAGAGATCGCCCACGCGATCCACGTACGCAAGGGTAAGGAGTCGGCGCAGAAAGGCGTGACCGGCGTGGGACTGCTGGCTGTGCGAACGCTCGCCGCCCTCGTCGTTTCGACGGTCTGGCCACATCCGAGCCGCGAATTGAGCCGCCGTCAGAGGGCCGGCACGAAGGATGTCGATGGCACGGGCGAGGTGCGCCTGCTTGACCTCGTACATTCGTCGCCGAGGGTATCACACCAGTCGCTCATGGGCGCGACCGCGCCGCCACCCCCGCCCGCACCCCCTGGGTCACGAGCGTCAGTTCCTTCGGGGTCAACGTCGCACACGTTTTGATGAGCCGGGTGACCAGCCGATCGCTCACCGCCGACCCGGGCCGCTGCGCGTGAACCGTCGCCGGCGGCAGACTGGGCATGGGCGGCAACTGGGTCTCGTCGATGCTGCCGGCCCCGTCGTGTGGCACCGAGACTTTGAAGGTACCCTCCGCGATCCCGGCGCGGACTTCAGCGGTCACCCGCGTGAGTTCGGCGGGCGTCAATGCGAGTGCCTGCGCAACGCAGTGCGAAACAACACTGAGATCGACGTCATCTTTGCGAGCGGTCTTCTTCGACCGGATCGCTTCTCGAAAAGCAGCAACGATGGCGGAAACAGGCATGGCCCGGAAGGTACCACCCAACCCTCCGGGCCAAAAGCCTCACCTGCCCAGCCGAACCACCGCCGAACCCTGTCGCGTCGTGGGTAGGTGGCGGGCGGTGCTTCGTGGGCTCCGTCCCGAAGTATCGGTCTTTTTGGGACGACGGCAGCTCCCGCGGTGCATAACGACGCCAAAGCTCGTCGAGGCCGAGGACGGGCGTTGACACCACCGGCCACGCCCTTACGTTGCCCCCGTGGGCGGATTCGACGACGCCGTGCGGGACCTCCTCAGCGCCGCCAAGCGTCAGGAGGATCAAGCCCTCCGCGAGTGGAGCGCCAACCTGACCGCAAGCGAGCAAGGAGTCGTGGTCGCGCATCTAGCATTCGCACTGCTGCACGGGTTGCTCGCCAACGCCGCCACGCGGATGCGCGAATCCGGGAGAGACTGCACCCTGCAGCTCTACGGACCGACGCTGCAAGTTGATGCGCCCGGGCGCCAAGTCGTCTGCACCTGCATGCTTCAGGACGATTCGATCCTCATCGACTTCTACGGGCACGGCGTCGAAGGCCGCCGTGAAGTCTGGCGCCCACCGGTCAAGGACATGACGCAGTTCGCGGGACTGTTCGCATCCGTCCAGGACCTCTCGCTGCGCGTCGTGAAGCACCTCGTCGGCGTCGCCTAGCTGACGTGATCCCCAACGTCTTGCCGACTCAATCTGCTCAGTCGCTCGATTCCTTTGGTCGGCTTTGCACAATGATTGCCCTTCCCGACCCGTTCGTTGTGCAGCGGCGCGAATCATTGTGCAGCCGCGTCAATGGTGGCGGCATGCCCACAGTGGGCGCAGACCCCAGCGGGCGGGTACTTCCCGGTGAGAACGTCGTCCACGCCGACGCCCACAAGCCGCGCCAGCCGGAAGGCCAGGATGGGCGTGGGCGCCCTCTTGGCCGTCGAGACGTCGACGTGCAGCGCTTTGGCGACGTTGAGCCAACCGCCCATGCTGGCTCGCAGGAACCGCGCAGCCGTCCGCACGTTCACCGCTTCCTTCGGGCTCAGGGTGAAGTTCACGACGCCACCGCCAGCGTGCGCGTGCCTGAGAACGTCGGCTCGACGCCAAGTTGGTGCATCGCATGAACGAGGCAGGACAGGTCATACGCGAGTACCTTGCAGAGCACTTCGTTCACTTGCGCGACGAAGCCCTTGCTGCGCACGGATGGCCCAAACTTCCGCTTGATCGCGCTGAACGCGGACTCGGAGAGCGAGCGCTTGTGGTACTCGGCCGCGAAGTCGGCTTGCCGGTACATGAAGAGGCCCCACATGCGGCGCCACGCTTCCGAGCCCGTCGATCCGCTGTTCGACTTGAACGGGATGTAGGGCACAGCGCCGACGCTTTCGATCTTCGCAAGGTTCGCGTGCGAGAGGTACGCCTTGTCGGCCGAGACGGCGCGCATGTCGAAGCCGTTGGCGGCGACCGACTCGACGAGCGCAGGAAGCTCGGGGCAGTCGTTGGCGTCCGAGTCGGTCACGTGCACGGCAGCGATTACGTTGCTCGTACAGCCTACGATCGCGTGAGCCTTGAGCCATGTGGCCCGCTTCATCTCGCGCCCGTACTTCTGGTCGTACCATCGGTGATACGTCACGGTGCCAAAGCCGGTGGAGTCCACGGCGAAGCGCGTGTCGATGCTCGTGAGCGGCGTGGCGCAGTCCTGGATGAGCGCGGAGAGGAGCAGCGTCATCTCGGGCTTCTCGAAGTAGTTGAGGATCGAGTTGAAGTGCGGCGCCTTCGTCATGTGGCCCGCATCCGCGCAGGCTCGTATGTCGCTCGTCGCGCGTCGGGCGGAAAGGCCCGTCCACGACTTCATCACCATGCCGTAAACCGCGTCGGAGAGCGGGATGGGCTTGGGGCCCCGTCCGGGGTGCGGAGGCGTCACGATGCCGTCGCAGAGCGAGCGAAGGAGCGTCTGGACGGTCTCCTTCTCGGCGCACTGCGCGGCGTTGTAGTGCGTCCAGTCTTGGCCGTACGTCTTTCGGATGGTCGTGGTCTGCGTGACCGTGCGCGATCCGTCCGCGCCCTCTTCCACGGTGACCGTCTGCGAAAGCTCGACGGCCCACATGTGCTTGCACTTGACCATGCGCTCTTCGTGGTCCGGGCACGAGCACGTCGAGGCCAGGACGTTCACGAGGTAGCCGCCCGCGTTCTTCGTCTGCGACGGGACGAACCAGAGAGCGCTCTCGACCCGCTTTATCCGCTTGTCCTGGGCCAGTGTCTTGCCGCGTTCCTCTCTTGCGTTCATATATACACTGTAACTACGTTTGCTCCGCTCGTCAAGCGCTTGACATGGACATACAGCGTCTATACAGTGTCTCGCATGGGTGCGAAGCGTAAGAAGGCGAGGTCAGCCAAAGGTGAGCAGGTACTCATCCGCGTGACGGCGGAAGAAAAAGAGGCGTGGACGCGGGCGGCTGAGAAGGACGATCGCGGTGGCCTGAGCGGATGGCTACGCCACTTGGCCAACGAAGCGGCCAGGAAGTCGGGCTAGCTGTGGATAAGGCCAGTGGAAAAGCCGTGTGTGTTCAGGTGGGGGCAGACTGTGGGAACGCGCGCTCAGTGCGCCAGAAAAAGGCGCCTGTGGAGAGCCGTTCTGGCCGCAGAGTCGTCGGCACGGTGCATCAGACGAAGCTAAAGCTGGTGCTCGATGTTGAGCGACATCGAGGTGACGCCAGCGGGTCGGTGTTGCATGGCGATGCCTACGATCTCGGCGCCGCACTTGTCCCGAAGAGCGTTGACCTTGTGATCACCAGCCCACCGTACTGGGGGCATCGAGCCTACGGCGGCGAGCACGATTGGAAGATCCTTGACACGTGGAAGGCGGCAGGCGGCTCGGTCGAGAGTCCGCCTCCGTATGCCTGGTATCGAGAACACGGCGGGCTTCTTGGCTTGGAGCCGGTACCCGAATGGTACGTAGCTCACCTCGTTGAAATCCTCGGGCGGATCCGCCACGCCTTGAAGCCGCGCGCGAGCGTGTGGGTCAACATCGGCGACACGTATTTCGCGCGCTGGGCCAGCATCCGAGAGAACGGGCGTCAGGGCCTCGGGAACAATCCTCGCGTCCGTCGTCGCACTCCGATGGGCGGCTACCGTCAGGAGAAACAGCTTTTGCAGGTCCCGGCGCGCTTTGCCATCGGCATGCAGGACGATCGATGGATCCTTCGCAACGACCTGATCTGGTTCAAGCCGAACGTCCCACCCCGGCCCGAGACAGATCGGCTCCGGCTTGCTCACGAACACTTCTACCACTTCGCGCTTCGCCCAAAGGAGGGTCGCGCGAGCTACTTCTACAATATGCAGGCCGTCGAGCCAGGTGCGCTCGACGTCGTGACCTACAACGTGCGGGCCGGGCGCGATGGACACTCGGCCACGTTCCCAGAGGATCTCATACGTCCCCGCATCCTCAGCTCGTGCCCCTCAGGCGGCACCGTGCTCGATCCGTTCTGCGGCACCGGAAGTGCCCTCAAGGTGGCGGTCGAGTCGGGGCGCAATGCAATCGGTTTTGACTTGTCGCCGGAGTTTGCTCAGTGCGCCAGCGAGGCGATCCAAGAGGGCGCGTGAGCGAGCTACAGCCCAGCCTTGCGACGAACGCGGTCCAAGAAGTCGGCTCTAGCCGTTTCCGACACCTCAAGGGTGGCGGACATTGCCGCGACGTACTTGTCCAGCGTCGTCCGTACGACCTGACGCACGGGGAACTCGTAGCTTCCGTCCGGCTGGCGAGCGCCGTAATCGAACGTCATGAACGTGATCTCCCACGGTCCGGTCACGGTCTCGAATGGGATCCGCGTGTGGAGGTACTCGAACGGCCGATCCTGCATCAGGACGTAGAAGGGAACGTCACCGACGTTTTTGAGATAGGTGCCCTTCGTGGCGACCTGCAAACCGAGGCGCTTGTAGATGTTCGCCATGTTGACCCCGTAGGCCACGGTGTCCCTCCGGTTCTCAGCGAGCGACGCCGCAGTGAAGTACGAGCGCCATTCGTCGACCTTGCTGTCCTCCCACGCCTTCCACGCCGGGCCGACACCGCCGCCCCGCATGTCGATGGCCTGCGTCTCGATGGCGATGATGTTCTCGATGCAGCCCACCTCGAACGCCACATAATCGAACGAGGTGCGCGGGCTCGTAAGCACGATCTCGGGGACGAGCCGGCTCTCCGTCGCGCCGAAGTGGTCGCGTTGGGCCAGCCCGATCGGTTCGCCGTCGAGCCGATGGTCGCACACGGCGTAGGTGCGCTGGGCGCCCATGTCGCCCGCCGCCGCGTAGGTCACGGAGCAGTTGCCGTACCCGTATTGGCGGTACTTCTCGCACGGTGTCCCCGTGAAGCGACACCAGCGCCGCGCCCGCGCGTCCAACGCCTCAGGGGTGGCGGCGTCAGCCGCGTAGCCGAACGCCTCGATGATCGGGAACGGCTTTGGCACGCCACCCGATGCTCGCGCGTGGGTACGCCAGGGCCAAGTTTCCTAACGCGTCGCGCAATTATTGTGCAGCCTCCCGAATCGTTGTGCGGGCGCTCTTTATTGTGCAAAGCCCCTTTGGTCCCTCGATCGCGCCACCAGCGCGCCCACCGGCGCGTCGTGCGACGCCCGTCGCTCGGACGACAGCGATCGTGGCCATCGTCGTGAGTGCGATCGCGCTCGCCACGGCCACCACCGCGCCGACGTACACGCGGCGGCCGAGGAACCGAACCGACGGGGGCATTGCCCGACGCCGGCACCCCTCGCGGCCCGCAGCAGAGACTGAAGCGGCGGCCGAATGCCTCGGCCGCGATGGCGAGTAGCGCCCTCGCGCCTTGCGTAGAGCGAACGGGAATCGACGGCCGGCCTACGCCGGCAGCGGGCCTGGCCCGGTAGTGTATTTTCGGGACGAGTGGGTCGGTGCGGATCGTCACGACGTCGATTGTGCGGGGGCCGGCGCCGCGGGCGCCTTACCGCCGCCGACTTTGAACGGATGGACGACGGTGCGGTCCTCGTTCGCCGCAGCGGCGAGGGGTACGAAGTCTTTGACGTTGGTGGTGGCAAGCTGGCTCCCCACGGCTGACTCACAAACGATCACGGCGTCGCTCAGCGCGTACCAGCATCGCTTCCCCCTCGGGGGCTTGTCCTCGCTGACAACCTCTTTGGCCGCCTTGCTCGCAGCGTTGACGTGCTTGGGCACACCCTTGCCAGCAGTCGTTGCAATCACTTGAAGGTGGTGTTTCCGGTCCGTCCAGAATTCGTCGATCGCACACGGCTGACGCTCTTCGAGCGTGCACTTCGCCCGAAAGCGATAGAAGCCGTTGCTGTCTCGCTGGGGGGTCGCGCTTGCCCAGCAGCACTTCGTAGCGTCGGTGAGCAGGAGACCACGATCAAACTTTTTGAGGATCTCGACCTCGATCCAACGCGCCAGCGTCGCGATCATCGCGTTCACCGGCTCGTTACGACGCATCAAGGCGATCATGACTTTGCGAGCTTTCTGACCTTGTTTTTCTTGAACAGGGTATGTGTCAAGCGCTTCAAGCGCATCGGGGATGTCGCCGGTCTCTTTGAGCTTGTTGTGCGCCAATACCGCCGCGGAGAGAAACGTCGCCTTGAATTGCTGCCGAACGTAGCTCGACGAAGTCGCTCCGGGCTGCTTGACCAGGGCGTCCGCGAGGCGACGCATCTCGGCCCTTCCGAACACTCGCTCGACGAACACGGGCGTATCCAAATGGATGGGACTTGCTGCCATCAGACCGGCTCGGCCTCCACCTCGTCATCACGCTCCTCCTCGTCCGGCAGGGGAGGAGGTGCGACTTCGAACCCACCGGCTTCGAGGATCTCACGCACGTTCATGAAGTCTTCGTCCGACACCGTCGGCGCGGAGGCGAGATCGACGGCGCGCGCGAGCTCATGGAGGGCTGTCGCGTTGATCTCGAGTGCCTCCGTCCAACCCATCGCGTCGTAGATCAGACCAAGAGCAAACTCGCGCATGCGATCTGTCGCGGCGGCGTGCACGCGGTCCCGCTCCTTGGCCACGGACGTCCGGAGACTCGCGTAGCAGGCGTGGCGGTCCACGACATCGCCCGCGGCTTCGGAGAGGTCCCGGACCTTCTGGCGCAGATTCTCGGACGCCAGCTCCGCCACTGGTGGCTGATCGAGCAGCAGATGAGGATTCACATAGGGATTCGATGCCATCCGCGTACCAAACATCGCCCGTAGCTCGTCGATCTGCTTCTGCTGTCCCCGCAGCGACTTGCCGACGGACTCTTCAATCCGAAAGGCCGTCACGTCCATCTCATCCAGCAGCGATTCTTCAAGGACCCGTAGGGTGTCCTCGTCGACCTGTCGGTGTTCGAACCGTGTGACCCCAACAACGTGCCAGAGCAACGTCGTCCATTGGTGGTCGAGGACGGGAGCCAGGCTGGGACGCTCTTTGGGCCCCGTGGAGAGCGGCTCAAGCGGAGCAGGCTGCCGCTCCGGCAACGCAGCCTTGCGCGAGGCCGGCGGTTTGGTGTCGCCAGCCATTTACGTCGTCCCCCCTCCCGCGGGAGCACCTAGGCGGCGAAGGTTGTCCCGAAGGATGCCAAGTTCGCGGATGAGCGCCTCAAGATCCTCAACGTGGAAGTCGAACGAGATGGCGTCCGGGGGCGGGCTGAACATCCGGCGCAACTGTAGCGGGGGAAACCCCGCGGGGAGGGCTGCCGAGAAGGTCAGCTCGATCTTGGCGTACGCAACGTCAGCGACCGGACCCTCGATCAGATCATGCTTCTTCACGCTGATGTCCCAGGTGAGGTTCTCAAGCGCCGAGCCCTTGCACGTTCTTCGGAGGATCGCGCGCTCCCGGAACTCGCGCGTCGCAAAGACCTCATGCACCTTCGCAACTCGACTGCGGACGTCCTCGACGAACGCCGGAGGCATGGCACTCATCTTCACGCGCGGCTCAACGTTAGTAAACGCCTGGGACAGCTCGTAGTCGAGCGCGATTATGTCTAACGCCCAAACGATCTCGCGGTTGAGCACCCGTTCGAAAACGCGGCGCTTCTTGTCGTCCTTGATGCGCTCCTGGACCATCTGCCGGTCCAGCCGGGGCTCCACGCCGGTCGACGAAAGACGCCACCAGAGTGCCTTCGCATCAAGCAGCTCCTTCGCCTGCCCTAGGGTCTCGTCGAACTGGGCCCGTGGAACGAAGTGTGCCTGCGCGCGATCCTCGAACTCGCTCATGAGAGATCTCCTCGCACTAGACGAACGTACAGCTCGAAGGAAAGCACGTGCGCCTCGCGTCATAGTACGGATCGGGCTCAGGCGATCAATTCCGTGAAATGGGCTCTTGTCCCGTCTCCCGGCCGGGCGCCTCTCATGGGAACCGTCGCGAAGCGTAGCGGAGCGCGGAGGCCAGCCGGGCCCCCCCCCCTCGCTACGCAGCCGCGGCCCGCTCGGCCGCCTCGGCAGCGAGGGCCGCTCGGACCAAGGCCCACGAGCCCCCCGACCCCGACCTGCGCGGTTTTGCACACTCCAGTGCGAGTAGCTACGCTGAACCGGGCGCGCATGGCCAAGATGAAGACCATCCACACGAAGCAGAAACGGCTCGTGCCCGGGAAACGGCGCAGGGTCGGTCCGAAGATGCGCAAGATGCTCCGGGCCGAAGTTGGGCTACTCGAGAAGAAGTCGCTGCGGCGCGCCCCATTGGACAAGGCAGGCGACTGCCTGCCCGAAGGCGCCAGTCCGTGGAAGCCCATCCAATTCTGAACGCCCAAGCGCCATCGACACGACCTGCTCCAGCCGCACCCGCATGCGTTCGCGGCGCTCGAACGACGGCACCGACATCGCCGCCTGGGCGGCGGGCTGGTCCGTAGCTACGGCGGCGCCGCCGTGAGCGCGCGCAACGTCAGCTCGGTATCGCTGGCGGTGTACCAGAGCCAGAGCGCCGCTCCCGGAACACGTCGCACGCACGCCGGCAGTGACGGCGGGATGAGCCCCTCAATGTCCCCGGGCAGCGGTAGCCTTGGCGCACGCGCCAGCTCACGGATCGTGGCGTTCAGCTTCTGGCTCGTCGTGCTGCCGCCGGGAACAAGGCGCGCGACGCAGCGCGCGTACCCTCGGGTCAACCGGATCAGTCGCACTGCTCGCGACGGCGAGGGAACGGTTCACCTTCGCCGGTCTCAAGCCATCGGAGGTGGCCCTCGACGTCCACATCGTCGAGAACCTCGTGTGCGCCCTCGGCCTCTTCCGGCGGCAGCACGGGGCGCCCGCTAGCGTCGCGTTGCGGCGTGGGATGAGGCTTCGGACGCGGTCCCATGCACGAAATCATAGCGCCCAGCGCGCGTACTTCAACGGGTTACGTTGTCAATCATCGTACTCGCCGGATCCTGCGACTGGCTCACGCCGCGACGTCGAACACCACCTGGTTCAGCCGCACCCGCATCCGTTCGTTATTCTCGAACGACAGCACCCAGGTCGCGCCTTGCGCCGGCGGGCGGTAGAGCATCGCGATCGTCTCCGGGCGAACACACGGCACGTCGTCGAAGAGACCGTCCGTCACCTCGGCGCGCGGCACGACGGTGAACACGTCCTGACCCCCGCGCAAGTCGCGGAGGCGAAGCACCACCACGTCGCCGTCATGCTCCCGCTGCTTCTCGACGAGCAGGGGCGGTGGCTTGGGCTTCAGCTTCGGCGTCCACCGCGAGTTGCGCAGCGCTCGCATCCCCTTGGCGTGCATGGCGGCGACCGTGGACTCGGTATCGACGGTGACCATCGACATCTCGCCGATGACGCCGCAGTGCTCGCAGTGGTCAGGGAGCTTGGGTTCCTCGATCCACTGAGCTACGAGGGTCGAACAGGAAGCTACAGCTTGCTGCAACTTGTGTCAAGTTGCATTTGCCCATCCCGCACCGAAACCGGCTACGCTGCCGGGCATGGCGGCCCCGAACCAGATCACCCTCGCCTTCTCCGTCGCGACGACCAACACCATCTACACGCCCACGCAGGCCGCCGCGAAGCTCGCCGCGGTTCCGCTCTACTCGTCCGACGGGACAGACCAAGTGCTCGGGCAAGCGTTCGGGCTCACCGTCGGGAGCGACGTCGTCTCGATCGGCGGCGTGACGGTCACGGGGGAGGCGGGCCATTTTGTGCCCGGCGAGACCGTCACAGACGCACCGGGTGGTGGAACCGCCACGGTTGCCGTCGACGAAGAGAACGGGACGCTCTACTTCGTCGAAGGAACCGTCGTCGGCCTATTCGCGCACGGCGACACAATCACCGGCGGCACGTCGGGCGCGACGGCGACCGTCAACAACGCGGCGGCTGGCGGCGGCCCCACCCCCACGACTCCGGGAGCCACACGCGTGCTCGTTCTCACCATGACGAGCGTGCTGGGAGCCCCCACCGCCCCGCCGCCGTTTCTGTGTCGGCCGACCGGCCCCCTGACGCCGCCACCAGCCGGTCAACCCGTCCTGCCGTACACGTTGACCGAGACCACCATCGACCGGTACACGCGCTTGCCCGTCACGAGCCCGGCGCCCGCCGCAATCGCAGCGTTCTACTCGACCAGCGATCTCGACACCGATGGCGTCGCGACGACCCCCGCGATTCCAGCCGGCAGCGGCGCGCAGATCATGACGCTCACCTACCGCGACTCGACCGGAGCCGGTCCATTTACGGTCCACACGAAGCTGATGGGCAAGTACCCGGCTCAGGTCACGCTCGCCGGCGGCAGCATCGACATCGCCGAGATCGTCGTGTGCTTCATCGAACAGACCGGAGCCTTCGAGAACTCCGTCGGTCAGATCACGCTCGCCGCGCTCGAGGCCGTCCTGCCGCCTATCCCCTCCCGCGCCACGCCCGCGGACTTCCCGGCGCTCACCGACGCCGCGCAGATGACGATCACGAGGCCCCTCATCTACCTGCCGCCGAGCTATTTCGCGCTCTCGCAGCAGCAGAACAGCGCTCCCCAGCTCGCCGGGGACTTCTGGGTCAAGAAGGACTCTTCGGTTGTGCTGACGACGGTGAGCCAGATCGGTATCATCGCATCGACCAATACCGTCGAATTCGCCGCGCAACTGGGAACGATCTATGAAATCGCAGCGGTCAGCGAGACGTTCGTCGAGCTTACGACGCCGTATACCGGCCTCACGCGCCCGGAGATCGCCCCCGCAGCGGAGAAGCACCGCTACGCGCAGTCGGTGAACGAGGAGGCCGATGCGGTCACAACCTCGGCGGTCCTCGTGTCTCCCGCCGCAGCAGGCGGCGGCCCCACGCAGGCGGCGCCACCGGACAACGCGCACCTCATGACGCTGCTCGCGGAGTTCACGTTGCCGCAAACGACGGCGCCGGCGCTGACGTACGTCGACGTCGCAGGTGGACCGTTCACGCCGGGCGAGACCGTGAAGGGACAGAAGAGCACCGGGTCGGCCACAGTGCTTTACGATGATCCAGGTGTCGACGAGTCGGGAATGCTCGCTTTCAATTCCGGCTCGGTCCAGAAGGGCTTCGTCAAGGGAGAGACCGTGACCGGACAGACGTCTGGTGCGACCGCCACGGTGGTCGTGCCCCGCACGCTGGCGTCGAATCCGCTACCAACCAAGCTCTCCGGCCTCTACGCGCGCACGCTGTCGCTTGTCTTGGGGGCGCCGGTTGTTTCGCAACCGATTACGCTGGTGTAAAAAAGGCTCGCCAAGGTCACATACACACCTTGGTAGTGCCGTAGTACTCCAACACGAACGGCGCCTGGGAAGAGACGACTTCACAGGCAGACCCGATCCCGCGGCACGTCACGCCCGGGTTGCCGCACTTATTCGGGAGCACGGAGTTCGATTGAAAGCAACAGAGACTCGTCCCGGCGTCGTCACCACCGGAATCGGCGCCCGAGGACGAATCGAGGCTCGAAAACGGGCTGTCCACCTCACCCGAGTCTGAACCGCCCGACGACGATCCGGACGCTTGACCCGCATCCACTCCCGCCTCCGCATCCACTCCAGCATCCGGAGTGACCGCCGGAGTAACCGGGGTCGCATCCCCGGCACCGTGGTCCACCGGCTGGCTGCCACTTTCCTCGTCACCACGAGCCACTGGCTGGGCACCGCCATCGCCGGTCTCACCGGCGCCGAGCGTGTACGGTGCTCCACCGCAGCCTGCCAACATGACCACCATCGCGACCCACTTTGTGCTCATTCGGACGCTCATGATCCAATGGTAGCCCATCGTCACTCATTGTCAATCAGTAGATAGCTACTACCTCCAGGGGCTGGAATCAGCCTCCACCGTCCACCGGGAAGCACACGCACACAGTCGCGCCGCGCGGCGTGCATGCCTGACCGGACGGACACGGGCCGCCGCAAACTTTGGCCGCGTTGAACCCGCAGAACGGCGATCCCCCGTCGGCCGTCACGCAGGCGCAGACTGTTGGGCTTGGCGACGAGCACTGCTGGTTCGAGGGGCAGGTTCCGCCGCACACCCCCGCTTTGTCGAAGCCGCACGTGACGGGCGGCTGCACCGGCGACGTCGGGGGGCATCCGATGACGCCGAGAAGCACGATCGCGAGAACGGTGAACTTGTGGCTCATGGTTCGACTCCGTGAATCTTCGGCACCGCGTTGGAGGTGCCGGTCTTGATGATCGCGTGCGCGCAGTCGCGAAGAAAGTATCCGGCCGCGAGCAACGCGCCGGCAGCAATAAGCGCAGCCACCGCCGTCGCTGCCCCCTTGCGCAGCCCCTCGCGAAATACGCTCTTGAGCCCGTCGATGAGCCCCATCCACCACGCCACCGCTTGGCGACGCTCAACCGCAGCGAGGGCATTCGGCAGGTCGTGATAGCTGATGGGCCGATCGCTCGGCGTGATGGCGGCTATCTCTGGCTTGCTTGGCTTTCTTTCGATGATGCCGAGCCGCTGCTCGATCCGCCCCAGGCTCCTTACGATCCGTCCTTCCAGATCCGCCAACCGACCGGACGTGCTCTTCACCTGTCCGTCGAGCAGATCCACGTCCTGTCTGGTCTCCCACGCCAGCCGCACGGCGTTCTCAGCTACCACGATCGGACTCCCGAACAGGTGGTGACGCAGTTCAGGCGGATCGTCGTCCCGGACGGGCGGCATAACGCAATCCTTGTCGCTGATTTGTCTCTAGCCACCGACCAGCAGCTACTCTACCATCGTCAGCATGCGTCGTGCCATCCCGTTCGCGTTTTCCCTTGCTGTCGCCATCCCCGCATCCTTCACGGTCAGCGGCTGCTCTCCAGCGCAGTCGGCCATGTGGTCGACCATCGCGCAGACCGTCCTGAAGGACATCGAGAACGGCGTGGTGTTCAGCGCGATCGAATCCGCCGTCGAGGCGCTGGATCCCGCCATCGCGGGGGACGTTGCCGCCGTGGACAAACTCATCATGGACGTTATCCAGTACCTCGAAGACACGGGGACGATTCCGACGCTGTCGGTGGCGTACGCGGACAGCCTCAAAGCGCAAGCGCAGGCGAAGATCGCAGCGAAGGTGACCAAATGACCCCGCGCCCCTACTTCAAGCGTTCCCGTCGCTCTTTCCGCGAGCACCTCGCGGCGCACGCGACCGGAGGCGGTCCGTGGACGGTGCCGCTGCTCTGCGCGGCCTACGGCTTCCCGAAGGGCACGGCACCAGGCACCACGAAGCCGCTCGGCATCGTTGAGTGCGGCGGAGGGTTCGCGCTGTCGGACTTGCAAGCGTTCTTCGCAAGCATCGGCCAACCGATGCCGACCGTGACCTGGGTGACGGTCGACGTCGGCAACACTCCGGGCGGCGACGCCGACGTGGAGGTCGCGCTCGACATCGAGGTGCAGGCCGCTGCCTACTTCTACTGCACCGGAAAGTTGCCGAGCGAGATTCGAGTCTACGGATCCTCGGACATCGCGAGCGGAGTTCGGCAGGCGACCAAGGACGGCTGCTGCGTGACGTCGATCTCGTGGGGCGCCAACGAGTCCGCATGGGGGATCTCGAGCGCCCAGGATATGGAAAACGCTGCTTCGGCAGCCCTCGCCGCCAGCAACGACGTCTTCGCTGCCTCGGGCGACAACGATGCGGACGACGGGTCGGGATCGATCTCGGTCGACTGCCCGTCGAGCTGCCCCAGCATCGTCGGATGCGGCGGAACGACGAAGACCACGACGAGCGAGTCCGTCTGGAACAACTCCCCCGCCAACGATCCGAACGGCGAAGGGACGGGCGGCGGGTTCAGCGCGTACTTCCCGGTACAGAGCTTCCAGGTTGGCGCGCCCGCTCCGCCGGCGAAGCTCGGTCGAATGGTCCCGGACGTCTCTGGCAACGCAGACCCCAACACGGGGTACGAAATCGTCCAAGGCGGCAGCGCGCAGGTCGTCGGCGGAACGTCGGCGGTCGCGCCGCTGATCTCCGGCTTCTGCGCAGCGATCGGCGGCAAAGGGGCTCTTCACGCGTTCTGGAAGAACCAGGGGGCGTTCAACGACATCACCCAGGGTACGAACGGCTACTACGACGCCGCCCAGGGCCCGGACGCGTGCAGCGGCATCGGAACGCCGATCGGCGCAAAAGTCGCGGCGATCTTCGCGGGGAGTGCACCCCCCGCTCCGACTCCGACCCCCGCACCGCCGAATGCCGGCGTGCTAACGGCCGTCCAGGTCGCTGCCGTGCAGACCGCGGTGTCCGGCGTGCTCGCGAAGCAGCTCGCGTTGATGGAGAAGGTTCAGGTCGCGCCCCAGCTCGCCGCTGCGGTGGCGGCACTCGGGCCGGTGGCGTCCTCGTGATTCGTCGGCTCGTCCTCGCGGGGCTCGCCGGCGCGCTGGCAGCTTGCTCGGGATGTCGCACAACGCCTCCACCGACCTCTCCACCGACCGCATCCACCCTTGCGGCGGAGCTCGTCGACGCCGGTTGCATCGTCCCGTCGGCCACACTGACGGCGTCCATCCAGATCGACGAGCAGAGCGACGCGGCCCCTGCCTGGTTTCGATGCCTCGTCGACGGTGGCACTCCGCGGGCGTGCGGGGTCCCCTGCGGGGACGGCGGTCAGTAATTCAGCGTGAGCGAATCGTCCTGCATTGCCGCGATGGCTATAGGCGCGCTCACGTACCACCACACACCCGCGCCGACCGCAATTGGGCTTCACGCGCGGCGTCGATCAGCTTCTGGCATGCGCCCGTCGGGTCGTTCGTTCCGAGGTCGCCGCACACCGTAACCTGCGTCTGAATGGCGACGTTGCGTTCCTCGAGTGCCTGCTGGCAACTCTCGCCCGCGTCGACGTACGCGCACGTGTGTCCGCCCCAGCCTTCGGTGCACGGCGGTGCCTGAGCGGGCGGACCGCCGCATGCGATAGTGGCCAACGCTATTGAGATTGCCTGCGTGATCTTCAAGTTGGTCTCCTTCGCGCGCACGTTACTGCGCCGTTTCTGGTGACACGGGCGCACGCAAACCTACGAATTGTCCACTGAGCGACCCACGTTCCCACTCGTGGGTACCACCAAGCCCCCTCGCGACAGCGTCGTAGATTCGGTAACGCTGCTCTATTGGCCAGCCAGCGGAGATTCCGTTCACGACAGCCCAGAGACCAGCCTCGGCCGCCGCAAGGCGTGTGCGAAGCTCGGCGAGCTGGCATCCCACCTCAACCTCACCTTCGCGGTGGAGTGGCCCCTCGCAGCCACATCGTGAGCAGGTCCGCTGAGCTTCCTGAGCTGCCGTCATGTTTCCCTCGTTCTTTCTCGACTCGCGCGCATGCGGGCGCGCGGTTACTTCCCGCGGTTTCGTTCACGCCACTCCAGCGCCGCACGATGTGCTGGGCCCTTCGAGACGTACGACACCTCGTCGAGGAGCGCTCTGAGGATTGACCCGCGCTCTTCGGATTCGGCACGAAGTCGTCGAACCTCTGACTCTGCATCTGCTGGCTGCTGGTCGTAGCTCACTGGCCCTCCTTTGCGCGCATG